TCTTTACCTTCTAAGGACAGTTGCTTTAATGTCGAGAGTTTTACAAGGAACTCTGCCCTTGCAGCTTTTTCAACCTTTTCTTCGTCCTTAAACTTATCTTCAATGAACTGCAAAAGATCATCCTTTGCCTTTTTATATGCTCTTTTATTTGTAATCTCGCATTCCACAACATTTTCCGAAATAGGAGGAAGTTCTTTCAAAGCATCCCTCTTGCTTACCTGGAAATAGCAACATTCTTTCAAAAGCCGGTTCAGTTCCTTGATATTGGAAGCTCCTGATATGTCCATGCCAAAGTTCGTTTCCTTCATATTGCAGTATCTTTCAAAAAAATAATGATGATACTGGTCGTCTGGTGTAATTTCCTTTATCCTTTCTATTAACATCAGGATGTTTAGAAGCTCTGCCGGACGGTTCATGATAAGTGTCCCTGTAAGCCCTATCACGGAAGGAACTTTATATGCCAGTTTCTTGAAAGACTTGCTTCTGATGGACTTTCTGTTTTTGAGAAAATGGATTTCATCTGCTATCACAAGAGAGAATGATTTCTTTTTCATTCCATCCAATCTTATTTCAAGAGATGTTTTTCCGTTTTCTTTTGTGACCCTTTTCCCAAGTATGTCATAGTTTATCACTATCACGTCTGCTTCAAAATCTTCCGGTGGGGAAGATGTGGAAATGATAGATACCCGTCTGTTTGGGTTCGTTTCTTTCCACTCTCTTAACCAACCGGATTTTACAGAAGCCGGACAGACTACCATACAAGGGAAAAGATCAAGCATTTCAGCATAGAGAACAGAACATAGACTTTTACCTGTCCCCACCGAAGAACCATTTATATGATTTCCGTGATTGACTGCGTAATATAGATAGTCCATTTGATAGCTTCTCGGCTTTTTTAAAAGAGGAAGATTGTCTATCAATAGTTCTATATCCTTTCGGGATAAAAGTTCCTTGTAAGGCTTTATTTCGGCTTTGCAGCCGGGACGAACTATTGATAGAGGATTGGCTTCTTCTATTTCATTGTCGGAAACAAACTCTTTTAAAAGGAAATCTTTTGCCGGATCAGATTTTATGTATATTTCCTTATTGGTAGCATTGCGTTTAAAAGAGGAAATCAGTTTAAGGTTCTTATAAACTGATTTTTCCAAAACACCGAAATACCAATAATCCTTTTCCTTGTAATAATACATGATTAGTTGAGCTTTATATATTTACCTGGTAGCTTCAAATTCTTTAGAATTTCATCTCCTTTTTCTCCATAAGCCACAAAGCAACTATCTGTGCCAGGAGATCCACCTTCTTTTCCTGTTTCATCAATAAACTTTATTCTTTTCCTAAGAAAATAAATAGAAGTAGCTTTACACCAAACACATTCATGAAACATTGAATTTCCTACTCTTGCATAAACAAGAGCTATGCCATTCCCATATTCAGACAACTTTTTCATGAAAAGTTTAATCGTAGGATTCGAATAAGGAGGGTTAAGAAACACAAACCCTTTCCAATCTTGAGCTAATCCATCGTCTTCTTTAGTAAAGCACTTTCTTGCTGTATACCAATCTTTTTTAGGTGCAGCAGGATCAAGATCAAAATTATTCCCCAACGCTTCAATAATATAAGGTGGCGTGTACCATTCTACTGTTGCAGCTTTACCACCTCCAAATTTGGTTTCAAAATTCGTGTTCATTTCTTCCTGTTGTCTATAAATTCAAAATAATGCTTTCCGTCTCTGCATTTGATTTTCTTGATAATACAGAAACCTCTAATATTTGCACTTCCATCTTTTTCTAGTTTATCAAATATGATCTCAAAAAGTAGGGAGATAACCTTCTCTGCCTTCCGCATAGAGATGAAACTTCTGGCACTTGTCCTTAATTCCAATTTGTTCAATGCTTTGGTGAAGTTGAAGGCTATCTCCTTGTAAATCTTATTCATTCTTTTCTTCTTCTTTCTTCTCTTCTTTTGTCACTTCAAAATTGTCAGGTAAAAAAACGGAATCAGTAGAACCGTATATTGAATCTACCGGAAAATAAATAGGGTACATAAATGCAATTGCCACATTATCGTCAATACCTCCAAAATGTTTTTGGTGTTCCGATAAAACTTCTGGAGAATCCAACGGCTTATCCAGTTCTTTCGAAATTTTATGCAAATTAGCCATCATTTTACCAAGTTTCAAAGGGTCGAGAGCATTCTTCCAATATGCAAACTGATGTAACGGATACATCATCATCGCCTCTTTCCAAAAATCCATTTTTGAGTAGCCGACTTCTTCTATCAATTCCTTTTCCCACTCATCCTCTTGCTTTAGTTCTTCTTCGGTAGGATGATAGATTTCTTTTACTATTTCTTTTATTCGATCTTCGCTAAAGTGGAATCCTAATTCCCTGTTCTGTACATGAGGAAATAGCATCCAAGCAAGATACCGATCTTCTTCTATCCCTAAAAAATCAAGAAGTTCTTTTAACCATTTATTGGGGATAGGAACTGATTTTCTTACAATTTCTTTTTCTTCCATAACTTATTGTTTTAAATGTTATCCTTAATTTTTTCTATTTTAATTGATTTTGTTACATATATGTAATTTACTCCCCTGTCTTTGTTACCTTTTTCGTTTTGTTTTTGAATTGTTATGAACAAATCTCCGTTATCGAACACTTCAACTTTTTTAAGGAATCCTATTACTTCATTTCCTGTTTCGTGCAAAATACGAATCTTATCTCCTTCTTTAAATCCATAATTGGAATCATAATATTCATTTCTGATTCTATTAATATTGTCTTTATGGTTTTTTATAGCAGAGCGCTCTTCGCTCAACAAATGATTCATTTGTTCTCTCGTCATTTTTCCTCCTTACGATTAATAGGTTAATTTTCAAACTGATCATCGTCGTTAGGATCATAGACTTCTTCATCTTCAAAGTCATTAATCCAATCTTCTATCTCTCTTTCCATCCCATCTTTATTTCAAACTCTTCCGGTGTCAAAATAGGAATGGAAAGCTCTTTTGCTTTCTTCACTTTTGAAGAAGAACTTTCTTTGTCTTTCGTTACAAGGATGGTCGTGTTCTTTGACACTCCTGAAACGACCTTGTGCCCTTCTTTGGATAATCTTTCTTCCCATTCTTTATTTCTGAATCCTGTAAAGCATACTGATTCGGGATTGTCCGCAAGAACAACATTGTTTTTTACATAAGAGATAGGGAAAGGTGAATCTTCAATGATATTAAAGAAAACTGCAAGTCCATTATTAAAAGAAGTGGCAGTAGTTTCAGCAACTCCATCAATAGAAAGAAGTGTTTTGTTGGGTAATGTACCGTCATTAAACAAGACTTTTACATCTTCGTCCGACAAAGAATCAAAAATCATCTGACAAGTCTTTTCTCCTATCACACCACCGAACACATTATAGGCAGTAAGGATTTTTGCAAAGGAAACTCCATTGTCCGCATATTTATCGAATTGACCTCGTAACTTTTTGGACAATTTCGCTCCTATTCCTCCAATTTGAGACAATTCCTTTTCGCTTGCATTCACAATCTTCTCTACACTATCAAGTCCTCCTTCATAGAATTTTCTGATAGTGGCTTCTTGCATTTCTTCCGTTTCAAGCGTTGCAAAGAAATAAGCGATCTGTTTTATTTTCTTTTCTTTGCAATCAGGATTGATGCAAACAATATCTGTAAGCGTTTCGTCCCATTTTAACGGATTTCCGCAAGAAGGACAAATCATCATACCATCGCACATTTCACGAAAAAGTTCCACACTGTAACTGACCGTTTCCAAATGTTTAGGGATAACATCTCCGCTTCTTGATACGACAATATAAGCATTTGGTGAAATATGATTGTCCGTAATATATTTAGCGTTATATCCGGTGCATCGTGAAACAGTCGCTCCGTCAAATTCCACCGGACTGAATACAATTACAGGTTTTGCTTTGCCGTCTTTTGAAACGCTCCATTCGATTTTTTGAACTTTTGTCGTGTATCGTTCTTGCCAATCAGGATTCTTATAAGCAATAGCGTAACGCGGATTCCCATTAGGCAACCGTCCCAATTCTTCTCGTTTTGTTTTGTTATCAACTTCGATTACAAGACCGTCACATTTAAAATTCTTGATTGATTCAAATAAATCGTTTAGATAGGTGAGGGCTGTTTTATTATCATCGAACACGCCGGCAGAAGTTACCCAATACTGCGTAGCATAAGGATCGTAGTCATTGTAAAGCTCTGCAAGCTGCATAGACTTATCCCTGTCGGAATCCATAATGCCATATCTTATATAGGCAGTATTGCCAAGAACCTGTGCGTTGAAATCATCTGCATTGAATGCGCCGGCAACGGCATTCCTTGCACTCTTATATCCAAGAGGTTTTACGTTTTTCAAGAACATACCGATAGGGATAATCGCTTCTCCAAAAGTAAAACACCCCTTTTTGTTCATAGGATTTCCATGATTTACATAACGGTAATGATCCCGGCTATTCTGTCCTTCCGTACCATCTCCCCTTGTCCAGCAATCATTTGTTGTTTCATCAACCAGCAAAGAAATACCATCATATTTAGGTGTAATGACAACACGGTCGTTAGAAGACAATTCCCATACGTCCTTTACCCATCTTACAATCTCGTCCACCGTCTTGACCTTTTCCAAAGAAAACATGGGAAAAGGTAGTCTTTCCATGCGATCCCCTTTTACACTTTCTTCAACGATAGCCTTTTTTAGAATATCACTGTCTGGGAAATGCTTTTCCAATCTTTCCTTCATACTGTCATACTCCTTGTCAGACATGATAGGATTCCCCTCTCTGTAAAGCCGATTGGCTTCTATAATTTTTTCTTCCAGTTCTTTTTGATGTATAATCATGTTTAAAATCTTTTTGTTGTTTTGAGTAACATAATCAATGCTATAAGTATAGTAAAAGCTCCTATTGCAATACCTCCTAAAAGATAAAGCATCTTGTTAGGAACAGCTTTTACTTGCTCTTTTAATACTCCATTTTCATGCGATACCTTTGACAACCTTTCCCTAAGACTTTTTACTGCCAGTTCAAGACTATCGCAAGATGCTTCTATGAAAATGGTGTCTCCTTTCTTTTCTATGGAAAGGTTAGCTTGTCCTTTGTTTGTTTCTTTCTTCTCCCCATCTTCCATTTTCGAAGGATTGACTACCATATTGACAATGGAATAGGGAACTTTTACAAGGCTGTCCGTCATTTCTCTTTCCCAGACTAAAGAGTCCTTTAGAGTAAAGGTGTAATCCGTCTTTGTGGAAACATGGCTTTTGCAGCCTCCCAGTCCTATGGAAAGACAAATAGAAAGACAGGTGATTAACAATACATTCTTTTTCATTTGTCCTTTAAAATTGCTGTTTTTAAAAATCCTGTAATCCCCATTCTAATAGTCTTCTGTTTCCCGTTTTTCAGAATACCTATCTCTATACTTCGGTAATCCCGTCCAACATTAACAGACCTCACTTCAACTTCTTCGCCGGTAGGAAGAACAAGCATCTTTCCCACTACTTTGTCAAGAATACAATCAGATGCTGCGTTCATGAGGTTTCAATACATTTCTAAATAGAATAAAATTGTCATGCCCGAAGGCTATAGATATATGATCGCTTTCTTCTACAAACTTTTCTACGGTAGCCTCCGAATAGGAGGAAAGATTTGTTTTGTTTACTGTACTGGTAACATCATATCCTTCTGCTTCATTCATAAAAAAGTCTCTTGATTTCCCTTTAAAATTTGTAAGAGATAAACATCTTTCTATTTCTCCCTTTGTATTGATTATCACAAGAGTATTCCTTTTCATTACCCTATGAATGTACTTTACGTTTTTATACAATAGATTTTCCATCTTTCCTTATATCTTTACGTTCAACATGTTTCTGATTGCTTTTTCCTTGTAGTGACGTATCTTGTCTTCGCTGTTGTCCTTTTTAGAAAGTGCCTTAGACCTTTCCTTCAACACCTTTTTCTTGTCAGAATCAGGCATCATTTTAAACTCGCCTATTGAAAGATTAGGCATTTCTGTGCTCTTTTCTTCCTCATAAAACATTTGTTTTCCGCATTCAGGACAAACTGGAATGTTCATAGGAATAAGTTTCCCGTCACGAAACACATACTTAGGATTCGCAATTGGTGACCTTACTCCTTTTCGGGAGCAATTATCGTTCTCGCAAAAAATTATTATCATGTTGCAATTGTTTTATTTTATCTTTCAAAATATGAAGTGCTTCTTCCACTGATTCAATGCTATTAATGTCTTTTGCACTCTTTTCCAAGTAGCTCAAATCGTGTTCAATCCCTTCAATCCTATCAAGGAAGGAAAGTACAAAAATGTTAAAATACTTCTGATTAGCCATTGTTTTATAGTTTTTGTTTGTTACTTTTTGATGTGGCAAATGTAATAGTTTATTCTTACATGTCAAAATATATTCTTACATTTTCTCGCTTTCCTTCTGCCAATTGTTTAGAGAAGGCATTTCCTTCTTGCGTATTCCGCTATCAAAATTCCGTCTCTATCAGGGTGTTTATCCTTAATATCAGGAAACAACCTTTTGCCTATATCAAGAGATGCCTTTTTCAATTCTTTAGTTCCTGCAATCCCTTTAGGTAGCATTTCTTTTTGCCACTCTTTGGAATCTATAAACATATAAGGAACATCATAAAGCTCCAATACGGTAAGTTCTGCTTCCAAAGCGCGCATAGCAGAACATGTAGCATCAAATCTTGCCGGGTTCTTCATGGGACGTTCCAAGACGGCCACACATAGTCCGTATTCTTTCAACGCAGAAATTATTTCGGCAAGTGCCGTTACGTTCACCCTTGACACATTCTTCTTTGCTTTTGTGTAATCCTGCCCGAATGTGATAGGTGTTTCCATGAACTCATAATAGGTCAGTTCTTTTCCTACTATGCCTATAGAACCAGTCACACCATTATCTATCCCTATATAAAACTTCGATTCTGTTTTCTTGTTCATTGTTCAATACGGCTTATGCCGTTCTCCTTTACTATTTTAAGCGTTTTGCATGAAGCGTTTTCATTCGAAATATGAGTTGTAACAAGTATAGGAAACTGAATGAACTCCAATGCTTCTATCACGTCATATAGGCTTTCTTTCGATAGTCCTTCTGTGATTTCATCAATGGATAGGAATTGCAATCCTCCCCATTTGTTCGTCTCGTTTATCATTCCTTGTATGGCTATAATCAAAGCGATTTCCACCCTTGCACGCTCTCCGCCACTGTAATACCAGAAGTTTTCCGCCTCGTCCCTAACAACATAAGGCGTTATCTCTTCTTTTATATCTCCGTCTGCCTTTGTCTTGAATCCTTCTATAACAATCCTAAGATCGCTGTTTTCTGCTTTCAAAATATTGTTTGCCCGAAGCTGAATATTCTTTAACTGTTCAAGGGCAAGATACATCTTGAATGATTTGAACCTTCCTATCCATTCCTTCTTACGGAACATTTCGTTTTCCAATTCCGACATTTCCTTGTCATATCCTGTAATGGTGGCCGTCATTTCCTCTATCTGCTTTTCCTGTGAGGATGTGTCAATAGAAGAAGGCGCTTCCTTCTCGATTTCTTTTATCTGCTTTTCCAAACGTTTCACATCCTCTTTATAGGAAGCTATGCTCTCCAAAAGTCCTTCATTTCTCTTTTCAAGAATGGAGATGTTGGACTTTACAGATTCTATTTCGCTTGTAATCTTATAGATAGAAGATGAAATTTCTTTACCCACTTCCCGGATTTTGTCAAGTTCATCCTCCTGTTCGTTTTTCACTTGAATGAAAGAGGAAATAAGGTCTTCGTATTCCTTTAGGGATTCATCCAAAGATGCTATCTCTCCGACAACTTCCTTTTCCTGTTTCCCTATTTTCTCTTTTTTCTTCTCTTCCTTTTCAAGCGTAGTGTCTTGAAGTGTCAAGAACTTATGCTTGCATTTAGGACACGTAATCGTCCCAGAAAGGTTTACAAGAACTTTCCGAAGAGACACTTTCAGTTCGTCATGGATTTTCAAAAGCTCTTCTTTTGTTTTCAAAATCTCATTCTGATCTTCTTTGGCTTTTCCAAGTTCTTTTTTGACGGATTCAATCACATCTTCTATTTCCTTAGTAGAAGGAAGTTTCTTTTTCTTTTCTTCGGCTTCGCGAAGTTCTTCTTCCAAGACTTCAAGTGTTTTCTTTCCTTTGTCAATATTTTTCTTGTTGTAGTCAATATTGTATTTAGCAGAATCAATATCTTCTTTTAAAGACTTGATTTTACTTTCCACCCTTTCGATCCTTTCCTTTCGATCCGCTTCGAAGTCGAAATTAACGGCATCCTCTATCGTTTGCCGCAATGCTTCTACACTCCCTTCCGCACGATCTCTTTTGCTTTGGATAGCTGACTTTTTAGATGAAATTTCGTCCAGTTCCTTTTGTATAATATCCTTGCTACCGTCCAAGAAGTCATAATTGATAAAACGACTTATGAGAGCCAATTTGTCCGTATTGGAACTTTTAAAGAACGACTTGTAGTATTCCTTGCAAATAAGAAAATAACTTTTCAAATCTTCCGGTGAAATGCCCATCCATGAAAGGATATAGTTGTTGCCGTCTTTTACGGTAGCAAGACTGACCTGCTCTCCATTCAACGACACATTAAGGCGGCTGCTTCCTTTTAAGGGTAAAATGCGCTCAATATGGAGAGTTTCTTTCCTTATGGGACATTCTATATCAAGTAATACTTTCGCTTCCTTCTCACCGTTTCTAATCAGTTTCTTGTCAATACTGCTCCGATAATTATTACCTGTTATGGCAAAATAAACTGCCTGTTGCATGGAAGAATTGTGAGTAGGCGTGTAGTTGTTCGTGATAAACATTCCGTCCTCTCCCGAAACAGTGATACATTGTTGCTCTTCCGCGCCCATACAAGTAAAAGAAACCATCTTTTTAGACGGTCTGCCAAAGCAACCGGGAACTTCAAAAAACACTTCTTCATCTTTGCTTCTTTCCATGATCTTGCCAAGCGAAATTACAGACCATTCTTCGCTTTGGTTTGTTCTCACTTTCCATAAATGCTCTTTATTGCATTTTACTTCCGTACCGTCAGAAAAAGTAATCTTGTATGCAATATCTATATCATGGAACGGAATTGCCCTTACTACTTGATAAGCACCGGAAGGATGAAGGATAATGTCTCCTACTTTGATATTCCTCATTTTTACAAACCCATTAGGGGTAAGAATATCGGAATCCATCGTCAACGCTTTACCACTACCGTTACTACCTTGATTGTCGTCTGTTTTATTCAATCCCACAAGTGCAGTTACCCCATCTTGGAATGTGTATTCAAAATGCTCGAATGACACAAAATTTGTTGCTTCAATCTTGACCGGTTTCATCTTCCACCCCCTTGTTTTCAAATGTTACTTCTTTCTTTCTGAACTCTGAAAGAACATCTTTTTTGATCTTGTCAAAAAGTTCCATTTCTTTGATCAGCTTTTTTCTTGCAGCAGGGAATCCGAATCCTATCTTTTCTTCCCCATAATAGATGTACGTTCCTTTCTTTGTGAGCACACCCAAGTCCAATCCCATGTTAAGCATTTCCATCACCTTGTCAATACCTACACCAAAACGGATAACAATATTACAAGTTTTCATAGGTGGAGCAACTTTGTTTTTCCTGCATGTGATCTTCACTTTGTTTGCAACGGACACTTCACCTTCCTTATCAGAACCTACACGGGCAAGCTCAACTCTCTGACTTGCATAAAAAGGTATTGCAAATCCTCCTGGAGTAGTAGTGGCATTGCCATATCCGCCTATGTTTGATCTAATCTGATTGATGCAGAATAGAATGCACCCTGTTTGCTTGCAGATGTTTTTCAAGATATTTACCTGTGAGCTTAAAAGCCTTGCTGTAAGTCCTATGTGAGCATCTCCGGCTTCCCCGTTCAAAAGAGCGGTCGGGACAAGTCCTGCAATGGAATCAATCACCACCAATCCGATAGAAGGTTCATTGCACATTTCCTTTGCTATTTCCAGTGTTTCCTCTGCTGTGGAAGGTTGAGAAAGAATGAATTTGTCAGGAGAAAGGTCTACACCGATAGCTCCCATGTATTTCGGATCAACTGCATTTTCTGTATCAAGATACCCTACCGCCATTCCTTGTTTTTGGATTTCGGTAGCAAGATGGAAAGCTATGCTTGTCTTACCGGAAGAAAAGCCTCCGTAAGCCTCCACTATGCGTCCTTTCGCCCATCCTCCACCAAGTATCTCATCTAACAGAAAAGAACCAGAATGTACGAACTCTATATCTTGCTTCTTTCCCGCTATGGCTTCCTTTCCAAACCTACTTTCAATCCGGCTTATAAGATCACCAAGACGGTTCGGTTTCTTTTCTTCTTTAGGTTGCTGCACTTCCCCAGTTACTGCTTCTTCCGCTTTCTTAGTTTCCTTTTTCTTCGCCATACATCAACTTGTCTAAAATTTCTTTTCCTTCTTTTTCGTCATATTCGTTTTCCTTACAAAAAGCGGAAAATCTTTCTTCTATGTCCTTTTTGTCAAGTGTTTTTACTTCTGTCAACATAGAATGTTTTTCTTCCACTTCCTTGAACTTTTTCTTAATATCTATGCCTTCTTTTGTAAAGGCATCCTTATCAAAGGCATCGAGTGAAGATTGTTCTCCCCAGACTTCCACCCTTACACGGACAGTAGGGTTCTCCTTTTTGAATTTCTTGATAAGTGACACTGCTTGTTTGTGGGGAGTTTTCCCCAAATCAATTTCCAGTTTCTTAAATACTTGTCCTTTTGTAGAAGAAACAAGGTCTACATTCAAATCCGAATCCAAAAGCCAGAAACCCTTCTTTTCATCTTCCCCGAAGTTGTTTTGTTGGATACTTCCCAAATGATAGATGTTCTCTCCTACCCGTTGGTAGTTGTGATAGTGTCCCAAGTACACTTTTTTGAACATCTGGAACATGGAAGGTTTTAAAAGGTTGGACACTTCCGATCCGTCCATGTTCTTGCTTCCTGTGACCGCAAAATGTCCAAAGAGGATATTCTTCTTTCTTTTATCCCCTATTTCTTCCAGTTCATCCAAAAGAATATCATCTGTAAAAAACGGAAGAAAAAAGCAATACACACCTTCTACTTGCATCCCGTCCAATTCTTCTACCAAAGTAAAAGACGGATGATATTTAAAAGGAGTAAGAAACGATTTCTTGCTTGTGTAGGATGTTTTGTCATGGTTGCCGGGAATACAGATCACATGGTGTCCGCGTTTGTCGTATTCTTCCAGGACATCATTCAATGTGGAAAGGCACACTTCTCTTTGCGATACCCTGTTATCAAAAACATCACCCAACCATATATGGGTTTGTGTCTTTTTCTTTTCTGCCAAGTCAAGTTCTTCCAAAAGAATATCTTTTATAATAGTAGCATTATCGGCAGTAAGATGATGATCCGTTGAAATTATAGCTAAATATTTACTACTCATGATCGAAATTATTTAGAAAAGGGGAGGAACGCAAAGTTCCCCATCCCCTTTCGGATTGATATATTAGAAAAACGAAAAGAAAATTATTTCTTCTTCATCTTAGCTTTCAAAGCCTGCAAACGTTTTTTGGCTTCCAATAACTTTTCGTCATTGTCCGTCTGTTCTTCATCAATAGGAGATTCCTCTTCCTCTTGTGCAGAAGGCTGCTCTTCGTCAGTTTCCTTTTCCGGTTCGTCTTTCCCCTGATCATCGTCAGATTCAGCTTCATATTCCTGTTCTGTGTCTTCTTCTTCGCCTTCCGGGAACGGCAACGCTTCTCCCTTTTGTGCCAGATCGTACCATTCACGAAGTTCTGTGATTGTAAGATCGGATGGAATTTCCATGCCAGGATACTCTTCATCAATATATTGCGACAAAAAGGCTTTCATTTTGGAAAGCGGAGGGTAAGAAGCGACTTTTGCAGCTTTTTCGGCAGCAGGAGCTTTTACAACCTGTTTCTTGGGTGCAGGTTTTTCTTCCTCGTCTTCGTCCTCGTCAAATGGAGTTTTCTTATCTTCCTCTGGCTGACTGTCATCCGGGAGCATTGCTGCCATTTCTTCAATTTCATTCAAGAACTCATCGTCGGAAAAGATATCATAATTATTTTCTTCATCGAAGCGTTTCAATCCATCCAAAGCCATTTCAAAATCCTTTGCTCTGTAAGAATCTTTGTAAATTTCTTCAAGTGAAGGAACTTCATTCAAGAAATATTCCATGTCTTCGTCCGGGATAGCAGTTTCTTCAAAAAACTCATCCCATGACTGACCTTTCTTCGGTATGCCGGCAGATAAAGAATAAGTCTTTTTGCCTTTATCATCTTCCCCCATCGTGATTACAAGGGGATAAGCACCTTCCATCTGTGAGAAAATGTCGAATGAAACCGTATCATCATCAGATTGTTCTACAGAAATTTCCTTTATACGGTTCATCCATGTTCCATAAAGCTGCAAACGGGCAAAATCTTTGTTCCCTTGATACACATAGCAAACATAAGCCAGCGTAGGATTGATACCCCATACAAACTTGTTGCCTTTCTTGTAACCCATGATAGGATTGAGGTACTTGCGTCTTTCCGTATCATCTTGATATTCTTCGGATGCTTTCTTTCTCACATAGTCGCAATAAAGGACGATAGGGTCTTTCCCTTTAAGAAGGTTGCGTCCATGTACGTCCGCGCAAAAAATGTTCTTGTCTTTCACTTCCTTTCCTGTCACATTACCGTTCTCATCATAAGTAGGAACTTCCACGCGGAGCTTTGACATTTTGCAAGCGACATAGGCTTTACCCATTGAAGGAGCCACACGGAATGTATTCTTTCCTTTTTGGACGGTAGCAAATCCGGTATAAGATTTACCACCCTTTCGCATTGTCTTTTCTGCCTGTTTTACTTCTGAATCCAAATCTTCTACTGATTGTTTCTTAAACTTCGATCTGTCAAATTTCATAACTCTAATGTTTTTAAAATGTTGATACTTATTTTGCTTGCTTTAGAAACTCTAAAACGATCTCTTTTTGCTTACTCTCAAATTCTTTTACAAATTCTTCGAATGTAACAGCCTCCCCTTCTTTTGAAAGAATTTCAAAATAGGGCACTTTCCCCACCACTTGCTTTAAATCTAATCCATAAGCCTCTGCTGTTTCATATTGCTTTCCAGTTTCTTTTGCCGTTCTTTTACGGTACAAATCCCATAAATGTGGTGCATTCGTACTTTGTTCGACAAAATAATTTTCTGTTAATTTAATTCTCATACCTTACTTTTCTTTTTTAATTATGAATGTATTTATTTCTCCTTCCACTAAATTATCCAAAAACTCTTCCGGTGTAACTTTTGGAACTAAGTTGTTTAATTTTCGGTCTTTCGACTGTAACGCCCAATAGAGACTATCTATTTCCGCCAAATGCTTTTTCTTCTTGACAAGTGTCTTTTGCATTGCATTAAGCTCTGGATTGATGGTAAGAATATCTTCTAAAGAACTTTCTGTAAGTTTCACAAGTCCTATATCTTCCACTTTGACCTTTCCAGCATTCACAATAGATTCCCGTCTTATCTCTGTAGAAAGCTGTGCTTTATGTACAGAAAATTCCAACTTTGCTGCTTCATATTCAGATTCAGCTTGTGCACGAAGAAGTCCTACTTTGTTCAATAAGACTGAACTTGTAGCTATCTCCCCGTACAGGTTGGAATGGTCTATAGAAGTTACAGCATCCATATCCAGTTCATTTTTAAGGTCGTTTGAAATCAAGACTATAGCCTTGTCACCAAAACATCTCGTAAGTTTCATATTATCACACTCCCAATTTTATAAATTGACTGTTTCCATTTGCTTGTATCACATATTCCTCTTTAAACCTATCAAAAGAAACCTTTCCTGTAAGCAGTAAGATGTTCTTCTTGCAACTTTGGATATACTCTTCTTTGTCCATATAGTCGGCAGGGAATATCACCACACGAAGGAATTTGTAGTTGTTTTCAAGTAGAAGGCTGGCAAACGCTCCTGTCTTCGATTCCTTTTCTTCCACTTCCAACACATATCCTCCCACCATTGCCATTTTATAAGTAGAACCGTCATAGTTTTGCAAATCGTCCACATCGTAATATTCCGCAGTCTTTGCTTTCTGCCGAAGGTATTCCTCTACCAATTTCTTGTAATCAAAGAAAGCGAAACCGGACTTGTTTTTCTGTTGCAAAAGCCACCACCAATCCTTACCTATCTTGTTTTTGCTGAAAGCAACACTGTATTCGTCCTTTTCCCTATCTATCTTGATACGGTTCTTTTCTCGGTATTTTCCAAGCATATATTCCCTTGCAGAGAAGATATTGGAAAACTCCCTCGTTTCGTCCATCTCGTCAAAAGCACCTGAATAAATAAGGTTTTCAACAGTGGACTTATTAACAGAAGAACCCTTGAAGGAATGACGGTCTACAAACTCTTCCAAAGAAAAATAATCTCCATTCTCATTTCTCTCTTTAATAATCTGTTCCTGTGCCTTTTCTCCGACTTGTTGGGTGGCATTAAGCGCCCAATAAACACTATTGCCCTTTTTGTCACCTACGATACCAACATCAGATTTGTTGATATTGACAGGCTTGATTTCGATCCCTTCCGTTTGATTCATCTCATTAATGTAACGAGGAAAATCATCTTTACTTGCACGAGATAAGGCAACCGACCAAAACTCCAATGGATAATGTACTTTCAGCCACAAAGAATTGTAAGCGTTAATAGCGTAACTTGCTGAATGTGAGAGGTTAAAAGAATAAGCTCCAAACTTTTCCATCTGTTCCCAAAGAGCTTCCGCACTCTCTTTTGTTACCCCTTTTTCACCAAATCTCTTTACATAGCCATCTACAAATTTAGGACGCAATTTCTTAATTTTGTCCATTTTTTTCTTACCAATTGCAGCACGCGCAATATCCGCTTCTTCTTCCGTAAATCCAGCAAGGATTTGAACTGCTTTGATGATCTGTTCCTGATATATCCAGACAGAATAAGTATCTTTCAATATTTCTTCTGTGCCAATAGGATACAGAGGCTCTTTCTCGCCATTTTTCAATGCAATATAATCCATGTGAAAGCCGTTTTCCATTGGACCGGGACGAAACAAGGAGAGTGCAGCAATTACATCATCCATATTTTTAGGCTTCATTTTCTGCGTGTAAGAAGAAAGTCCCTTTGCAGAGAATTGGAATATATCACTAAGCCAGCCGTTTGCAAAATAGCGGTACACTTCTGAATCATCATATTCTATGTCTGTATAGAGATTGATCTTCTTCCCTGTATTTTTCTCTATCAAATTCAAAATGTCATTGAACTTGTCAAGCTGTTCGATCCCTAAAATATCCTCTTTCAAAAAGCCTGCCTCATCCATTTCTCCGCCTTCCCATTCGCTAATGACAAGGCTGTCCACTTTTCTTACAGGACACCACTCATACATTGTCCTTTCCTTTGGGAAAATCATCATAGCGCAAGCATGAATGGAAGCTGCCTTTTGTTGTCCAAGAAGAAGGAAAACGACATTCATCATTTCGGGATATTTGTTCACGAATTGTGCTATTTCTTCCTTTCTACAGGCAAGTCTTAGAAAATCTTCCTCCGTCTTTACATCTTCTATCATTTTAGAGATTCTTCTAAGAGTAGGAATTGAAGCTCCATAAATCTTTCCTACATCGTTTATAGCTTGTTTTATCTGCAAAGTAGTATATGTACCTACAGAACAAACTTGCGAAACTCCAAAACGATTTTCCATGTATTGTTTTACTGCCGGTCGATATTCTCCCGGCACATCTGTATCAATGTCTAATGCTCCCCCTTGTCCGAAAACAAGGGGGAAATTAATCGGGGAGCGATCCCGGTACAAATCGCTCCACCTCTATTTCTTTAATTTCTTTTATTTTCATATTCTTGCTACTTGATATTAGACTAAAATATCATCTCCCACTTTCAATGCTTTAGTTGTTGTATTAATAGGAAGGACTTTCTTTGTTCCGTCTGCAAGAGTTACTTCGTACATCTTTTTCTTTTCGAAATGCCCTAAACGTCCTCTTGTCAAAAATCTTTCAAAAAGTAAGTTAAACTTCAAAGGATGTGTATTTATGATACCAAAAAGGTAAGAAATCAAAGAACCACTTGCACTTCCACGACCTGCACCTAACAAAATGTTATTTTCTTTACACCAATTCACAATATCTCTTAGAACCAAAAAATAATCAATAACGCCACCAAATTTAATAATGGACGATTCTCTTTCGATCCGTTCTACCAACACATCTTCCGAATAGTCTTCCAAAAGCTCCGGCTTGTTCTCCAAACCTTCATAGATAAGGGAATCAAACATATCTTCGTTGGATTCGTACTTTTCTTTTTCCTCTTTTGTCATTTCGTAACGAGGAAGATGTCTACTGTCAGTAGGGATTTCAAAATTGCAGCTTTCCGCAATCATATCCATATTTTCCCGTGCCTTTAAATAAAAGGCTTCCCCTATAGACTGATCCCCAAACAAAGAAAGAAGTTCTTCCATGTAAGTCACTTCATTCTTGAAATACTGGTTGTAGGATTTATGATTAACCTTCTTTCCTATTTTATTTACAGTTTCCCTTAAAATGTAATATTCCGGTTCAATATAGAAGGCATCGCAAAGGGCGACTGGCTTCATTTTCGACTTATAAAAGGCTTCAAAGTTTGTAAGATATTCTGTATCTCTGTTGAACTTTGCATATTCCACTGTATCAGCTTGCCAAAACACGTTATGCTTGTTTCTTAAAAGAATAGGAACATCAGTATAATCTATCGTTTTCGGATCAAAAACAAAAAACACGTCCGCTACATGTTCCATCATGTCTTTGGGAGTTATGAATTTCCCGGAAGAATCACAATTGATTATTTTGTTGATGGCAAGAAGATGCTGCCACCCCTTTTCGTTTTGAGCATAGATTTTGTAAGTGAACGAAATGTCTTTTTTTTCATCTTTTACAGGAACTTCCAATCCAAACACAGGGATAATTCCTACAGATTTGCAGGCATTCTGAAATTTCAATGCTCCTGCAAGTGTTCCTTTTTCCACTATACCAAGACGTTCGATCCCTAAGAATTTGGCTTTCTTTACCCAATCGGAATATAGACTTGTTCCATTCAGAAGTTCAAATGAACCATGTACACCCAAAAAATTGGAAGAAAGTCCTGCCACTTCGCTTTGTCCTCTCCATTTTACACGGTTTAATTTGGGGTCTTTTTCTTGTCCTTTTTCTATAGTGTACCATACGCCGCCGAAGCGGAAAATATAGCCGTCATATTCGGTAGCTTCATTGTCCCACCGAAAATCTTCATCAAAGAAATATCCATCATCATTTGGAGAAAAAAGCTCGTATGTCTTCCCATCAAATGACACAGTATAGTTTTTCCTGTCAGAAGTGTATTGTATTGTATTGGAATAAAGATATTCTTCCAACTCATTAAATAAAGTCTCCATGTTATCTTCTTTTCGTCTTTCTATCGGCAAATATACAACTATTGCATACAATAATTGAAGTTTTGCCGATTTTAACAATGAATTTAACGTAAATTCATTCTTGTAGAAAGTACACCCTTTATGAACCTTACCCTATTAAAAGGAGTGTCGTTTGGTATTACTTCATAGGGTAATCTTTTGTCTATTAAAAATCTCCTTATCTCACTGTCCCATTTTCTTCTCCTGTTTTCGTCACTCAATCTTTCTCCATCATTTTCAACATTCCAATAGATAGGAAAATAAAAGATAACGGGAAAATAGTATTCATTAAGACTTATCAAGTCTGACTGCCGTCTTAATTCATTATCTAACGAAATCGAATAGGGAAGTGTTTTTGTAAATGTATGGACATCAATAACGCTTCTATCGGAAATATAGTTTTCACCGTGCAGCACTTCAAGATACTTGTCAAATATCGCCCTTTGACTGGGGACAGAATTAAAGGAAGGGTCTATTTCCCCTTCCTTTACAAGTTGTCTTGATATGCTGCCTATTTTGGCGAATCTGGCAAACGACCTATCCTTTTCGATAAGATCAAAAACAGATGTTTTCCCAACACAAGAAGCTCCTAAAAAAGTAACAGCACGTACCATAATCGTTACCGGTTATCACCGTCCCCATGTATTTTGTTCTCGGCTTTTCTTTTAGACAACTTTTCCACATTTCCCTTTGCAATCGACACTAAAGAGCAGTCTCCCTTGTTTCCTTCAATATAGACAGCAAGGTTCTGCAACCCTTGTAAGATTTCTTTCAAAGCCTTATGGCATGGTTCTTTTCTTTTTTCTGTAAACCCTGCCTTATAATCATCATCCCGGAAAAATTTCTTTACATGCCCGTTGATAATACCTGTCTGTTGCAACAAGTAGGAAGGTGACAAATGATAAACATCTTCGTCAGTCAGCTTTTTGATAATCTCTGGAAACTCCAATTCCGGCAATTCAAGTTCCTGTCTTGTCATGGCAACATACCAAAGAACATCCCCTATTTCCTTTACAATTTCCTTTGCTTCGGCTGCGCAATCTACTTTCTCGTAAACTTCTGCCAGCTCATTGGTAAGTCCCATTATCACATACGGAATAGCTACCTCTTTTGCGTAGCAAGCTGTTGAAGCTGCGTGAGCTTCATACTCTTTAAAATTCATAATTCGAAATAATTTGTTGGTTTATAATAATTTACCATCAAAACACATTACAAGTTTCTGTATTTTGATTTCTGAATAACTTACATTTTTTCTTTTCTTGTTTACTTGAATGCAAACCGTCCGATCTTTCATATTATTGCTTAATATAGGATATTCGCTGTCTTTATAGATAACTGCCTGCCCTTTGCCAAGCAAATGAACAACATCCCAATACCACTGTGAAGCGCGCTTTTTACTATCATTACTATACTGGAAATTGGGAAGTCCGAAAGGATTCAAGAACTCGTTCTCATAAAAGTTCAAAAACTCTTCCGTTGACATAAAAATAGAAGATTTGAAGTGACGTTTGGAAAGAAGCTCTATTCTTTCCTTTTTGAACTCTGCTATGTCAGAAGCCATCTTGACAAACTCTGGACGGTCAAAGATAAGACTTCTCACCTTATTTGTAAGGTATTCCAACTGGAGCGCCTTCAAATATTCGTCTATTGATAATTCTCTGCTCTTTTCCATGATGATATATGATTTTCGACAAAGTTAATTCTTACAACCACAACTTTTTGATTTTGGACACATAAAAATTAATAGGATCATAGAGATTGCTTAGCACATCGTCCAAATAATCCATATCCATATCCCCAGGGTCAATCCCTGGTTTATAAAGATAGGCTATCTTTGTATTAAATTTCTTTCCCAGCATAAGTCCTGCGCTTTTCGATTCTTCCACAGTTGCATCATCATACATAAGGATCACATTCTTGATACCTTTCCTTTCCAAATAGGAGATCTGTTCTCTGCTTATACTGTTTCCGAACGTAAAAACACATTTCAAACTGTTGCAATCCCAAAGCTGCAAAAGATTGTCTATTCCTACCTTGTCAAACAACCCTTCCACTATGATAACATCTTTGACCGAAGAAGAAAGCTCATCAAAGCCTCCCAGTATCTTCGTGAAGTTCGTTTCTATGCTGTTTTCGTATCTTAAGTGAGGCTTACTTCCTGTTTCCTTTGCCCTTTCCAAATCCTTTTTATGCCATTCTTTAGAATACCTGCTCCTTCCAAGCCACCCTACCAGCTTACCATCCATCTTCATTTTGAAAATGATATAATTTCGCAAGTTCTTTTCAAGAACGGAATTTGTTTCGGAAGGTTCAAAAAGATCGTAATGGTATTTCTTAAAACCCCTTCCATCAAGATAACTGTCTGATGCTATTCTTTTAAGACGAAAAGGAAGTTTCGGAACAGGAAGCTCTTCTTCCTCGTTTTCCTCTTTCTCTTCTTTCAAAGGAGTAAGTTTCGTGCTTATAGAGTTTAGATATTCCATCCGTATAAGGTCTTTTCTTCCTACCTTTTCAAGAAAATCCTTGAAAGATGCTTTTGTCTGACATTTCCAGCAATGGAAAACACCTCCGTGCACATCTATCTTGACACCCCATTTCTTTTTCTTTCCACAATAGGGACAAGGCATCCCTTTATTTGAAAGCCACCCTTGCGAACCGAATATTCTAAGTCCGAACGCAGCCTTTACTTCTTCTTCGTCAATCCGTATCACATCACTAAAATTTTAGATTACCTTTTTAAATGCTTTCCATTTTTTGCTCATCAGACTTTTTCTTCCTTGCCGTCTTTTTCGCTTCCTTCCTTTCAGATATTTGGTTGTACATCTCCATTGTCCGTCCCCTGTGATAGAACCTGCGCTTGTCGTAATTGGTGGCAATCGTTATCACTTCTTGACTTTCCTTGTAATCACGCAATTTATCCACATAGATACGTGCTGTTGCATTTGCCTTTTCCTCTATTGTCATATTTAGTGTAAACACAAAGGAAAAAGGTTTTACAAGTGTCTTGTCCCCTTCCGTATAGGAACGGTCTATTACTTTGTCAGGATTGTTCCATACTTCAAAGGGCACGTCACTTGTTTGCGTTGCTGTAATAATCGGAGCTTCAATTTCATCAGCAAGGTTCTTTAAAAGCTGCGCGCAAGTCTGTAGCTTTTCTTTCTTGTGATCCGGGTCGCTATCTATTTTTTTGGAAATGCCGGTCTTTACCAAATCCAATGAATCCAAAATGACCAATCCCGGGAAACGCCCGTGTGTATTGAAATAGTCGTAGCATAGCTGCCTTACATCGCTCATAGAAGCCTGTCCGAACTTCTTAAAACCATACACCTCTATATCTGAACCGGCTTCTTTAATTTCTTCAATCGCCTTTTCGATCTTTTTCTTATCGTTGGGATCAATGTTGCCTGACTTGATATTGGAATAGGACTGGTTTGACCAAAGCTGATCATATATCTGCATACAGGCTTTAACACCACCTTCCAATTGAATATGAAGAACCGGGACACCTCTAAGGGCAGCAGAATAGCCGTGCCATTTTAACACGGTCGTTTTTCCCGTGCCGCTGCGAGCAATCCAAAGCGTTGTATCACCTATTTCCATACCACCGAAAGATACATCGTCCAGCCTGTCAATCCCGAAAGGAATTTTTACTGGCTTTTCCGTTATTGTAGCAGCATCCATGCGTCTTTCAATCATACGCTGCTGAAAACCCCCAAAAACAGACTGAAAACCCCCTGATTTGGAACGAAAAGACATCTCCACAATCCTTTGCGATTCTTCCGCGTTCACACGGATAGCTTCTTCCTTCTTTCCTTCTTCGTAAAGGTCATGTACCCTTTTGGAAAGAAGTTCGAACTCCGTCTCTTTCACAAACGATTGAAGTTGGTCTATTGCTATTTCTCTGTCTATCAGATTGGCTTTCTTTATTTCCTTTGCAGCATCCAATACAAAGTCATTATCAGAAAATTTTTGACAGATAGCACCAAGCGCGGGAAGTTTCCCCTTTTCTCTATATTGATCAACAGCTTCTCTTAGTATGAATTTGTATCCAGACCATTCTTTAGGGATCAATTCATATTTCAGATGCTCCGAAGCTATACACATTATGACTTCATCCGAAAACATCAATTTAAATATTTCGGACATAAAGCCAGGATTCAGTTTATTCACGATACCAAATTTTAAACCAGATTAATACTAAAACCACTGCTTTCACCTTCCTCACGTAAAGTATTGAGAGCCAGAAAGTTACTCATCACAATATCATCGTGTCCTGAACTTGCTTCCAGTTTTCCCTTATCGCTTCTGAAGGTAATAGAAGCAAACTCGCTGAACATCATCTCCACTTTTTCTCTTGTCTCGCCCTCCTTATAAGGAACTTTTATTTGCCCTCTTTCAAACATGGCAGACAAAGACGGAAGTCCAGTGTATAAATCTTTCTTATTCCCTTCCGTAGTGGTAAATTGTTCGATATTGGTAAGTCCTCTTTCTCTTGCAAGTGCTGACAATATCCCTTGGAATCCGTTAGCTTCACATACAATTTTAACAGGTTTGTATAAACGATTGAAAAGAACAATCTTGTCCACCTGCTCATTGTGGGACATGCCTTTTGCACGAAAATAGTTTATCAGATAATAATTGCCCGAAAAGTCAACTCCCCAAACGGAATAGACAGTGTAGTCAGCACCAATATTACCGGAAACAGCAAAGTCACACCCCACTACTACCCTTTGAAGCTCGAATGGATAGAACTCTATGCTGTCCGCAAAAGAAACCTTATCCATACCGGTAGTTGCCCTTCTAAGATATTCATACGGAAAAATAGTTGAGTTGTCCGAAATAGGAATCACAAGGTACTCTCGTGCAAACACAATAGAACCAAGCTCTGTTCTTTTCCTTTTTATATCTTCAAACATATACCTGTCAGGAGCAAGAGGCCGTCCATCCGGGAATATGATAGGATATTCAAACAGATAAAAACGCTTATCTCCTTTAATGACATTGTACAATTCGTTAGGAGCAGTAGAATAAGGCGTACCGGACACAATCAGATATCCGTAAGGCTCAACAATAGGAGTAATAGTCCCTCTAAATGTTTCCTTTAGCTTTTCTCTTTGTTCATCGCTGTAAAGAGAACTTTCGTCCGGCATATCATCTATGATTGCTGCTCCAACGTGCAAACCACGAATAAACCCATCTTTACCACGAACATGAAGAATCGCACCATTCTCACCTTCTATTGCCGTTTCTCCAAGTTTAGCCTTGCCGTTCGGATCAAGTTTTTCCTTCAATATATCATTGGTGGATATTTCCTCTATAATCTTGTTCACATGCACTTTTGCAAGTGTCATTGTGTTTGTGATCATAGCGGTTTCTTTCCGGTTCTTGTTGTCTATCGTATCCCCTCCATACAACATAGGACGTGTATAGGAGTATAACCTCCATAAAGGGAACGCGTAACACCACTCGAAACTGTTGTGCGTTACTGTGCCGTCAGCAAGCAAAAACTTATGATCTCCGTCACAAGCAAAACCATAATACTCACCTTCATCCAACAAGGTTATAAAAATTTCCGTTTTCTTGAATTTCCCATCCCTTGAAACTTTATAACCTTCATATTTGGCAGCTCTTCTTTGGTTCATTTCGGCGATTTCAACAGGAATATAAGTGCCGTCAGCAAGACAAAGGATGTGTCCTTCGCTTACTATATAGCTATCTCCACCTTTCTGTCTTACTTCGTACATATAGGTTTCTCCGTGGTGCAGTTCCAAGACATTGCGAGATTTCAAATCTTGTCCCATCACCTTATCACCTACCCTTATATCCTGGACTTTTTTTAGCAAACCATCTGCCATAACTATCAAAGTATCAGGAGAAACGCACTTTCCACTACTTCGCGAACACAAATAGCTGCTCCAGGGAAATAACTGTGTAAGATTCCCCCATTCCAAGTTTCGCCATCCCATATTGAAATTGGAAAGGACTGTCGCCTTGAAATAATTAAAAGACAGAATCCTTAGATTTTCATCCATTGAAGCAAACAGATTGTCCACATACCCCAGCTTTTCCGTGTCAAGCGAACGTCCAAAATTCATGGCATACTCGGTCTGGTTGATTATAGTGTCCAGCATTTTGTCCAAATCCTTTCTGCTTCCACCAGAAAACAAGGATCGCACAGTAGTGGAAGGAAGCCGGTCTATAATGTCGTCCACCGTTGTAAACAACCTTTTTGATTGTAGTTCGGTAAGTATTCCGCCCTTTGAATTGTATATGACTGCCATTTTTACAAAGCAAATTTTTCTCGGAAAGGATTTCGTGCAGATGAAGTTCCACTGTCAGACACGCCTTCTCCCCTTAACTTTTTTACAAAATTGATCATCAAAAGCGCATTAGCATAGGTATCATCACCTGCGCGATGCGCATTCACCAAATCAATACCTTCTTTTTCGCAAACGGTATGAAGCTGATAGTTTTCCAATTCAGGATATGACATGTGTGCCATTTGCATAGTGTCAATGGAAAACTTTACATACTTCTTTAAATCATCCCCCATGAACTTGAAGAAGTTCTCCAAAAAGGCATTATCAAACCCTACTATGTTGTGTCCACATAATGTACACATTTGTCTGGGATTCTTGTACTTCTTAAAAAGTGCCTGACATTTCTTGAATATATCCTTTAGAGGTATAGCCTTTTCCTTTTGGATTGTTTCCGTTATCCCATGCACCGCTTCCGCTTCCGAAGAATAGATAAGACCTTCTTTGTAGTCACGCGGAAATATCATAGACAATTCTTCGCAAACTTCCAACTTTTCCATATCTATTACAACAAAAGCCAATTCTATTAATGCTATAGTATCAAAAGCAGGCTTTTCTGCGGAAGGTAAACCAGAAGTTTCGCAGTCATAGCATATTATATATTTACTCGCACTTTTCACCTCTACATCATTATTTGTTTCCCGTAAACTCTTGCTATCTCAAACTCTGCCATGCAACCTTTTGATGCTGCCCAATCAAAAACAAAATAAACGGCATCGCACTCTAAAAGAGCCTTAACGCTCTCTCCCATGTAATAGGAATAGGGTTTATCCGGTTCACTACAAGCATCAAAAGGTGTTATCGCTTCATATCCCTTCTCTTCAAGCCATTTCTTGACTTGATTTGCATATTTCTTTGTTTCTTCCAAATCATGCCCTGTTATAGGCAAGCTAACATACACTTTTGTTTTCATCTTCTAAATTTTTGTCTATTTGTATCTCTTACAAGCTGCCAAAGTCTTACATTTCCTCCTTCCGGTACACATGGATCGATATACAGATTTCCTCCACCTATATAAGCAGGAACATTCCCTGTCGTGCTATAAGCTCTAATATCCCACAGAGTGAATTTCTTGCCATTTCTTTTCGAGAAATGTTGATTGAAATACTCTGTCATCCCTGTAAGATTCAAATTTTTTGTTAATATTTCCACACTCTATCAGTTTAAAACTAATTTCAGTCTATCGAAATCACGAGAACAATCATCCTCGTTTTCATATCGTATATGGATATTTTTATAGGGGTTGTCCTTCAAATTGACAGCATCCGGCATTTCATTTATGATTATTTCCGGTATCCCCTCATCCGTATATTTCATTTCAGCAGAGACTATGTATATCCTTATAAGTGCCAGTTTCCCGTTTGAAAAGACAAACAGTCTCTCTTTCTTGAAATAGTTCTTTTCGCTCCATTTTGTGTATTCTTCTATAAAATCCGCTACACTTGTGTCACTTGGAAGAGCAATCACCTTTTCCAGCTTCTCTTTGAAAATGTTCATTTTCATATCCCCAAGCAATTCGGAAATAGAAGCAAGAAGCAATTCCATGTTTTTATTCAATCGCATTTCCATCTTCGCCTATTTCAATTAATGTGTTCCATTCTCTAAGAACAAACCTTTTGTGATTGTTCTCTGCTTCTACCACTAACATCGTCCCATCTTCCACAGGGTAGGAATCAATCACTTCCCCTTCGAAGTAGTTTCCTTCTTCCGTCCAACATACTTTCATGGTATCAAAAAATTTAGTTATCAATCTTCATAAAGCACATCCATATTGTTTTGCTTTGTCTTCCTGTTGTGTGTCCAAATAAAGGCTTATACGGAATTACTTTTAGTACATCTTTTGCAGATATTTCAGATTCATTCCATTTGAAAACCAATATACCATTTACTTTTAAAACACGCATACATTCTTCAAAACCTTTTCTTATTAAGGGTTGCCAATCATCAGGAAGTTTGCCATATTTCTTAGCCATCCAAGACATCTCTCCAAGTGTCTTTAAATGTGGCGGATCAAACACTACCATATAAAAAGATTCATTCTCAAAAGGCATATTAGTAAAGTCACCAACAATATCAGGTTTAACTTCTATTGTTCTTATTTTATCCTTATCTTTTGCATATAACGTCTCTGTTCTTTTATCCATAAATAAAACATTCGGATTCTTCTTATCGAACCAAAACATCCTGCTACCACAACAAGCATCTAATATCTTCTTTCCCGTAACGCATATTTTCTTTTACATTCTTGATATATTTCTCCGAAACCTTTCCTCTATGAAGAATAATCGCCCTATCAATATCCTTATTCGGGTTGTAATGTTGTTGATAAATTTCAAACATCTCTCTTGCCTTTAAAGGATCAAACCTATCATTATAGGAGTAAATTCTCTTTCCTTTAATACGGTTCACTTCATCCACATAAATTTTCAACATTTGAAACCTGCCGGAAGCTGAACTTTTAGGATTTCTTGCACTATCGTCACAACCTGATTCAACCATGCAAATGGCATGAACCAATCTTTCCCAAACCACCTTGTCCATCGCTTCTTTCTTGTCACTAATAGCAGGAACTCTAACATCAGAAACAAGTAACGGAAACAAAGATAATATTGATACGGCGATTACTTTCCTCATAAAATTTCCCTTTCTCCAAATTCATGTAACCTATGGCAAGCGGAGCAAAGAAGTTCAATGTTGTCTTTGTCCATTTTCAAGTCCGGTCTCGCTCCGCGTGATCGTATGTGTGAAAAGAAAATGACTTTCGGTTCATCTCCCAAAGACTTTCCACATTTTGCGCATACATGTTCTCTTTCTTCCCATATTTCCATGAATAGGGATTTAAGGTCACCTCTCCTTTCTTTCCCTGTTTTCTTGTCGCATTCCTTACAGAGCCACTTCATCCTATTGTAGATGTAATGGCTCTGCTTACAACAGACACAAGGTCTTGCTTCATATTTTTCTTTCTTTTGCAGTCCCATGTCACCAGTTACCCAAAAGTTTTCCGTCCTGTACAAAAGCCCAAAAGCCTACAGGTTCTTCTTTTGTTATCAGAGGAATAAAAAGCATTGTGTCTATATCCCCTCTACATAAGACTTTCTTTCCGTCTTTTGTGGGCAAATATCCCCACATACCTCTTTTTATTTTCTCTTCCTCTGTAAGAGAATCAAGAAATTTCTGTCTTGCTTTATGCTTCCGCTTTCCCATATTGTCAGAATTTTAAAGTTTTCAATCTTTCAATCTGTTTTTCCAATGACAATATCCGTTTTCTAATCTTTCCATTAACACTTTTCCTTGCTTCTTCTTCGGTAAAGAAAACATCACTGCCTACTTTTGAAAAAACGCATTCCCCTTTGACAATTACCAAATCCTTATTCTTAAATTCACTACCCTCCACAATAACCTTGTTTATAGTTCCGTTTGTAAGGGCATAACGCGCATCATACATTGTTCTTTTTTCTCTCATATCGCATTTCTTGTATTTTGTTAAACCTCTCTACTAATTCAATCACCCAATCTATCTTTTCTTCACTTCTCTTATCCGAAAGATAGATAAAACCAAAACTCTTTAGGCATTTGAGGTTTCCGAACCATCCATACCTTACGACCAAAAGCTCTGCTCTTTTTGTGTCATAGAAGCAAGGAGCAATCTTTACTTCAAGTTCTTTCTTTCTTTTCATTCTCTTTTTCCTTACATAACCGTATATATCTGCAACCTTTGCATTTTTCTTCATCAAGCAAATAGCCATCGAAACTGTCGCATAGGGTATATCCTTCAGGAGAATCGAAATAAAGTTTCCTTTGCTCGTCCAGGTAACTTTCCGAAACACCCCCTTCTTCATTTTCTATAGGATTAAAAAGTTCATTTTCCATCACAAATTTAGAAGTAAAGTATATATCCCTTTTTGTTCTTTTTTTCCATCTGTCTATGGCTGTTTTCCCTATGACATTCATAAGAGGAACCATCGGAAGGTTAGATAGGGTGAGAACAAACATCTGTCGGTTGAACTGAAACGTAAGATATTCCCAAAGATTTCCTACTTTATCGTTAGACAAAAACTCATCCAGTTTCTCCCTGTCCTTTCTTTTTGGACGGAACTCGTAAGCTGGGTTACTTGATAGTTTTCCTTGTAAATAGCTGTAAATCAGTTTAAATTCCTCTTTTCTTGTCATATCGAAATTGCAATTATTGCATACAAAAACTTAATATTTTTGAAGTTAAAAGAAGGGGAAATTTCTCTCCCCTTACACCGACAAAAATACAATTATTGTATTTATTCCCAAAGCAAATTAATGTTAAAAATTTCCTCTGTCTGCTTTTCCACCTTTTTATAGCGGTTCTGCGTGTTCATATCTCTCTCTGCCACAAGATCATAGTCACTTTTTATAATTTCCTTATCAAGCGACCGACAAAACCACAAACAGATTTCTTTTCCTGCTTCCATATCGCCAAGCGATACCGGTTCTTCCTCTTTTGCTTCATGGAAATGAATCCAATAAGGCTTTTCGTTTATGGAAGATGTGCGCGAAGTAACCGGATTTTCTTCTTCATCCTTTCCCATCCCTATAGCTCCTACTGTGATTGTTCCGTAGGGGTTATCCGTTACAGAAGAAAACCATAATTCAACGTTTTTAAGCGTTTCTGTGCCCTCATTTTTCAAAACAAGAGCAACATATTGGCTACGAGGATTTGAAGCCAAATTAAGGCTTATTTCATCAAATAAATTGCCAAAAACATCATTAGGCACAGGTGTAGAAGATTTGTACCCTCCCAACGAATCTGAAACTTTTGTCTGCGGACTGTTATATCCCGAACTGACCGTATAATAAAACCGTAACATAAGCCTTAACTTTTAGAAGTTGACATGAATATATTCCCAAGCGACCAATATTCGCTTTTCACTTCATTGTAAACAGATACCGTGCCGCCAGAATTTTGTACACGAGCGATATAATACTCGTCCGGTTCTTTTTCCGGCGGAGTGCTTATGCTAACTTCCGGTACTAAAGAAATGACATAATCATCATAAGTGTATAAACCGTTTCGCTGCTCGGAAGTCAATACACCTCCCAAAGGAAGTGTCCCAAGCACAATAGCTCTTAAATTGGATTCAGGAGTGAATGTAGTAGCGGACGTAAGAAGTAAATTCTGATTGTCTATTATATTCACAATCTGATAAACGCCATTATTCAAAGGAATAGAACCGTCTTGTTTTTCAAACCGGATAGAGACGGGGGTTGATGAAGATTGACCTCTTACCTTACCTGTAAAATCCACAGAACCAGAAACGATACCTTGTGAGTTTACGCTTACATATCCCTTTTCGTAATTTCTTGTTTTGTAAGCAATCTTCACCCAATAGAAATTGCTGTCGTTCGGTACAAGAATATTATCTTCTACATTGATATCTATAAAGTTCCCGGCACTGGTAAGAGCCATCCCAGGAAGTACCTTAATAGTGCCAGAGTTTGTTCCTGTTTCCACTTTAAAAGGTTCTACAAGATTTTCATCTTCTACTGGTTTGTTAACTGTATTAGGATTGATCTTAGATGGGTCATTCGTAATCATCCCAAAAGAATAAGATGCCTGTAGCACCGCCTTCATAAGCGGTGCTGTAGCAAAGAAAGAAATCATATTTGAAAGTTCTTCTTTCTCTAAAAAAACATTTCTACTAACATTTAACTTGCTCATACTCAATATTTTAATTATTTTTGACTTACTATTTCCATCCACTTGGGACACCCTCGCAATTTGTGCCTGTAAAAGTCTGGCTATGACTTGTTACGTTATTGTTTCCAGACTCCGTTATCTTTACATAATTAGATGATCCTGTAAGGATTTGAATAACAGGGACGGTTCCAAGTTTAGAACAACCATAAAACATTCTGTCCATATTAACTTTCCCTACCCCTGCAACAGAACGATCATAAAAAGATGTATAAGAAACTGCATAAGTCTGTTCTGTTCCTAAAGAAAGATTTGAACAGCCTGAAAACATTTCGGTACAATTCAAACTATTGTCAATATTTTCAAAATTGGTGTTGTTAAACTGATTTCCTATATCCACATTCACAGGACGTGCAGATGTTCCCGGTTGCCCTACATAGTTTCCTGTTCTGCCAAAAGAAGTGAGTGACGTGCATCCTGCAAAGCATCTCCTAAGGTTAGTGAGTGTTGTAAGATCATTAAAGAACTTAGCGGGAATTTGTTTTACACCCGTGTTCTCAAACATACTTTCTGCATTCTGCAACTTTCCATTCTTCATATCAAAAGAAGATATGTCAGACAAGTTCTTGCAATTAGCAAACATTCTTGAAGCATTCGTTACACTTGACGGAAGTCCCTGCCCATAAGGAATAGACAAATAAGTACAATTCTCAAACAATGACTGCATGTTTGTTGCCTTCGAAGAGTAAGAGAACATAGCGGTAGACCAACCATCAACAAGACTCGTACAGCCAACAAAACAACCAACAAAAGAAACAATGTTTGTGCAATATCTGAACCATAATACTGGAAGTTCGGTTATGGCTGTACAACCTTGAAATGTATATTGCATATACTGTGCATTCGTTGAATTGCTAAATGGGGAACTTGTAGCTGATAGCCCTCCTGTATTTTTCAAAGCCGTACATTCAAAAAATACAGCATGGAAATCTTCTGTACCACCTCCCTTTCCAAAAGTACCATTACCAACACATGAAGTCAAATTTTTGCAACTTCTGAACATAGAAGAATGATAAATGCATGAAGTGGGGACAAGTTGTCCACTCGGAAGGCTTGCCACTCCACTACCCCAAAATGCGCCGGCAGCAGAATTGCCTGTCATTTTGGTAAACAAACCAGAAGGAATAGACCTAAGACTTGTGCAATCTCTAAACCAACAGATAACACCCCCTGAAATAGAAGGAATTGTGTTTGTTGCAATCGATGAAAGACTTGTACATCCTCTAAAGGCAGAATGGTTGCCGCCGGCAGCGTCCACATTATAAGTGCCAGAACTTCCCTGAATAGAAAATGATTCGGGCCACTGTTTGATTGCAGTAGCTCTTGTATGATTTCTGAAATTGGCATACACAGTAGAAGGGTTACTTGTATTTCTACTTCCGCCTTGTACCCTTACTTCTCTTCCCACTATTTCATAAACGCCATCTGATACAGATGGCGTTTGAGGCGATCCGCTATAAGAAACGATAAGAGCTTTCCAAAGATAAAGGTAAATACTGCTCCCTCCTGCGTTCGTTGATTCATCCCCTGTCCCTACACATTCCGAATCCGTAGCGGAAGCATACACATAACCTCCAGAAGGAGAAGAAACCGTTATCCTACCACTTCCATTTGTCTGATCTGTACCACTGTAATAAGACGATCCGTCAGGCGCGGTAGTTCTTATATTCACGGAAGCATAAGGTTGCAATACATTTTCCTTTCTAAGATAAATATAAGTTGTCGTAAGCTCATAGTCAAGAGTGAAATCTATATACGTGTCAGCTCCCGATATTGCAATATTGTTTTTCGTTTGGGATTGATAATTGTCTGCCGTACAAGTGGCATTATACGACCCTGATTGTATTCCAGTAAGTGTAAGCTGTCCTTGTGAATTGGTGTATCCACTCTTTCCTCCATAAGTTACGTAAGCTCGATTAATATTATACCCATTTCGGGATTTCACTGTAATATGAGCACTGTAAGTCTTGTTATAAATACCTACCCTTTGTTGTGGCATTGATTCCTGATTAACTGTGACAGAACCTTCCGTAGGCTGATAGTCATAAACGGAAACTTCATATCTGTAAGTTTTCCCCATCTGCATCGTAAAGGTCGTTGTACCGTCCGCCCCTGTATTTTGCGTACTAAGTCCTTCTGGTTTTACAGAAGCTCCTGAAACTGGAAGCCCTGTATCGGAATTATAAACATAGAACTGCACTCTCGTTTCTTTTCTTGGCATTGCAACATTCACCGTCTTTGGAAGGTCATTTGGTTGCACAACCCCTGTCTGATCACTGAAATATTGCTTCGAAGCCACCCAATCATAACGCATTCTCGGAACAGAGAATTTGATCTGTCCGTTATTAGTCAGACCTGTTTGTTCTCCTGCACCTCCTTGATTAAGTGTTATTCTTGTACCGTTGGAAATGATACCGTTATCCTCTGTTACAACAAATGTAAGATCATATAAAGTTTGATCCATATAAATGCTCACCACCTGTGCGGCTCCGTTCACAGTAAACTGCTGTTCCCTGTCCTCGTATTCCTCATAAGAAGCAATAGCGGTATATACTCCATTAGGAAGTTCCAATACAATACCGGAAGAATCTTTTTGTGTAAAATCTTTACCGTTCACATTTACTTTAGCACCTTCAACAACCATTCCTCCAGCACCAAAAACTTTTATAGTAGTCTTGTGGGTAAGTTGTTTCAAGTCTATCGTAAGGTTTGAATTATTGTAAAACTCATAGTTTTCCACATATACCCGTTGGTGATTATTGTCGTAAAATACATCATAAGAATATTTTCCACCCAACACTCCTTCAAAAACAGCCTGTCCATTGTTAGAAGTCTGCTTTGTCAAACCGGCAAATTTCACAGTAGCCCCATTTAAAGGCTTTTTCTCCCCTGTAAAAGTGTTGTAGTCATTTACAGTAAACGTCATGTTAAAAGTAGGCATAGGATTGAAATTCACCTGTATATCCTTATTGCTGTCAACAGTTATATCTCCATTTACGGGAATCCAATTTTGCTTTTCAACAAGATAAGTGTAATCACCCCCAAGTATATTTGTGAAAACGGCTCTCCCATCTGTACCTGTTATTCTACTTTCTGAATAAGCAATGGAATCTTCTGCCGCCAGTTTCCCTTTTGCAGTAAGCGTTACATTCGCTCCTTCCACCGCTCCTGTTGATGAATTTGTAACCGTGAATGTAACTGTATATCTTGGTATCAATATAAGTGTTACGGGTTCGGATTGGTCATCCTGTACATTGATATTCTTGCTTACAGTGTAATAATCTGTCTTGCTTACAGTGTAGGGATACAGTCCTGGGAAAGCCATAAATATAGCGTTACCGGAAGAATCCGTATATTTAAATTCACCATTAAAAGAAACAAGGGCATTTTGTATAGGTCTTTCATTTTCACCCCTTACAACGAACGTGACTTTCCTTTCATACACATCTCCTTGCATTTGAACATATTCTACCTGCGTTTCTTCATCGTCTTCCAATACCTGAAACAATCTATCTTCTATATTCATGAACAAAGACTTCTCCACATCAATAAAATAATCACCCGGATAAAGCACAATAGATGCTTCCCCGTTTCTGTTTGTTACAAGGACCTTATTTAAAATGGAAATAGAAGCACCCTCTATATAAGAACCTCTATCGGACAATACTTTGAAAATAACATTCTTTTCTTTCAAAGGACGAATATCTTCACTGCCCATTATGTTTTTATAGGCAACAAGGTAATCTTCCGTAAAGTTCTTTACCCCGTTCTCACTTGCAAGGGAATTGTTAAGATAATAAGCTGCTATTACATCCTTTTCACCTAAGTTCCCTTGATAGAACGGAAGAAAAAGCGGTTTTATCTTTATATCATAAATAAATACGGACGTAAGTGATGCTACTGACCTGCCTTGTGTAAGACTTAATGATAAGAATTTCATTCCATCCTTCATTTGGAGACCCCTCCCTTTCGGGAAGTTAAGCTCCAACTGCTTTTCATACGCCCTGTTCTTTCTTGAAAGAATTGCACGACATTCATAATACACTCCGGCTACAGGAAGCTCCAGGATTCCTTTGCTGTCTGAAACAAAATTATTGCTCTCCACACTTCCGTAAGATTCTTTACATACCATAGGTTGGATAGCTTCGTCAAACACTTCCACACCGAATTTCAAATTTTGGTTACTTGTCGAAGAAACCTTTGCTTTGAAAGAAATCTGATAAGTAAGATTCTCGGAAATAGGAAGGAGCTTCGTTTTGTCAATTTCAGAAGAAATACCCACCAAAACATTTCCAACGAAAGTCATTGCCTGTATAGGAGTGCCATTGTTGTCTATATCATCCACAATAACAACACCTGTAGGGTTCACAAGTGGATAGGCATTCAAATCTTTTACGCTTTCCGTTGTCTCATACCCTTTTGTAACATTCAGAACCGTGTCTGTCCTGTTCCATGTAGGAGAGCTATGTCCCATTGTCCATCCAGTATCACGAGACATCAAAAGGGCAAATATAAACTCATCCTCCGTCTTGTATCTAATAAGACGGAGAAGCTCCCCAAGTATCGCGCCTTCCTTGTTTACAATATCAAGTGTTCCTCTTTTTCTATATTCCTTCACATAATTGTTGAACAGATATTTCATCTGTTCGAGTGTGTCCACTTCATCTGTCACAAGTCCTCTGTTTTCAATAAAAAGTTCAAACAGAATCTTGTTCGTATCAATCTCGTTATATTGCTTTGCATACAAGACAACAAGCGCAAAGATATGGCAGACTGTTTCCCAATACGCCTTAAAATCCTCTCCGTCCTTCTTTATAAAAGTAGGAAGAATGCCGGGAGAAGATACCTTTTCAAGTACATTCTCCGCCCATTCCATTACAGCAGGATCATTTTCTTCAAAGAACCGTTTGAACACGGTTTTATTGTAAATTTCCTGTGACATTCTTAACTTATTGATAATTAAACTTTCTCAACATACAATCCAACAAGAGCTGACAAATCATGTGTAAGAGGTTGTTCGCTATTTCTTGTACATTTATATTTTACACCATTTTGGATATAGTATTTGTCTTTGAATATTTCCATAGGTGGAATGTAAACAATAGGATCATCTATAGTACCTGCATGTTCTTCATCCACTACTTTCCACAAACTTGCAGTAGCCATAGAAGGTTTCCAATTATCTTGAGTAGTATGTTCTTTTATACATTCCCAAAGAACATTATCAGATAAATATCTTTCTCCTACTTTAACCATGATACCTGTAATCCATTCAGGATAATGATCTTTAACTTGTAATGCTTCACTTGGAGTAAGATCATATGTATTGATTTCTTTAGTAATCTCTTCATCAAGAATGTTCAAAGCTAAGATACGACTAAAGTCTCTATTAATTACAGGTTCTTCTTCTGTACTAGTCCATTCTTCACTATTTAACAATTCAATAAAAGTTGGATCACTAAATGAATATCTTGAAAATGATTCATCTTCAAAAGGTACTAACATTTCTTCATGTAGAATAACTTTACTCTGATCTATACTTGTTCTCATTTCGGGCAGTATTTCAATACCATGTGATTTTGCCCATAATAAATCTACTATTGCGTATTTCATATTATTTTGCTTTTAAAGTTTGTAAATAGTTATATGCTTTGATACATTCGTCTTTGGAGAGGATATGATTATCATAGATACCTAAATTCTTAAAAGCTATTTGTGCATAATTGGTTCCATTGCTCGCCACGAATAAAGTACCTTTATTATCAGTAAATTCCCCCACATTTATTTTTAATTCACTCCAGTTTTCATCATAACATCGTCCATCAGAACATATAGCCTTTAGAGATTTAACTGGCAAAGTTTTACCTGCTGTTCTAAACACGATCTTAATGGCTTCGGGTTGATTAAAAATGTGAATCTGAGGATGGATTGATAAACCAGCATTAACTGAAGTTTTAGAGAATAATATCCATTCTCCTACTAATGTAAAATCTTTTGATATAGTTAATCCTACTGCTCTACCAGTATCATCCACCCCATCAGTAACCAGATAGCCTTCGTATTCGGGGATTTGCTCGATGGTGATGTTATCAGTTACACCAGTTATGGTTCCGAAACCAACCCATGTCGAAGTAGCAGAAAGTGAGACGTAAGACGTAGGCAAAACATTTACTCCGTCTTGCAAAATTATACTTTGTCTATCTCCAGCATCATCTATGTAGTGATACTTCCAAACAACATTGCCCAATCCGGTAATATTAACTTTAAAAGACGGAAGAATGACATCTTTTCCCGAAGTGTTTATGTACACAGTGGCTTGTGTTGATTCTATTGTATTTTCTATTGTGAAGGAAGACGGACTTATTTTGGTCAACCCTGTATTTTTAACCCAAATGGAGTCTAAGAAATTCACCGCATACAACCCATACCCACTCCCTCCTGCAAACCCAAAATTCGACAGCACAAGATCATTACCATTGCCCGTAATGTTGGCAATAGTAGCACGATCTTCGTCCTCGTTGGTTTTGCCGGTGACTGTCCATGCTTGATCAGGGAAAAGCCATGGATAGGTTTTAACGAAGTAGTCTTTGATCTTGGTCAGTTCTTCTTCGGTGGCATCGTGGTCGAGAATGACTATTTCCCAAATGGCAGAATTAACATAGTGTGCATTTAAATCACTATAAAAACGGCCAACTACTAAGTTGTTATTTATATCTTTTTTGTCACCTGGTACAATGGTATTTCCATTATAAGAAGTAGAAGTCATATATGACAAAATAGTTTTTTCTAATCCATGGAAATTACCGCCAAAGGCAGAACTAAATTTAGTTCCTGCCGCAGACGTACCTTCAAATATAAATGCTCCATTTTCATCTGCTACAGTCCACTTAGATAGCAAACTTGATATTTTATCAGAAATAAATTGTCTTACCGCAACAATCGTAAATCCTTTTTCCTTAGTCAGAATAGGGAAGTTATCACAGACACCATAATCGTCTACTCCGTCAAAAACGAGTGCACCGGGGTAGAGGGGAAGTTGTTCGATGGTAAATGAACCTTGCTTATTAGATATAGTTGAGATATACATATAACTGCCTTTAAATTCAGGGTATGCAAGTATGTTTACATAGCCGTTAGCTGGCAATCCAATCATTTTAGTATTGCTACTATTATAAAATATAAAGGCGAGATCTCCATCTTCATAAGTAGATGTGACCTTCAACCAGTGATTCTTATTTATATCCCAATTACTTATATGAATATAAATAAGATTGTCATTATAAGTAGAATTTCCAACACTTACACTAACTGAGGTAGTCGTCGTAGACATAGAAATATCTGGAATGCTTGAAACATTGTTTGTCCATAAATTGAAATTCATTTCATATCCGCCAACCCCGGACATCCCACCCCAAGCGAAATTCTTCATTTGCAAATCATGCCCATTACCTGTAAGGTCTTTCCACACAGGATTTTCTTTCATCTGCTCATTAGTAAGACCTAATGCTGAATATCTTGCAATCATACCAGGAATAGATGGAAAAGGTGGGGTAGCTCCACTTCCGCCCCTGAATCTCCTAAAAGGAATTGCATTTATATTTCCTATTAAATTCATTGCTGATTCCTTTCCTTTAGATACCTATACTCAAAGAAGTTGCCGTTGTTCCGTCTTTCAAAATCTTCTGTACCATGTACATAAGCGGCATTCCCAGATTTGCACTTACTTCCGCTTCCGAAATGGTATATTCCATTCCACCAGAAAGAACTACTTTAATTGCCCCTTCGGAAAGAGGAATAACTACAAACGGCACTTCTTGTCCGTTTTGGTCTGTCAGTTCAATATCTTTATCAATTGTAGCAAAGTTCCATGCACTGCTGATTAAAGAAGGTGCGGCTTCGCCGTTAGTGGTTATCAGCTTATTGGAATTAGCTGTTACTGTTCTTTTGATTATATCCATTGCAATGAAAATTTTAAACGTTTAAAAACAAAGTATATACTTATCACAAAGATAATCTTTTCCGAACAAACATAGTAAACTTATGCTTCTTGGTAACTATATATTAGTTTACACTAACACATATTAGTTAATAAATTTCTTAACTGGGTTATACCCAAACCCTGTATAGGGTGGCATTACTGCATCCCCTTTTACTTTTCTCATGATGTTATAACTTCCGTTGATGTCTGCATTAAGTAAGATTCCATCTTTGGTTCTGAAAAGTCCTCTCTTAATTCTTTTGCCAACGTAAGTATCATGATGCTCCACAGATTCTAAATCAAAAGAACTGCATTTTGACGTATGAGATTCGTTTACTTCAACAAATCTTAGTCCTTGTCTTTCTGATTTATATCTTAGCATTGATATGAGCATATCGAAAGGAATTGAGACAAAATTCTGATTGTTTCTTTTCCCAAGATTGGATTCTTGTTTCCATCCGTCATTATGCCCTACTATCAATGTTGTTATATTATCTTCCAAGCAAATGTTAATTATTTCTTTACTTGCCTTATGAAGATAATCCTTGATCTTGTTGTTCCTCTTTCTTGTAAGAGACATTAACCGTCTTGAATTTTCTTTTCCATTTACTTTTTTTAATTGTTGTTGAATTTTCGATCTTTTCTTATTATAATACCGATTGATGGATTTTAATTTCCTTCCATCAATCAAAACAGGTTTATTGTTTGTATTAGTTACAATAGAAGCTAAATTGTTTACACCTAAATCAATAGACATGATTCTATTATTGTCGGGAAGCTGTTCTTTCACAAAAGATTCATAAATAACTTCTATAACATAACAATCTGATTTAGGAACAAATCGAATTTGTTTTACAGAACCTTCTTTGCAATTCGTTTTCAAAGGTGACAATCCTTCTTTCTTTGGAAAGAAAATGAAGTTTCCTTTGTGTTTAAACTGCGCATAAGAATAAGAGAATACATTTCTACCTTTTGTTTTATGTTTGTATCTCGGAAATTTTGGACAACCGGTAAACTTTTTGTTATCCCGTTTCCAAGACTTGATAGCAGAGAAATAAGATTTTAGATTCTTATCTAAAGCCATAAGAACTTGTTGAGAAGATGATCCACTCATTGCTCTATAATCTATATTATTTTCTGCTACCATTTTCTTGTTAAGTTCTCCTGCTCTTATCCACTTTCCCGTACTAAGAAACTCTTGCTTTATTGTGTACAAAGCAGCGTTATACAAGTTCTTGGACAAGAAACAAATTCGATCTAAATCTTTGTACCTCTTATCGTTTGCAGAAATAATATGTTGTTCTACCAAATACATGGCGCAAATATAAATAGAATATTTTAAATTTCTTATTTAAAATCTACAACATTAAATATTTCTGCAAACTGATATATAGTTATCCTCTCCTTTTAGTTTATTAAATAGGTTCATTGTGGTAGTATATACAAAATATACCTTCTCCTGGTTTTGTAACATTTCCTGCATCATCATCTGCCGGAGAACATTGTTGTCCAGAGCCATACCCAGCAATTCTTGTTGTTCCTCCGTCTGGAGAAGTAAAATCAGAGCCACCATAGCCCGCACCTCCCCATGCACTTGCGCCGGTTCTTTTCCCACTTTCAGTGTTCAAATATCCTGCTTCACCTTTACTTGTACCTCCAAAAATAGACTGGACAGGAATAGTGACTGAAGATTGAATAGGTTCAGTTATGTCTCCAAAAACAGTATTTTCATAAGAACTTTTAAATCCGTATCTGCCATCTCCGCCCGGCGCTCCATCCGGTTGCATTCTTGGTCCTGTAGAAGAATAAGTTTCTTCTTTTGCGTTTTGACTTCCATAGCTTCCACTACAATAAAATGTGCCTCTCATGTGGGCAGTAAAACCACCGGAACTTTTTGCGTTATATACAGAATAATTGCCCAATCTACTTCCTTGTGGCATAGGATAATCAGCATCATTGTAAGCACTACCATTTCCATTATAGGCTTTGTATTCATAAGTTGTCATTCTTAATTTTATGGAATACTCCGTCCCATCCGTCCAAGCTCCTATATTTGGAACACTACTAAATGTAATTTTATTTATTTGACCATTTGAAATATCCGACATCAATATATTAGGAATATACACAATTTGTCCAGTTGTTCCACCCATCAATGCAAATTCATCCCAGGAAGTCCAATACGTAAAACATTCGCCTCCCCTCCCAACTATCAAAAGGGAAACGTATTTGTATGATGTATCTAATTGGTAAGAGGATTGGTTGCTTGTTATCTGCACCAACTTATTCGATTTAGTTAGGGTGTATTCCAAATTCACACTTGTTTGATAAACCCCACTTATACTCCCTGTCGTTGAAAAATCACTGAAACCGGAAGATGTAATTTTAACCTGATAATTTCCTGCGGGGATTCTGTCAAACCGTGCCGTATATGTTGCTGGGCCTGCCAAACCTACATGCTTCTGTCCTTCCGAATCTGTAAATTCCACATTACCGCCAGTAGGATTTACTTTTACTTGCACCATGTACAGTGGGGTAAGGTTCATTTGCACTTGCATTCCTTCACTGTTCACAATAACTCTTTGAGAAGCCTCTTTTGAAAAATCACCTTCTGGAACATATAAAATGTACTGTCCATAAGGAACGTTGGTGAACGTTACGGTAGTGGTTATATTTTTAGTCTGAATTACCTCCAGTCCCGTACTGTCCTTTAGTTGGATTTGACTTGGTATGCCTTGCATTTGTCCAACTCTTCTTACCTGAACATTAATGGCACTGTATATTTGTAGAAGGAAGGTGTTAAGCGCAGTTTTCCCGTTTACTTCAACCGTTTCCTCTTTGCTTTCAAATCCATCTTTAGAAAAAGTTACTTTATAGCTTCCGTCTGGTACAAATAAAACGACTGTCCCGTTTTGTGAAGTTGTACCAGAAGCCACCTGCAATCCTCCTTCCTTATTTTCAGTTACAACAACCTGTACGCCGGAAATGTCAGTTGCCCCGTCTAATGTGTTCCTGTGAACAACTATAGAAAGCTCGCTTGCAGGCTGCAAAGTAACCTCAATTGTTTTCGCTTCATTTAATACACCGACTTTCCCGTTCTGCGTTACATAACCACCAGCACTGACCTCATAATCATAATCAACACCTAATGCAGCAGAAATAACAGCTTCTCCATTATTATTTGTATTCTGCTGATAATTGTTTGATGCAGATGTCATTTTTACAAGAGCGTTCTGAATAGGAATTGCTATGTTAGATAAAGGAAGAAGGGTAAAAGGTAAAACCGTAAAACTGTCGCTTTTACCTGGTTGAAGAGAATTTCCATCTATCCAATAAAGAACTGCGTTATTTGAATCTCCATACTGGGTGCAAGTTTGAATAGATGTACTTCCCCATAAAGAAAGACCCAATGTACTCAAAATCTCTTCCACCTGTGTTTTGTAAGAATGCAAAGTAGTTACTTCACTAAATGAAGGTAAATATCCACTCTGCCCATTCCCAAACGTATATGTCTTAGCATATTTTGCCGCAAGTGCGTTGTTAATTCCTAAAGCAGATATTATCACATCAGTGTAAATAAACCCATGTGTTGCTTTACTTAAGTTTGAGGATGGTACACCAGTACCTAACAACGGTATATTGGGGATCAAAGTGCCTTGCCCACCAAAAGAATAACTTCCACCACTTATATCCGTCGATATCATAAACGAATCAGTATCAGTTGAAATGCCTATACCACATACATCAGATGTTCCTTTACCAGATGATACCCATTCTTCTTTTGTGTAACGATTGTTATCCTTATCATAAATATATATACCATTTGGAACAGGATTGTATTCATAGGTACAGAAAGGACGAACTTTATGGTAATCAATCTTAGACGTAGTACTCATAGCACCATTAGCCCATCCAAAAGTCCAAGCGTTTAACGAATCATTTTGTGTCGAAGACCAATATCCAGCACTGCTAATAGCTGATCCACCTGCTGCGCTTATTGAAGCATCTATTTTAGATCTGTTTAGATAGGCAACGTTCCACTGTCCCATAGAAGGCAAATACCAAGAACCCGCTCCAAATCCTTCTGTAGAATAAGCTGCGCACTGATGTGCCGCCGTGCTTTCCGTTGGTTTTGTAAGTATGATGTTTTGAGAATTTGTCTTACCTGCAAAGTCGCAAATAGCCAAAGAACTATTTGATTCTGTGGTTACATCATCAATAAGACCACTTGAATTTGTCCAACGTATAGGTTCTACATCCTGCAAAGCTATAAAATCAAAATCCTTGCTTCTTACATCAGTAATGACACCGACACAAGTTTTAGTACTGTCCAATTCAGTTGACCATGTTTTATCACCATACACAAAATCACCAACTTTGGGACGGGAAATAAGTGATGAATCTTGTTTTGAAGTTACCTTAAATGTTACATTTACATTGTTTGCAATCAAAATTTCTTTGTTGATGGCAGGTGCATTTACGTTCAACGTGCCTGATTGTGCTTCCAAAGGAGAAGGTGGGGTAACGGTATAATCATAGTTTCCGTATAAAACTTTATTTGCCGGAATATCTGAACTTATTGCCTTTTTGCCATAGAAAGAGAATGTGATATTCAAATCTTTCAAATCATCTGCGGATAATGTACCTCCGCCAAAAGATTGCACATGCACTGACCAAATGGTAGAATTACCTATTGTTTCTGTATCCAACAAAAGATCAGAAAGCTGGAATCTTTGAATTACATTATTTTCCATCTCCACCGTTAAGGGAGCGTTTTGCGAGCCATAAGTTATAACTATCTTCAGATTGGACGAAACGCCACTTACCTTAAAACCAAAATCCAAAGCCTTGTGATAATCCACTGTCTTTTCTGTGCCAATTTGGAAAAGACCATTCGAAAACCCTATAAGTCCGGCATCCACATTAAACAAAACATAAGTCTCTGTAGAAGCTGTCGATGTCTTGATTACACTCGTTAAAGTAAGGTTCTTTTTCGTTCCATCCCAACTTCCTTCCCAGCCATCTATCCTATTTGAGTTGTAAATTCTGGTAAGACTTTCCGTAACACTACTATTATCCTTATCCTGAACAATTGTCAATGGAGAGACAATTACACCATTGGGGAAATAGGTCTTTAATTGATCTGTTGTTACGCCTTCCGATGGAACAAGATATTTTTCATCTTCTTGAAAAACAGGACAACCGGAAAAATCCGCATCGCTATCTTGTGACCACTCAAACTCTCCGCCATTAAACGTCATAGTAGCTACGCCAGACGAGTTAGTTGTCCCTTTGTATTTGTTAGATGAATCGCTTCGATCTGCCATTTCGATAATGGCATTCTCAATAGGAGAACTATCATTTTGACTTTTTACAGTAAATGTAACCGTTGAAATTTGAAGCATCTCAACCGTTATGTTCTGATCTCCACCAGCAATTGTAAATTCACCTGTTACATCTTTATAACTGGATTTCTTTGCTGTATAGATATACTGTCCGTTCTTGTAAGTCAAAGTAAGAATGCCGTTAGAAGCAGTAGCTCCACTTGCAACAGGTGTGTCTGGAGATTCTGCCTTGGCAAAACTTATAGCTACATCTTGTGTAGATGGAACAGTCTGAAAAGTAACGTTATATTTTACATAATCAGCTAAATCCAATTCAATGGTACTTGCGGTAGTTACCACACTAAATGTTCCGCTTGGCACTCCCACCAGATTAGGATTATCCGTACTTGTAGTAGGAATCTGATATTGATAATCCCCTGTAGGAAGAGCAATTGCCGCGATACCCTGACTGTTTGTTACAATGGTTTCAGGAAGTGCCCTTGCGCTACTTTGCCCTACAATTATCTTTACATCCGCCAAAGCAGAATTTCCTACCTTTGTATGGAATGTAACTGTCGCTCCGGGAACAAGTGTTATCTGTACACTTTTTTCAGCTTCTTCGATTCGCACATTTCCTGTCCCGTTTAAAAAACCTGTTTTTGAATAAGCGTAAGTATGCGTTCCTGTGGAAAGATTTATTGTTGCTATACCGTCTTGCCCCGTTGTAATTGTATCATTACCATCAATAGTAATTTCAACGCCTTGTGTGGCTGGTGAAGTTGTAAATGTAGTTTCAAACCCATAAGTCAATTCTATCACTTTCTCCTGATCGGCATCTTGAATACTTCCCACTCCTTCTTCCGGCGAATATCCTGTGAGTGACGCATTCCAATCATAAGCACCGTTTATTACCTGCACAGGATCAGTTGTTCCATCATCTTTTGTTTTAAGACTTACAGTATTTCCACTTAATATGGCCGCTCCACTTACACTGACAGTCACATCTTTTAAGCCTGATTTTCCTGCGGCGGTCACTTTAAAGGTAAGACTCCATATCTTCTTCAATATCTGCGTAAACGTAGCCTCTCCAGTTACTTCAAATGAAAGAGTTTCAGTCTTATAGCTGTTCTTCATGAATGAAGCGGTATATTTGCCAGCTTTTAGACTGATTATCGCTTCTCCTGACGCATTTGTGGTAACTGTCTTGTCCTCATTTTCTATATCAATAGACACTCCTTGCAAAAGATTGGGCGAAACCATGTTATCTTTTACTACAAACGTAATATTATATGATATAGGGGTAAGTTGAGCTAATACGTTCTTGTTGCTACCGGAAACTTCCACATTACCTTGTGTCTGAACATAGCCTTCCTTCGTTACCGTATAAGGATACTGCCCGTCAGAAAGACGAACCGTTACCAAACCACCCTGCGAAGTCTGATAGTCCTTTTCGTTGATATGAATATTAGCGTTTTCAATTGTAACACCTTCATCTGTCTGTACAGTAAATACAATATCGTATTTCTTGTACTCCATATTTACAGGAAAAGACGGAATATCTGCACTTACAACTTCCAGCTCGCCTAAATAATCGTCCATACCATTGGCAACCACCGTAAACGGATAAGTGCCATTCTTTAATTGCAAAGACACCTGCCCATTGGATTGCGTCTGATAAGATGTTGCATTTATTTCCACTGTAGCACCATTAATAGGTTCTTGCAGTGGATTCTTTACAGTCATTATAACGTTGTAAAGTCTTGCTTGCAAACTTATTACGCTACTGTTATCACTGTCAAGAACAGTAACCGAAGAACTGCCGTCATAATATCCCGACTTTGTTACGGTATAAGGATATGTCCCGTTTTGAAGGCTTACAACAGCTTGCCCTCTTTCATTTGTAGGATAAGAAGAACCATTGATATTTACTGCCGATCCCTGTACCGGACTACTGTTATCACTGTCAAGAACAGTGATAACCACATTATAATGTTTCAATACAAGGGTTCTTTGAATAAATGTATCCTGTCCTTCTACGTTGAACGATCCGGTCAAATCATCATATCCCTTTTTCTGCACGGTGTAGCTGTAATTTCCACTCTTTAATTTTATAGTAGCTTGACCAGAACCGTTTACATTCAATACTCCCGGCTGTCCTTCTATTTTGATTGTAGCTCCTTCTGCCGGATTCCCCTGATTTACCTGCGAAATATTAAATTCCACATTGTATAAAAAGAAATCCATCTCAAAGGTAACGTCCGCATTCTGGTTGCTGACCTTAATTTCCCCCTGTAAAGTATCATATCCTGTCTTTTCGATTGTTACAGGATATTCACCATTTACAAGTGGTATTTCCGCCTCTCCATGCTGGTTCGTAAGATATTCTCCATTGTTCACCTTTACAATGGCATTCGGTATAAGCTGATTTTCCTTATCCTTTACAATGACAGTAATCGTCCATACCTTAAATTCCAATTCAGGATATACTTCTTTATCTCTACCATCCACAACTACACTGCCGGAATACTCATCATATCCCAACTTTTCAATAATGTAGGGATAGTTCCCGTTCCTTGCGGGCAAAGAAGCCACACCTTGCAAATTGGTAGTGGTGGTTCTGTTATTCATCATTACATTTGCATAAGGAACAACCCCTCCCTTTTCGTCCGTCACATGGAAAGTGACTGTATAAGGAGCTAAAACCATTTGTACATCAATGGAAACACTACCGTTCAACACTACAAACATTCCTTCTACGGGGATATATCCCGAAGCGGAAACAATATATTCATACTGTCCGTTTGCAAGTTGGATAATAGCTTGCCCATTGTCATTTGTTATAACAGCATTGTTCCCTATAGAAATATTTGCACCTTTCACAATGCCACCTTCCGAATCTGTCACATTGAAATAAACCTCTTGATAAAGGTTCAATGAACTATCGTTGATGTCTACAAATAAATCTTCCGGTTCAGCCGGATAAAACAACGGCGAAAGATTGCTGTCAGAATCATACAAAACATTTCCGTCTTGATCGCGCATCACAAACCCTCTAATACGAGGAAGCTGGTTTGCAGGAACTTGCTGGTCGTAATACGGAAAGAAATACTCGTCCGGCACATATTTCACGCCATCGGTCTTTTTTACAATATCCAGCAAATCGTCCCATTCCACAATTTTACCCGGTGTCCAAAAACGGAAATCAAGATATTTTGTAAGATTTATCTGTATATTCTGACGAACAGTAGCAACATCATAATCTGGTTGAAGCTGTACACGGAAATCCAATCCTCTTTCTGAACCTACATAGAACCAATCAATATTCTTAATACCTATACCAACTGCCTTTCCCTCAATATTCAATTCAGAAATTCCAAAATAACCCTGTACACTTTCAAGAAGCGTATCAAGTTCTTCCTCTGTAAAGAAAATTCCGTTCTGTGAAACGATATAAAGATTGTATATCCCCTTTTCGTCCAATCCGGCTGTCATTACTTTTAAAACACGATCATCTATATTGTTAAGTGTCTGTGTCCAGTATTCTATTGTATTCTTGCTAAGGATATTCAGATTGTTCTTGATACGGATTCTAAATGTTTCATCATCCTCACTATCACGACCTCCGATAGCGTAATATTCGTTCGTGCACTCAATATGTCCTTGTGGCTGCGGAGAAACATTCGTAATGCTGTTAGGAGGTACATTCGTTGAGTATCCTGCGTTAACGCTTCTCACTTTCACGTACCCATAACCACTTTCTCCAACTGTCAACGCTTCATCAACCTGAAAACGAATACCATTCTTGTTTACGAAAGTAACAGACGTATCATATACCGTACCTGGATCAGCAGATACCCTTATATATGTCGAAGAACCCAAAGCACCCTTACGAGGACTTACACCATACAAAGCAGCAGCCTTATCCAAATAAGCACCTGTGGCTGTATCCGGGAATATCTGCGCTTCCTTTATGGCGATATCCTTCATCGCCTTTTGAGCAACCTTCGCCACTCCAAATGCTGTAGCATTCACAACCGAACCGTCAGCCACATTGCTTACTTTGACTGTCTTATCTAAAAACATCTCTATAAAGAGATTCTTTAGATTTGTTATCGTTGCACTGGTTTTTGTAATCATCTGAATATCAATTATATAGGAATATTTACTAAATAATCTTTCTTTGTCACCGTCTTACATTGCAAAGAAAGGAACACGGCATCTTCCTCTCTTTTTACATCTATCAATTCCACAGAATCCCATCTTGAATCCCTTTGAAACATATTCATTATATCCTTGAAAATAGAAGGATACTGGATTGCATTTACTGTTGTACCTATAAACTCATTGGCAATTCCGTAATCTTTAAACTCTGGTATCGCTCCCTTTTGGGAAGAAAGAATAGTATCTAAGGCTTGATGAATTGCTTCATCGCCTACTACTATCTTCAAATCGTCATTCTCGAAGATAAAATTCACATCTATATCACGACCAAGAATATTATCTCCGACAAGAACATCTACAACCGTATCAAGATAATTGTTTCCAACATTCTTTAAGTTGACATAAAACTTTCCTCCACCATCAGAGAACGAATAATCTGTTTCTTCTATATATTGTGGTATTGTAATATCCATCCAATCATCCTCCGGGTTGACACTGTTAAGCTGTCTGGATACATCTTCAAACCGTTCCCCTGTCCGAAGTGTCTTTTCCATCTGCAAAGTGTTGTTCCTATCCAAAGAAGAACTTCTAAGCCACCTTGCAGAACTTTTGATAGTGGAAAGTTTTGTCTGTGTTTCTGTGAAATTGTCCAGAATATCCCACATGGAAATATCATCCAAAGTATTTTCATGCAGAATAAACAAAGGCTCAATCGTTTCCGATTCCCTTACAAGTTCCACAAGGCGCAAAAAAGAATCCTTGTCCATCTCTCCACCATTACTATAATAGTCCACAATAAGAGGATAGTCGTTGGTACAGAAATCAACGAACTTCTGGAAATATGACTTTATATCATATCCTGTTACGTTGTAAAATTTTTCAAATGCTTCATTCATTGCCCAACAAGCCTTTAGAGATTGAACTTGCAAATTCATTTATACCCTTTTGTATTGCATTGGAGGTACACTTCTTTAAAAGAGAAGTCTTTGTACCTTTCGCTCCCGAAACTGCTTCTAAAGGAGCTATAACGGTCATTTCAAGGTTATATTCCCATATCATGTTCTTTGACACGCTCTGACTGAAATTAACGCCACGTGAGGGGATTGTTACAAGGTAACTCTCACCAAGAGCCATGTTATAGAAGAAAAGTTTCATAGGGAAACCATTCTCGTCAACGCCATTACTTTTATCTATGATAGATTGCAATATCTTGATACAGCCATATCCTGTTTTGATGCCGGCATCGAAAGAAGGCATTTTAAGAGAGCTTGTAGATTTCCCTTGTAGCTGATAGAGATAACGCTTTCCTGCCGATATGCTAAAAGCTGCACCTGTCAAAGAAACGCTATCCGAACCACTTAAAAGAATCTTGAATGTTCTTCCGAAATTCCCTTTTATCGTGATTGCCTGAGGCATGAAAACAGGAGAAGTGAGAACGGTTACACCTCCTGCCGTGTTGACTACTGTCGTTCTTTTCGGTTCACTCTTATCTATACTCTCCGGGCTGATAGGGAAAGTAAAGACATCAATTGTGTTTCCTTTGGAATCTGCCAACTCCAAAGAACACATATACACTTCAAAATCATTCGGGAACTGTGCTGCCATCATGGAACGTCCCAAATTTTTAAGTGTCGATTTTGCTGTTTTTACTACTGAATCCAAAACTGCCACGGCTTTATAATTTTAACTTGTTCAAAAGTACGAATTTCTTTTCAATATCCTAACCCTGTGTTATCTTTTCGTTCTCATAATCAGAAGCAACGAAATTTTGTGCCGTCTGCATAGGAGATGTAACAGGAACAGGAGCGGGACTTGGCACGCCAGCCGTTGCTCCAACAAGAAATGAGCCTGCCGGGACGTTGTGGGTATGAGAATTGAATGTATTTACAAAACCATTTAATTTACTTGTAAGATTATCCAATTCAACCAAACCTTTCAGCCCTCCGCCATTGAACTCAATAATATCATTATTCATTTTCAAAGTGGATTCTCCTGTCTTTAAATCTAATTGTTCTTTAGTTATTGTACTTTGTACATCTTCCCCAATCTTCACAGCAACACCTGTGTTATCCACTTGTAAAGATTGCTCCATTTCCTCCGTTTTCCAATGGAAATAAACCTTTTTCAAATCCATAGAAACTTTTCTTTCCTCTTCTTCCGGTTTTTCTGGATTCACAACCTTTGCTTCTATCTGCGTATATCCCTTTACGGAAACATTTGTTCCTCCGGTTACATTCACGCTTCCAGTGGATTCAACATTCACTTCCGATTCTTCCGAACCTGTAGCAAGAACCTTTACAGATGCTTTTTCGGGAGAATTAATTGAAACAATTACTGCATTATTAGCCGGATCAACCGATAAGGATGCGGTCACATTCCCTACTGTTTTTCGGAACTGGAACGTGTTCTCTTTCCACATAGGAGATTGGTCGTTTCTCGGATAACTACCTATCACAATAGGAATACCGTCATACGGATTACTTGCTATCACTACCGCCGACCCTTGTTCATTTTCTTTCTCCGGGAACTCAATATTGGCAAGAACTTCGTTTGTAATATAAATATCCCGAAAGAAAGCTCCCCCATTCCCCATGACCGAAACACGACCTCTCCTTAAACAGGTTTCCACATACAAATCCCTGTCTACTCCGTTAGGAATAACTATGAACCCGAATGAAATCGCTTCGGGTGATGCGTTCAATTTTCTTACTTTTCCTCCTGTCATACCTAACTGAACATCTTACGATTAAGAAAATACTCGAATTGTTTTCTATCCACCTTTGGGGAAACAAGCGTAGCGATCTGATCTTTTTGAGCTACTTTAGCTGCATTTCTCATTTCCGTCAAATCAACCAATTTGAAATAATCCGGTTTCACATCCTTACTTTCTTCCCCTGCGTTATCCTGTCTATTCTTTACAGAAGAGAAAGAATTGGAAAGAATAGGAACGTACATACCTCTTTCCACTTGCATAATAGTCTGTCTTTGCAAATTCCCATCCAAGAAAGAAACATTGTTGACCACAGAGGACACATAAAAAAATTCATTTGTCGGTTCAAAGTAAACAAATGTACCGACCTTTATTCTTCTATCCCCATTTATCGTAATCGTACCTGTTCTCGTAAAAGGAAGATAAGCTGTTGATTCTATAATGTATATGAGATCATTTAATGCTGCCGCCTGAAAATTAGAAAGCGTCCGTGTCTTGTTCGCTCCGTCCGTTTCCTTGTAGTTCAAATACTGATCTGTAAAGGACATTTTCTTATTACCAAACACTTCGGCATAATCATCCAAATACACAATAGGAACAAAAGCAAGACTTGTCGTATTCCTTTGCCCAGCATGATTATCCATTACTCTTAGCTGATACCAAGAATAGCTTCTTGTATCATAAGACAAATCATATCCTTGCAAATTGTCGGAAGCAATCGTCACATACTGCCCATTCTTATAAGCTCCCAAAATAGCATCCTTATTGAATGGAGGTTGTCTTACAACCACATCTATCGTATTAACGTAGGTATCAAAGTAAAATTCCACCAAAGGAAACTGACATACCCTCGTCATATACTCCAATAACGTACCGTTCGGATTGGCAATGGAAGAATCAATAAGAACCCTTTTTTCGAGAATATCCTCCACAAATACTTTTACTATCTGCCAAACACCATTAACAGGACGTTTTTCTTTTGCTCCAATATCATATCCTTCTGTTCTTTTGTCTTGCCAGGAATCAAATACACTATTTTTGGCTATTCCTATTGTTGACATGACATTTACAATAAACCATAGACACTCCCGTATAGGCTTTTCTGCATATGACCATAAAAGATTTGAAAAAGCTCCTGTAAGGACATTCCTTTTAAACCAAATACTATCCTCACTCATTTCGTACCAATGAGAAAAGGTATCAGTAGCATTCAATAAAGGAATGAAATAGCACCCGTCCTCCATAAAGAGTTTGCTTATATCCCTTCCTTCTATTGTGATGGATTTTACGTTTCCCTGTGCTTCAAAAGAAGATGTGCAAGTGTCCACAAATCCTATCATATCCCAAATATTGTTTTTGGCTATTTTAGAAACAGGAATCTCCAAGTTCACTTGCTTTCCTAAATCCAAATCTCCTGTTGATTTTTCCTTTTTCAAACGTTCGAACCGGATAAAGACTATATCGTTATTCTGGATAAACTTTTCTTGAAAAGATTTGACTTGCGCTCCCTCATTGGAAACAAGATTAAACTGTTCTACAATAGATTCTCCAAAAGCAAAAGAACTTTCATTAGCATAAAAAGGTGATAGTAAAACGGTAAATTCTCCCGTCTGTTTCGATTTTGTCGTTACTACCTGCAAAACATAAGGGGACAAATCCATAACCTTATCCAAAGCCTTGATATATACCCATACCCTTACGTTCATGGAAATTATCTTAGCGTTTATCCCTGTTCCTTTCAGAGAAGATGTAACGCTTGTGTCAGGCAAATATTCTTCATCACTTATCAAGCTTTCATAGTTTTCTCCCCAATAAGCCTTAAAACTTCCTTGCGACACAAATTGGCCTTCTTTTGCGGCTTTTGTAAGGGATAATGGCGTATCATCTTTCGGGCAGAACAAAGTTGTTCCTTGCTTTACATAAGGCAGCGTACCGGAATCATAATCACTTTTATATTTCGCTTGTTCCTCTTTGTCATAAGTTCCCCAAATAATATCAAGATTAGAAACCCCCTTTTCGTTCTTTACCTTCAATAAATCAGATGGAGTATATTTTTTCTTCCCAGTAGGAATAACCTTTTGCCATATATCAATAAAATCCTGTATAGTGGAGTATTTATACGCCGGAAGTGGGTATATTGGTGGTACGCTTGTTTTGCTGTTATCTTTTTTTGCCATTATTTATTGTCCTCCGAAGCTAAAGATTTAACCAATTCTTTCAACCCTATCTTATATAATGCTGCTGGAATCATGCCAATTCCATATGGTGCGGATGATAATAAATCCATGCCACCATCCTTAATTTTTTCTTTATTTTCTGATATAAATTTTTCCAACGCTGTAGGAAAATTAGCTGTAGCAGTGTACATAGCATTTATAGCATTCAGTATCTTGCCCAATCTGTCTATATTCGCTTCACCAATTCCAATCATTCTGTTTTCATAAGTGGACATCATCTTTTCGCCGGACGTAACGGTTCTTTCGGCAGCAGTAGGTTCATACCTGTTTGTTGGGTCATTCTGTTCCCTAAGTGCTTGCCTGGATTCATCCACTTTCTTATAAAATTCTCCAAAGTCAATATCCCCTTGTCCAGTAATCTTATTAATATCCGTATAGGAAAGGCTTGTAAATGCCCCTCGCATCAAATGGCGAAGCATTTCAAGACTTCCTCCCGATATTTCCTTCAATGATTCAAGAAACCGCTTCATTATATTTTTATCCCCCTCACCTCTTGACAAATCTTCCATAGCTGCAAGAATTTCAGAAGGATTTGTCAATCCTGTGGCTTGTTGTGTCGCACGAAGCAAAAGAGTTTGAGTTACATCATCTTGTGAAATCCCTTGCCCCATAAAAGCCTGCTGTACACGCTCCAATTGCCTACCTTCCATTCCGGTCTGCAAACGAACAGCACGCATGATAGAAGCTATGCTTGCTGCATCTATTTCACCTGTACGAGAAAGAATATCATCGGCAGAACGAATAAAAGTAGTCATACTTTCATCCATCGTAGAAGCGATTTCGCTAAGAGGGATTTGAAGCTGTTTCATTGTCTGTTCAAACGAACGGATAATAGCAGATGAAGAAGCAGTTTGTCCTTCCTCTGTACGGGCAAAACGCATCGCCCCTTGCATTCCCATTACAGTACGATCACTAAGTCCATATAAACGCTGTACAGCCATCAAACTTTGTGTTTCCGGTACAGGTGCAACTGTTTCTTCCTTTCCTCCTGCGGCACGGATAAGCGCAGCACGTCTTTGAATATACTCTCCTACATTCATTCCAAGAGCACCAGCAGCATAACTACCTTCTCCAAAGGCTGTGCGCATGGCTTGTCCTGCGGAAACACCCATTGTCTGCGCATAAGGTATGGTTCTCTTTTGTGCTTCCATAGCCTTTTCAACAGATGTAGTGAAAATACCCGCCATGACATTAGCGACCGCAGTGGTTACGCCACCCAAAAATCCCCCCACACCAGGTATCAAAGAAAGACCTTCTCCTACAATTCCGCCCAAAGAAGATATAAGTCCTCCACCCATAGCAGCAGGACTTTGAAATGTAGCTCCAACACCGGAAATCACTCTTGTGGCAATGTTAGTAGCTGTACTTCTGTCACTTCCTCTTTGTACATTTTCCCTTCTTTCTCTTGTAATAGGTGTTTCTTCTCTTGCTGGCACTGGTGATGGTGTGGGCACTGGAATAGGCTGTATTCCCGATCCGCCCACAGAAGAAGTTCCTCTTTGATTGTATAGAGTTTCATCAATGGAAAAGACACCTTCTTGTATCCCCTCTAAAGCGCGTGCTCCTGCTTGCACGTTTTGAAGAATTTGCTTTGTTATATCAGACAAATCGCTATTACCGGAAGAAATGGCTTCCACAATATCACGAAAACCTTCTTGATTTACACCAAGCAAAGCCGAGAGGTCGATAGCTCTCGTGCCTCTATCTTGATAGGATTCACCTCTTTCTCCCGAAATGTCCGCTTCCGGTTGCTTTCTTCTTCTCCTTCGTGTAGGTGTTGCAGTTTCTTGATCTTCTCCTTCCGGTTGTGGCGTAGGCTGGACAACTGGACGTGTAGGTGTTGCAGCCTGCCTACCCTTTTCGGAATTTTGCTGTCCCAAAAGGTTCAATTGCTCCCTAAGTTGGTTAAGTGCGTCGTTCTGCTGACGAATAATGTCGTTATTGTTTTCGACTATTCTTCGCTGCATATTCTCAACGTCTCTCCCGACCGACCTAAGTTGAGAGACATCTACCGACACCCTAAGTCTTTTTTCGTTATCCATTTTCCTTACCTTTTTCTTTTGCCTTTTGCTCCATCTCGATCATCTTAAACATCTGATCTTCATAGAAGGCAGTATCTTGTTCCGAAATTTCACCTTCCGGTGCTTTCAACCAATCCCCGATATTGGGAATATATTCTTGTGTCTTTTCCTCTCTTTCTTTCTTTTCTTGATTAAGTTCATAAAATGCCTTTTCTTCTTCGAACTCCATAAGTTCAGTAAAGAAATCACACTTCTTATGTTCTTCCGAAAGAAAAGGAATATTGTGCTTGTTCCTAAACCACCTGTCAATAGGAAAAGCGTTATTCCATTTTATAACAAAATTCCTATATTCTTCCCGATTCATTAGTCCACAGAAGAAAGTATTTTTTCAGCCTCTTTCAAAAAAGGAAACACCTCGTTCATGTAAATATCGCTGATCTCCTTAAAATCTTTCAGCCCAAGTTCCGAGAAACTTTTTACCTTCAAATCCGCAACCAACTGCGGACAAAGAACGGATAATGTTGCCTCAACGTCAATCATATCCAACGCACGCTGTGCTGTAATGGTAGGATTACCGATCAACGAGTTATAACTTCCTTTCCCTAATCTCTGCTTGTTTACTTCGATCTGGTAATACTGTCCTACATTAGGAAATTGAATTTCGTACTTTCTTCCTTTTACTGTAATTTCTTTCGTATTCATACTCTTTTTTATGATTAATTGATTGATTTATGCAAATATAACGATAAAACAGAGAAAGCAGAACTTTTGCTCTGCTTTCTAAGATAATGCCTCAATAAATTTCAAATGAAGTATTCTCGATTGTATTCATAGCACGATCAAAATCATCAGAAGTATCGTCTTTCTGAATTTCTTCTTCGAACTCCGACTGTAATTGTACGGGAACAGTTTTATATTTCAATTGGAATAAATCGTCAAACTGTTCTTTTGTCTTAGAAATAGACATCAATGTTGTAACTTCTATAATCTGTTTCTTTAAATGCTCTCGTCCGATTTCAGGAGTTAAAGATTGATGCCATTTGTATTTCCAATTCCCCTTAGAAGTCTTTCCTGTCTTTTCTTTAATCTTATCCACAACACCTTGCGGAAGCAGTTCGTAAATATATTTGCTCGTCAATTTACCGATAAAAGAAGGTTTATTCCGAATATATTTAGGAACGAACGGCAACCCCCATAACCTATAAATATTCTTATAGAAATCATCCGTAAAAGTAAGTTGCCATTTTAATATTTCGTCAGAGATGTAAGCATTAAGAATTTTTTGAAGCTCGAATCTTTCCCTGTCATATTGATACCCAGTAGCTTCATCCACTAAAGATATAATACCTACCTTAGCAAAAGATCGAACCAATATTTCACACTGATCTGCAATTATCTTTTGCCTATCGTTTAATTCAATATATTTTCTTGCCTCCAAAAAAGCATCACAAATATCTACCAACACAGTAGCTTCATATCCATTAACCTTCTTGTTCCCATCATAGCATTCTATAGGGTTAAAGTGGACCAACGATAAATGCTTAGAAATAAAAGGATTAAGTGATTTTTGTCCCAAATATCTTAATATTCTGTGGCCCGATGTTTTTTTATCATCCACCATTTTTAACGCCTCTTGCATTCCTCTTCCCGAAAGCACTCTCGTTCCATTTTCCAAAACGTAACAAGGAATTGAAAAATCTCCTAACTTTAGCTCTCCCTTACATTCAATCTTGTTAATCATATCATTTCTCGTTTAAATTTTTCAAACAAAATCTTATCCTTCTTATCATTTCCCATGCGGTACGTTGACTGACATCTATTCTACTACATAGATCAACAGAAGTTATTTCTTTATCCTGCAAAAACAACCACACAGCTTTAAACCACTTTATAAGCGGAGTTGATGTTCCAAAGAAAATAGTTTTTGTTTTTGCATCAAAAGTCCTATTTGTACTACAGCAAAAATACTTCCGTCCTTTTATTTTTACCTTCGCTTCCTTGTCATAAGGTGAAATAGGATAACCGTCACCCCATTTAAGAAGCTCCAAAAATCTAACGCAACTTTCCTCTGTTGGAAAGGCCATGTCTAAATCTTCTAAACTTTTAAATCTACTATTCATAAAAATAATTTTTAATTACACCGCAAATATAGTAAAATATTTCAACAACACAAAATTAAATATAGTTTTTACTACAAAAAATAAGGTGAGGATAAATCTCACCTTACTAAAATTATTTATTATGATTAATAGAAGTATTTCGCTTCACAGCGATGAATGTAAAGGTTAATTGATCTACAAATAACACAACGAAAGGTAAGAACTTTGAGAATAAATCTTTGGTTCTTACCTTTAAATTATGTTAAAATAAAGCTAACTACTTCAATATTCGGCAGTTGTAATCGGATTTAAAAAGCGTCCTTGGACATTATAAGCAGAAACAGCTTGCTCTTGCAATTGCCAATTCTGATTCTCAATGAAACACGGAGTTAAAAGAGCAATCGTCTGTCCTGTCGGGTCAACCTGTGTTACCATCTTGCGAGAATCATCAAAGTTCTGAACCAATTTCTTATAGATCATGATAGAGAAACCTTGTTCTGCAAATGTAAGAGTATCCAAGACTTCCTGCAAAGTTCCCAAGCGATGGATCATTGCTTCTACCACCGGAGCTTTAAAAGACAAGAAGAACTGATCCACAGTGAACGTACATCTGTAAGATACAGGCGGGATTTCCTGAATAGGCAAACTGCCTAACCCCTGAACATCTACACGATTGATTTGTTCCTGTACGGTAATATTTCTGACAAAACCGGCAGTCTCACCACCGATTTTTATATATGCCATAGGTGCACTGAATGTCTGCATGATATTCTATGTTTTAGAATTATTATCCACGAATTAAGAAGCCTGTAAAGAACAACTTATTGATTTCATTATTGACAACAATCTTATAAGTAACAAACCAAGCGTCTTCCTGCCTTGTTACGACAACATCTTTGAAAGAAAGAAGCAAGTTATCCTGTGCTTCCGTTGCTACTCTGGATTGCAGATAAGCAACCGTCCAATCCTTCACTGCACCGGCAGACAAAGTATTCACGTTTACACCGTTTTCCTGTCCGAGCAGATCAATAGAAGCATTTACAACTAATTCCTTATTAATCTGTGCAACGATACGCATGAACTGGATACTGTGGCTCTGCCCGTTGGAATTGAACAGTACCTTATTGTCTTGTAAAGTATTCACACCTTGTAACACAACAAAATTGTTCGTGTAATCATTGTAAACCGTCACAAGCATACCGGCATCCAAAGCCTTTACCTTCTCTGTTTCACTCAAAGTATGCTGTAATTTGTCGATACCGATCGTCTTGTTTGTGACAGGAATATAAGGCGGTTTTCCTGCCGTTCTTCCTAAGATACAGCACAAGTTGTACATTACACCCCACCAACGTGTTTTAATGCCTGTAATGCTGGATGCCATACCCGCACCACCATGCACCAACTGGACAAGTTCGCTATTGAAACCTTTCGCCAAATCAAGAGAATCTTTGAATTTAGCTTGATCATTATAGCCACCTACAAACAAGAAATGAGTGTATTTAGCTTGACTGTTAATGTGTGAAATAACTTGTGACTGCAATGCAGAGTTAGCATTTTCACCAAATTGGTCGGTCATGATAAAGCTATAGTCCAAACCTGTAATAGCAGCAAGCGCATCTGTCAAATACTGTGCATTGTAAGTTTCAGTCGCTCCTTTTGCAAGGACAAATTTCTTTCCTGCGAGTGCAGTTGTTACGTCACTTTCAGATACAGTCCCTTCACCTTCTTTCTCTGCATTAGCCGTCAAGACAAACAAATTAGCAAAATTAGAATCAGATTTAGCCCAATCAATCAAAGTCTGGATATTGTCAAATTCCGGTGACTGTAATACCAATGTAGGTGCTGCCTGATCTTCCGGTGTTTCTCCAATAGGATAATCATCTTCTGCATACCCTGTGAAAGAGCCGACATAGAATTTCATGATCCATTTTGCCGGATCATCCTCCCCTGCCACAATGGAAAGCCCATAACCGGTAATCAAGTTTCCAGCTTCTGAAAGTGTACCGTTAGCTCCCTTGCCTTCATCCAAAGTCTTTACTTCAAACGTTCCTCCGGCAGTTGTTGCAAATGTAAGTGTAGCAGCAGTTGTCTGGGCAGCTCTTACGAACAACAGTTGAGAGATACCAGTAGAAGCAGGATTTGTGTAATCAGGAGTAAAAAGTGCCTCTGCAATTTTCCAGTACATGCCACCTTTCATGAAAGAACGAAACTCTGCCAAAGTATCAAATCTATATACAGAATCCAGTCCCTGAAAGTTTTCCCCAGATACACCAGAGCCACCGCACCAATTTGCACCATAAACTCCTGTGTCAACTATGATGCAACGACCGTAATCAAGCGTTCTCGAAGGGCTTGTTTCTCCGCTTTTTATGGTAGAATACGCCCCGGGGAGAGTAATTTGTTTATTATTAAAAATAAATGATGTTGCCATAATTTATTGATTTTCAATTAATTATCGAATTATTGTTTGAATTTATTTTAATAGTACATTTAAAAATTAAAATAAGTAATTATCTCAAATATTTATAACAAATAATCAAATTAATTACCTACAAACTCTAAAATTAAATGTACTAATTAATTCCATTGACAAATCAAACTACACCAAAGGTAGTCATTTTTCAATCAACGTACTACCAACTGCCTTTAATTTCTGATTCCACCCCTGGAAGTCCATCGATAGCGGTTGGGTCGCCAAGAGCAATACTATCCACTTGATTAACCTTTCCAAAAATGATCTTTCCAAGTAAAGTGGTGTCCACAAGTCCGGGTGCTATTTCTTCGGAAGATAATTCCAATCCTATGGAACGAATAAAAATAGGAGTTGGCATCAATCTATTTTCCATCATCAGTTCTTTCATGGAAAACTCTATTTTGAGAAATTGAGAAGCCAGCAAGTCCCAAGAACCAAGTAAAAGCGCATACAAAACTTCCGACATCAGAATTGATTCATTCATGTTTACAGAAAAACACATAATTTCCAATCCATACTGTCTTGTGTCTCTGTACATAGGAACACCACCCATAAAAGATTCTATCTTGCCTATGGAATTAGCAATACCAGTTCTCTTTCCCGGTTCTCTAATCACATAAGCCGGCAATCCTGTTCTGTCCTTTGGGTATTCCAATAGCACTTTTATATTGTTAGGGTTCGTTTCTTTCCTTAAAAAGAAATTCTTTGCTTGCTCATAGAAGTTGTAAGAACCATCCTGTGTATCTCCCAACACCTTATACAAGAAAGAATCCTTTTCATTTTTCTTGCTTTCAAAGTCAGTCTGAACATACTCCAAACAACTTTCTATAATCTTTTTTATCTTAACTATCTGTAACATAATCAAATAGCTTTTAAAAATTCGTTTATAACCCTATCTGCAACTATATCTATCTTAGCTTGTTCAAGAGCCTTGTCCATGAGCTTGTATGAGATAATACCACCATTCCACCAACTGTTGGGGTCAGAATTTTCACTTACCCTTCTCCATGTAAAATAGCCACTTCTTGTCTCATTTGCGGTAGAAGCTATATTTACTTTCGTAAGACCTTGATAAATAGGTGCTTTGTGCATGTAAGATGGTTTATTTACTCCCAGTCGGTTTATTTCTTTTCTTTGTCCCTTTTCCGAAAAGTTTTCCGGCAAGTTTCCCTTTTCCAATCTCCCTGACTGTCTTACAGCATTATAAATCTGCTGTGGCATTATAGTTGAAAACAATCCAGAATCCGCTACCGCTTCCGAAGTTGCGTGACGGAAAGGAATATCAATGTACCAACCTCCACCTTCCGCTTCTTTTCTTTTTGGGGAATTTCTAAATCCTTCTTTTTCATCAAAAGGTGGCTGTCCTTCTTCTATCATTAAAGGAATAGAAGATTCTCTATTTGTCAATCCAAATGTAACAGACAAAGGGGATTCCCTTTCTATGAAAACTCCCCTTTTATATTCATTCCTTGTCTTACGAAGTTCGCTTGATATAAGATTTTGCCACCTAATCTGATATTCCGCTACAACTGCATCAATAATGGAAGAACCTAAAAACACAGATTGATCTCCTGAAAGATCAAATTCTTCCACAAGATCACCTAAATCTATGTCTATTGGTAAAATCATTCCACCACCTTCATTTGTATATTGTCGTTCAAAATAACGCCAGAACCGTCAAAATTAGGTTTTTCAGAGACTATCAAATGCGTTCTTCTTGCTACCGCCTGGATAGGAAGCCTTGTTCTTTCCAATTGTCCTGATTCCTTGTTCTTTTTCCATGAAGCACGTACTTCATGCGGAAAATCCAGCACATGAAACTCCAGTTGATGCTGATAATAAACGCTAATGACCGGATTTAAAGCCATATCGGCAGTCAAAATTATACAATAAGGGTTCGTTTCACTCACTTTGTAATCTGTCACTGAAAGCTGTCTTAAAGGCATCGTAGAACCATCAAACACATGTATGCTGTATATGGATAACGGCTTATAAGTAGTAAATATGAAAAAGTTCTCTCCGTCCGTTCTGACAGGAAGATTTTCGCTGAAATAAGAATATTCCTTTTGAATTGTGATCCTGTCAAAATACCCCATATTAGGTTTATCTACATCTGTCACCGTTACATTGATAGTTCCTATCAGTTCTTCTGACCAACGCTTATAATCATTGTTTCCGTTTATTCCGGTTATGAGCGCATGAGTACTTACAGGGTTCACATAAAAATATCCAGTACCAAAGCAATTCTGGCAATCCGTCAAGGGAGAATCCGGCGCGTTACAAGGACAACGCAAAGCCTTTTCGATTATTACCTCATATCCTTTCAAGTAAACAGCAGAATCGAACTCTGAACGCATAAATTCAGGACTTGCATTACTTAAAGCCGGAATAGGTGATTGTAAAATGCTTTTTCTCATAATACCTCCTACAATACCAAAAATTTAAACTGATCGTACACAAGTTTTATTCGTCCTACCGTTTCCTCTATTTCCTTCTGATACTGTTTCAGGCGTGCTCCATACCCTGCATTTTCCGCAGAGGCGGTAGAGTTTATGGATTGTCTAAGCCCGTCTATCTCCAAGTGCATGGACGCAATACCAGGAAGGCTGAATATCATATCACCTGCGATATTTAACGGGCCAAATGAAGCAAGTTTCCCGACCAGATTTATCAAATCAAGAGGCATCTTATCCAAATCAAATCCAGTCACATACTGAATATCCCAATAATCCGGTATGTTCGTGTATCGTTGGAATCCTATTTGGGTTGTTATCCCTGTAAGAATAACATCTGCATTTCCCCTAACTGAACTTGCTCCAGTCGGGACTACACTCATTCTCCGCTTCCCTATCCCATCCATATCCTTTTCACATGTAAGCCATGCTTGCGGATAAATGATCTGCTCCATCTTGTTTAACATACCCGTAAGGGCAAGAGGAACTCTTACAGGACAGTTGGTTTGTATGATAGGGAATTGCTGAAAATAATCTGTCCTGTAATAAGAATGCGTTTCCGATTCAACCAACTGTTTTACAAATTTGAGATTGAAATAGTTCTCAACCTCTCTCTGCGCTGCACTAAGATAAGTTCTAAGAGCATCGTCAGAAAAAGCCGTTCCAGTTCCAGCCTGTATAGTGATACCATACAAGTAGTTGTTCCACATTTCGGCTACCGAAATGACCGATCCTGTGTTCTTTTTATATTTTATTGTAAACGTCAGTTGTCCCGGCATAACCTTTTATTTTTTAGGTAAAGAAATTATCGCATTGATAAGTTCGTCCTTCTGATCTTCTTCTTTGAATCTTCCTGCCTTTTGCTTAGACATACCATTTTCAATAGCAAGAGTTTTCAAATCTTCGAAAGACATTTTGGACATATCTTCTTTCAAAGAAGCAATTTCTTCTTCGGAAAGATTGCTTCCCTCTTTCTCTTCTTTTGGCTTTCCACCATTTGACAACCTTTCAGCTTCCTTTCTCCAAACTTCCACAGCTTCTTTCAGCTTTTCAATTTGGGTGTTCTTGTCACTGATAATACCATTCAGGCGATTGATTTCAAAGTCATACTCATCTTTCAGAACTTTGATAGTGGCTTCATCATCCTTTTCTCTTTCAGATTTTTCCTTTTCCAAATTCTCTGCATCTTCCAAAGAAGTGATTCCTTTAAAGCCGCCCGTTCTGATATATTCCCACGTTTCGTCCTTTACGGTTGATTTTCCGTCCTTAAACTCTACAAGTTCATCTCCAAACTGGATAACGGTATTTTTATAAATTGTTGATACGATTGCAATCATGTTTCGAAATGTTTTAAATTATCAAGGGAAGGGAAGAAGCTACAAAGAACCCTTTCCTTCCCTTCGTTTATTTTAATTCCAATGACTAAGTATAGCCTTATGCACCCAATCCTTCGTCACCAATATTGATGATGCGACAAATCTTAGCAGGTTGATACAGAACCGGAGTGCCGTAGTTCAAGATAGCAAATCTACGAGACGGTGCGGTGATTGCAAAGTCAATCTTGCGAGTGTCACCGAACTGCAAGTATTCGTTGATCTGGCTATCATTGTAGTAAATCAAAGCAGACTTCGTTCCTGCAATGATACGGTTACGGTCACGAACCTTAGTAGCAGCCGCGCCATCATATCCAGCAGCCAGCATAGAAGCCGGAATAGTAAAGATAGGATAATATTCTGTCGTGTCTGTCAAAGCAGTTACTTTCTTAGTACGATAAACCACATAAGCGGTAGCCTGATAAGCTCCACCTACACCGGCTGTCCATTGTAAGTCAACTGACTGATTAGCTGCAACAGCCAAAGCGGTATCTGTCAATTTAAGCGGAGCAGATTCGCCATAGCGATTCTTTGCAGTTACCAGATAGCCATAAGAACCTGCATGTAATGTAAAATTGGTTTTAGCATCTGCAATAACAGCCGATTTTGTTCCACCTGCAACAGGAGTTGCCGGAGCTTTCGGAGAAGTAGCAGTAGCAGTTGCCTTAATAGGTTTACGAACGTCAAAGAACTTATCGCTCTTAACTGCAACGCTACCAAACTGCGTTACGATATTGTTTACAGACTGGCCCATCGTTGCCCCTACAACGCTGTTAGCCATACCGACAACAACACGTTTCGATTCATGGAATTTCTTCACATAGTTGTTAAATACAACCGGAGCAGAAACGATACGGTCGATATAACCGTTATAAACGTTTACAACAGCATCAGCAGCATCTTCCACCAAAGCATCAGTCAAGATGCCACCCTGTGCGTCGATAACAGCAGCAGAGCCATAATAAGCATCCAAAATCTGTTCTGTGCTCATACCTTCCGTAGAACCACGGTCAGCAGAAGCGACACCCATCATGTGCTGGCGGAAAATACCATCAAATTCTTCTTCCACACAAGTAGAATCCGCACTCGTCAAGTTAGTGTCAATCAAAGTAAGCAACAGGGTTGTCTTGTTCTGCACCTCACGAGTGTACATGTTCATACCACCTGCCAACTTCGCCAACATTGCCGGGTCTGTTACCTGTCCTGTCAATCCCATGAACTTAGCGATAACAGATTTACGGATATATTGAGTATCGGTTTCTTCCGGTGTTTCGCCTTCACGGTTGAAGATACCTACATCTTCACCATATTTGTACAACTGGTTGTACTGGTGAACCGTGTTTTCGATTCTCTGTTTCGGAATTTCGTTGTAAACGACCAACTGATTCAAACGGTTAGCAAGAACCTTAATGTAAGCATCCAAAGATTCTACTTTCAAACCTCCACCATTGTTAATCTGGTCGTTGTATTGCATACCGGTCTGTAAGCCGGCTTCCATAGCTTTCAACACGTCAGCAACGTTATTGCTACCTCCAAAAGCTGCCAAATCATTATAATTGTATAATTCCATGATTATCAATATTTTATATTATATTCAATCGAATTGTTTCTTACTTGTGGAACTTGATATTATACTTTTCGTACATGAACTTCGCCAAGTTCTTGCCAATAGTTTCGGCTTGCGTATCTGCCAAGAAAGCTAAAGCATCATCGCCAATGGATTTTTCAAGTTCTTCACCTTCATTTTCAATAGCCTTGTTGATGGCAGCAGCAATCAAAGGACGTTGTTTTGTTACAGACAATAAAGTCTTTCCTTCTTCGTCCACTTCCGGCTTCATGGATTTCTCCAAAACAGCAGAAGTCTGAACACCTTTGAAAGATGGAGTTTGTGCGCCGAAAGTTTCCAAAGATTTTTCAATGTTACCAAAACGTTCGTTCATAACCTCTGTCATTCCTTTTACGATATTGGCAGCCAAAGAAGCACCGAAAGATTTCATATCTTCCATAGAGAAAGATTTCTCAACTTTATCTTCTTTTTCCTTGATGTCTTCTTTCAAATCCTTTACGTCTTTCTTGTCCTCTTTTTCGTCCTCTTTAAGAGCATCTTCATGCTTCTTATCGTTGCCGATATTTTTTTCTTCCTTCTTTTCGGAATCCTTCATTTCAGCAACAGTTTTAGACTTCTCAAAAGTTACATCACCTCTTTCCACCATAGAAGCAATATCTTCCGCACTAAAACCAGAGTTTTCGAGTGCCTTGTATAGCGGATCGTTTTTAAATTCATTCAAGTTTAGCATAATATACTATCTATTTAAAAATTATTGTCGAACTCTTTCTACGAGTGTATTAAGTACACTTCTATCCAATCTTCCTTCCTGTACCGATTTGTAAATCTCCCAAAAAGACTCCACATCAAAAGAATGAGACTTTTGGAAGTTTACCTTGAAATTATTATCTATCTGAACTATCCCATTTTCGGTACAATACTCAAAAAGGATAGCGGATTTTTGCATTTCCAACAAATCGTTCCCCCTATTCCCTTTACTTTTCTCAATATCAAGATAAGTTTTGGTATTAACAGGTGTCATAGTCAACGCTATGTTTGTAATAAGAGCTTTTGTTACTCTTTTTGGATTCCGTTTATCTCTTTCCAAAGCCTTGCCCTCGACACTCATTCCGGGCTTTCTTGTTGAACCGGATTCCTTCATCTCAATAGCCTTATCCCAAAAAGCACGAGCCTCCGGTGACTTTTCCCATAATTTGCCTTTAACGAAAAACTTATTATCTTTCACGTAGGCTTCAATAGGTTCACCTATCCAAAATCTACTTTTGTTAATAGGCGATCTTGTTGGCAAATGATCAAGATTGAATAGTCCTGATTTTAAAAATCTATCATATATAAACCCAGACGGCTCTAACACTTCTTCTTCATCGTCCTTTGAAGAATCAGAAGCTACGCCGGAAAAGACCATATTAGAATATGGAGATTCATTCAAAGAATCATCCTTTTTAGCCTTTTCCAAGTCCAAGTCTACATATAATTTGAAACTATCAAACATTCTATGATTGTTATATTAAATATAAGCGTAATAGCGACACTCAAAAATACTGCAAAAATAGGTATAAATTGCAATAACCCAATATTTTAACTTTTATTAATAATTATCACAATCTATACCTTTTGTATTAATGCAATTGCAATCTGTATTTCGATTGTTTGAGTGTGGCAAGGAAATCATCAATCCAACTTACCTCACCATTGTATTCATCCCGTCCAGCAAGTTCCTTTCTAAACTCAACCGTCTTGTCGAAAATCATCTGGCAAATAACAATAGGATCAGATTCTTCCACCTCGTCACCTTGTATTTCTCCATCCTTAAACCGTCCGAATCCTGCTTGACCGGCTTCTGCAATCTTATCTTCAAATTCAGAAACATTTTCCGAAAGATCATCAAGATAAACGTGCTTCGAGTTATCCTCCTCTCCCCAATGAATGTTTTTAAGGCGCGTTTTAGCTCCTTCCAGAAAATTAAGATAAGTGTTGAAAATACTCTTATCTTTCTTCTCGGACTTTTCAAGTTCATCTTCCTTTTCTTCCTTGGAAATAGTATCTTCCTGCGACTTTCTGATATCTTCTGTTTTGGAGACGCCGTTTAATCTGAATTTAGTACCAAACTTCCATTCTTGTTCACCGTTATCTTCTGTCTTGATAGTTACAGAAAAAGGTTTACACAAATTTGCCACTTTTTGGAAAGTAGCTAAAAAATCGGCAAACTTATCTCCATGCCCTCCGTCATTATCAATAAAGGAGATTTGAAAGTTTCCGTAAGTGTGTTTGTTTGGTTCTTCTTCAACTTCCACTTCTTTTTCTTCATAAACTGTTCTCTTAAAAGTAATAGCTTTCTCAATCTTTCCTTCATGAGAACAGCCTTCTCCTACTCCATCTTCTGTACGGACGATATTTTTAGTTTCTCCATCCAAAGATTCACGTTGCAATGTATGAGCATCTTCCGTGTCCATTGTTTTTTCAACTTTCCAATCTTCCGGCAGTTCGTCTTCCAAATTAAGCTCTTTTGCACGCTTCTTGATCCATTTCTTTACATCTTCCTTCGGCATAGAAGAACTACCAGATAAACGGATAGCATCTTTCAAATCCTGGCGATTTCTAATAGGATATTTCCCATTTGGCATTGCCTCACCCTTCTTTGCCAAATCCTTTCTTTCTTCATGTGTGAAAAAAGTCTTGTTTGCTGATTTTTCCAGTTTTTCGGGATTTTTCTCGCAATAGGTAGTAAATACTTCCTTTGATATTTTCCCGTCCTTGAATGACTTCATTACCAATTGAAATTCATCCGGCACTTCAATACCAAGAATGCGCTTGATATTATCCTTCATATCAAAAATGAAGTTGTAAAGATCAAGTTCCGTGTAAGGATTGATCCATTCCGACCCCGTTTCCTCTTCCGCATCCACAAGGATATTGACTGGTGTCTGATCGTCAATATGACACATAAAATAGTGAATCTCTATCCCTTTTCTTTTGGGGATATACTTACCGACAGGAATCAATAAACTTTCCGACATATCAATGCCAGTTTCTTCAAACAGCTCTCTTTTGGCTGCTTGCAAGAAAGTTTCCCCTGGATCAACATGACCTCCTGGAATACACCAATCGTTCGATACTGCTCCCCTTTCTCCCACACGGTTCAAGATAAGAAGTTTGTCACCTCTAAAAACCAGTACATCGGCAAATTGCACCTTTCCTTGCTTTGCTTTGAACAAATCAAAATAAACCGATTTTTTAATCAACCCTTGTTTCCAAAGTTCCCGACATTCAAAAAGGTGACGAATATCTTTTGCCATTTCAGCAAAATCTTCATCGTTTTCCAGCCTCTCTATCGACTTCTGGATAGAATTTCTTCTATTGTAAACACTCATTAAATCCTTTGATTGCTGCTTTAAGAACTCACTGAAACAACTCTCTGCCTTCATAGCGGCTTCCACATTGTCACTACCTCTCAAAGAATCGTATTGAGACTTCTGTAAAGAGTAATTCTCCGCAAGTGAATCTACTTCTTGCTTTATTTCTCTTTCCTTTTTCAGAAGTCCTTTATACTCATCTATTTTTTCTTTTTGCGTCTGTAATCCAAGTAACGCTTTCAGGTTCAATCCCATATCATTAAATTTTTGAATTATTGTCACAAACTACATCCGGGATGCAGACATTATCTGCAAAAAAGAAGTCCGGCTTATCAAGCTCAAAACTATAAAAATATTGCGAAACATTGTCAATAGGTATCTGTATAATATTGGTTACTTTACCCTTACAGCCATTTTTCAACATGATAACATCTCCTGGTCGTATCTTGTTAGCTCTTTTCATTTTGTTGCTACACAAAACAAATGAATCTTCTGTTATTCTGTGTAGCGCATCTTCCCGATACCCCTTTTCAAGAGTTTCATCCTCGGTAATATAGCACACGTCCAGGATACGGGGAATAGATGATAATTCAAACTGCGTCACTCTAACTACTCTCCTATAACCAGAAGCGGTTCTTATAACGTCTCCTACTTGAATATCCTTTATCCATTTAGAGCTATCCACTGTAGGGATATTGATATAACCAGAGTTGAAAATTGTTCTTGTTCTCATTACACTTCGAAATATTTTGTACCTACTGTAATTTTCACTTTCGACTTCCTTTGAACACGATCTTTATCTTCCACTTTTTTGGGTTCAAAAGACTGTGTTTTATCATCCCATTCATAGCCATCTGGAACATATCTTAACAAACAACGGCAGAAAGGGTGAATATTTGTTAAAACAGGCTTCCAATCCTTTGATTTTCTGCCTATATTAGTGCCGTTAGCAATCAATTCAGACAAATCAAAGATAACAGGTTTAGAACCTATACCATTAGTAGTATAAGCGTTTATACAATAGCGGCACGCTTGTGGCATTGTTTGTTTATATACCTTAGCATGGATGCCATGTTCCTTCATTATCATTTGAGCTGTGCCTATCTGAAAAATGTTCTCCATTTCGGTGGCGACTATACGCCCCCAGTCACGATTCCATTCATCCAATCTATGTCCAAGTGCACTTACTATAGACTGAACGGATTTCCTTTTTAGAACCCCTTCTGAAAGTTCCTCTTTAATAGCTGTTTCAACTTCCCTTTCTCGCTCCGCAACAGCTATTTTCATTTCTTCTTCCGATATGGTGGAAGAAAGAGAATCCTTTATTTTATTTCCCATTCCCTTTATATAGGAATAAGAACGCATAGCCGACGCATTGTATTCTGCCTTTTCCCTTGTTGTCAATGCCGGGTATTGTTCCTTTTCAACATATTGTTTTAAGTCGTTAAAATCAAGCGAAGAAAGCTGCGCAGGAGAAAGTATGGCTGCTAACCGTCCAAATATGAATGCTTGCCAGTAAGGTGGTATTTTTAGAATTTCTGTCTTTAGGTCAAAATCGAACCTTTTAAGTACATCTATGTCGTCTGGGGAAAGATAATCTTTTCCCAATACATCGGCAATCACTCGTGCAATACGATAATCGACAATGAAAAACAACTGCTGTATTTCTTCCGGTGTAAATAACATAAGACTACTTTGATTTTTGACTAACCATTTTCTTCGTCAAGTCCATTAACATATTGTTTATCTGTGTCGAGAAAATGACCTGCGCCATCCCTTCATAACCTTCTTGCACTTTAGGATAACGCATGGGGTCAACATGATGATGTATATTTGACACCAACGGCATTTTCTCAACCTTTATATTCTTGACATATCGAACGTTCACTTCTCACCCCAATTCTTTTCAATGTAAGACATAGCAGCATCCATGATAGGATTCGAACTAAAGGCTTTCTGTGTATCTTCCTTTTCTTCCGAAGCTATCTGACGATCCACTTCTTCATTCATCGCTTCTCCACCATACATAGCCTGCTGCATCTGCATTTGCTTTTGAAGTTGATAGGATTGATTCAGGATAGTATCCGTTTCGGGATTGAATTTTCGTCCAGAGTATTTTTCAAAAATATCCTCTAAGCAAACCATACCGTTTTGAATCTTCTTAGCATCAATCTCGACCTGTCTGCCTTCATCCTCTGCATCCACACCAGTAAAGACAAATTCAAAATCTTCATCCATTTCAGAAACAAGATAGTAATTGATTACTTCTTGTAAGAATACAAGGATAGGTTTCAATCCTTTGTCTTTAGAGTGCTGCAATCGTTCTTTCTGACCGGCTTGTCCGAATATATTAGTTTGATCCTTGAATTGGAAACCAAGCTCAGATGGATCGATACGATATACAGCACAGGCCATAACCAACAGAAACTTTAACCAATCACTAAACTCCATGTCACGGTTGGTATTCTTGCTTAAATCTAACCACTGGAGGTCTAACCCATTGATAATGGGCGTTCTATGACTATTACGTGTACCCACCATAGTCTGTTGCCAAGCCTGTCTGAACTCATCCAAAGAAGATTGGGATATGTTCGGATTCTTAACATTTATGATTCCTTTTGGTTGTGACCCCTTACAGTTATGGACTGCAATAAAGTTACCCAAGAAAATATGTTCATCGTTGAAAACCTCAATATCGTACAATTGTTCTTCTTTATCTTTCCAAGACTTAGAGAATTTGACAAACCTATATTTTAAAATATCTGGTATAGGTAATCCGTTTTCAATATAAGCCTCAATAACTTTTCCACGGCTAATTCTATCGCCTCTCTTTACTCTATATTTCAAGACAGAACTCTTTTCTCCCTTTAAATCTTTTATGAGAGAAGGTACAATGCCTTTAGGTAGTAAATCCCAACGATATTTCGATCTATCCGTTCTATAGATTCCTTCGTTTTTATAGTCTTGCATATAACCTATATTCTTAACAAAGAAATCCACATTTTGAACTCTAATCTCCGCACGGCAATCCCTATACTCCTTTTTTCGAGGCAAATTATCTACAACTTCACACCCAACACTCAAACACAGCCTTATTATATCCTGACGAAGATTTTCATCAACACAAAAAGTTGTAGGAACACTGTACCCACCTTTATTCTTCTCTTTGTGTCCGTCAGCAGAGAACATGCCTCTTATAAAAGCACATCTACATTCTTTAGGAAGATTAAAAACAGACAAAGGTATCCTCTTGTTTCCGGTATAATTAAAACCAAGTTCTATCAACCAGTCAACAAAAGACTTATCATAAATATAAAGATATGAATAACCAAACTCGCCATCGCTTCTTTGTCTCTTTTTATTGGCAAGACGAACTTTGTTGTGAATATTATACTTATTCAAAATGTTCACAAATTTATCCCTAACTTCTTTGTCTTTTTTCCAGTGAGGGAAGATTTGAATATTATATTCCATCCAAGTTCCGTCACAAAGACCAAAACCTATCATCTCCCAGAAATCGCTATCCAAAACCATTTCCAATGTAGGAGTAAAATCTTTTTTACATTCACATCTCACCTCTTTGGTTGGATTAGGAAACGTATTAAAATATCTCTTGCCCACAAAGAATCTTTCTGGATTAAATTCAGCTTCTTCCCCAAAATTTAAAAGACAATAATCTTCCTCTGTCAGCTCTTCCTGGCGTTTCCATACAGGATGCAAATCATTATCGGTAATAGTTAAAAATCTATGATCTTTACTTGTCCTAATTTTCAAGCCATTAAAAAGCATGGTTATATAAAGATCATCGACTTTCGTTTTGAATGCTTTAGATTCCGTCCACTTTACCCCATCAAAAGTTTTGAACTTCTTTCCTATCAAATCCTTTATATAGCAAATACCACTGTCTGTAACTATTTGAGTATCAGAAGATAAACAGAAATAATTTCCATTGTATTCAAACCCCCACAATATCCATGTCATAATACTGGATAAAGTTTCCAGTTCGGAAGTTCCATACCCATTCTTATAAATGTTAGTGGACTTGTTTCGGATACCTATTCCAAGCTCCCAGGGGTAGAAGATCACGCTTTCATGCGTAACAGGATTTTCCATGATCTGCCCTTGCCATGCCATACAATATTTAGGAAGATAACCTTTAAAACGGTACTTTTCAAACTCATCTCGGAACTTAGGGTCAATACTGTCCAAGAAACGAATCAAAGAAGCATCTACGGCACGGTATCTCGCCAAATTCCAAGACCTGTCTCTTACAATCTCAAAGGCAAGCTGATCAAGCGTTAAACTGTCAAACACAACTTTTCTCCCAAAATCCTGAAATGTATCAAAAGATTCCCATTTGTCATGGAAACCGCCTTCTTCCAAGAATTTACGAATATAGGCTATCTTTATCTGATCTTCTCTTGAATGTTCTGTGCTTTGTTTCTCAAAAGGATTTCTTTTTCTTCGGATAGTGTAACCTTCTTTCTGTTCATCTGTTGAAAAATGCAAGAAATTCTGTACCTGTTCAACACGGGTATTCACCACAGCCCGGACAACAAAAATATCCCCCATCCTTCGAAGCACTTCAAAAGGAAGCGACCCATAAAACATAGGGTCTTTATATCCTCTTCCCGTATCACTTGCTTCATCTGGATTAAAGAACACAGCCTTTACATTGTCCTGTCTTTGGTTGACATTATCCAGGTACAAATTAGCTTTTAAAAGATTTTCCAAATCATCAGAACGAGACATCTGCTGTAATTTGGATTGAAGCAAAGTAGGAAGAGTTTTCTGCAATCCTACAATATCTTCCAAAGAAAGATTAGACAGACCCTTTAACAGGTCTGTCTTTTCTTGATTTTTATGTTTACTTTTCCTACTCACGACAATAAAAATTTAAACGGTTGTGCCGGCAGCTTGTGACAATGTAATCGTTATCGTCTTGTTCCCTTCGGAAGATTTTACAACGGCAGACCCTTCTCTTGCTGCACCTGCATTGGCTTCGGCAATTACAGAATATTCAGCTTGTCCTTTACTGAACCCCGCACCGGAAACAGTTGTTGTATAAGCTACAACTATAGGACTTCCACTTTTCTTTCCATTCACAAATTTCTGTTTACTGCTTTGGATAGGAAGAATTTTCATACCTCCCTCTTTTGGAAACTCTATATTGGAATCTTCGCAAGACAAATTGTATTCCCATGTTTCAACGGCAGCAGCTTGTGTTAACTCTACAGAAACTTCTTCACCTCCTTCTACCAATTGGGTTGCTGTAAATGTTCCTTTTCTTTCCGAAGAAGTGATGTTTTCATGGGACGAAACGATACATCTGTCATTCTTTAGCTCATAATAGAAAGCGTCACCCACCAACGAAATAATAAAATCTTCCGGTGTGGGATTTCCAACGTTCTTACCATTCAACTTTTTCTGTTTGACAGAAGTAACTATGATATCTTTACTTTCGGCAGCCCCCTCAAAAGATAAAGAAGCCGGATTTGTAGAAATAGAATATTCATAATCAATAACAGAAGGAGCTTGTGTCAAAAGAACGGTTACTTGCTTGCCACTCTCTTTCTGTGTAATTATGGCATCACCGTTTCTTTCTCTGTCTGTGGGGTTTTCGTCCACAGAAACGGTACTTGACCCTTTAGCCCAAGAATACCCGTTCCCTATAATATGAACGTCTATTTCTACAGCCTCTTCGTCTCCGGTAGGTTTATTGTTCACATATTTCTGCTTGCTTGAAGTGACTACAAAATCCTTCGATCCACCCGTAGCAAGATAATCAAGGGAAACCGTCTGCAAATTCAGTTTATATTCCCATCTTTCTGCGTTGTCCACAAATATGATAGGATCATCTTCAAACTCTTCTGGATACCCGACAAGTTTCAAAGAATTTGACAAAGCCCATTCTTTCAATTTACCTATATTGTAAGTGACACCTGCTCTAATATCAATACCGATACTTTTGTAAAATTCGGTATCACCAACCACGTTTTCCGTAACAAACACATTCAGTTGACCGTCTATCCCATCGGTTATAACTGTCAACTGTCTGTCTTGTTCTACGTTTGTAAATAAAAGCCTTAGCATATAACGATATTATTAAATTGTATGCAAATGTATTATAATTACCATAATTATTTATTATATACTCAATTAATATCATTTAAAAGTAGAAATGATATTAATTGATAATAAAACATCATCCAGTTTCAACTGAAATCAACCCATGCCCTATATAAGTCAATTTCTTATATGTAACATCCTTTTTGTTTTCACTGTTTATATCACGAATATTAAAATATCCGCTAAGTCTTCTTGCATAAATGAAGTATTCATTACCCTGAAACTCCACCTTATCAAACAGCCTAAATCCAAAAACTTTAAATGGAGCTTGGTTCATTTTCCTTTTACCTCCCTTCAATATTTTCATTTTATGGATTTGTCTGTTATGCCTGCGTACAAGTTTTTCTTTGAAATAATATCCAGGTCTTTTAGCTTCAAAGTTTTTAGAGATAACAAACGCATCAGAAATATGAGATTTCTTGATTTCGTGTTTTATCCGATTGTGTTTCGTTATATACCCAAATGTCATACTAACATTTGGATATAATGATTTCAACTTATCTAATAACTTCCATTTCATGATTCCCATAACAGCCGCATCACGAAGCGAAGCCCCTCGCCTTACCTTTAATTTGATATTTCCTTTGTGATATTCCTTATGGCAGGTTTCACATAATGTAATAAGATTAGAAGGAGAATTGCCTCCAGTTTTTCTGGATTCAATATGGTGAACATTAAGGATTTTGTTTTTTGACTTGCCTTTACAATTTTGGCATACGTGATTATCTCTTGCTAAGACATATTCCCTGACGTTCCAAAATCCAAGTTGATCACCTTCCTGATACTCTTTACCGGATATATCAGAATTCTTAATCTTTTGGGTATCAAATTGAGCTACTTCAATAACAATACGAGATATGGGAAGTATAAAACAAATATTGTCAATAACACGAATATGAGCGTCTATTTTGCACCTCACCGAAGGTGCTATCCATCCTGGACGATTGCTTTTTACTCTATTGCTAAAACGTGGCTTTCTATATCTCAATTTGTATCGTCTTGTTCTTCGTAGCTCCCTTCTGGTAGACAAAAGATCTACGATATCATTTCTAAGAATAACTTCACTGCTGTAAAGTTCTTTGTTTTTCGTCGTAGCTGATAAACCAACATGCTTAGTCCCAGCATCAACGCCTAACACAATTTCCTGTTTGTAATCAGGTGTGACGTACATTAATTTGATGGTAAACGGACATATATTCACAACGACTGCTTTATTTGCTTTAAGCAGCCTGCGAACCTTTCCGTGCCTCGTTGTTGGCATCAGAGGTTTACCATTTATGTCTTGTACGTACACCATCCTGTTACAAACTAATTTTTAAATGTTTATTCAACATAAGTCAGGGCAAAAACCCTGTTAGTACCCATCGCCAATGTTATTCGGAGGTTTACTTGCAGGTAACACTGTTTCACCAAATATACTACTCCTGTTTAATCACCTGCCTTAGAGCTTGGAGCTTGGATAAACACTCCAAGGTAACTATACATTCTCCGATAACGTAGTCTCTGTTTCAAGACTTAGGCTAATAACCTACCCCGTAAGGGATATTCAAAAATTATACTACTTGATAATGTTTTGAATATTATTCGAGGTTATTTTTAGCCACAACTTCAAATTTCTGCACTCCGGCATCTGCCATTACGACAAGATTTAAATCTTCCTTAGCATCCAAACCCAAGTCTACCAAAGTAAATTCCATAGGAGTGCGACCATTTACTTTTGATGTAAGCATTTTTCTGTCACCTCTAATAACACCATATCTTCCTATAGAGTTATTGAGTTTTACTGAATTGGGGAAATAAATTTCAATTTCCTTTTCCGCCGGAACAGTAGTGTAAACAGACAGTACACAAACATTCTCATCATTCCATTCTGCATTCACAGAAACGACTTCATTCAATCCTTGCGGTTCGATTGTAAGAGTAAGCGCATTATTTTCAGCAAACGCAACCAACTCTTCATGCTGAACGCTTTCTCCCACATTCCATTTCCAACCTAAAGCAAGAAAAGCATCACTTCCGGCTTTTTCATCAGCAGAAGGATTGACAGAACCAGCAGGAACAACGCCTCTTGGAGATTCAGTGATAAAAACTCTTTTTTGTTCACAAGAACCATCTGTAACGACAACTACGTCAATTTTATTGTCTGTATCGATAAATCTATATAAACGCATATCTCAAAAATTTAAAATTACCTATCTAAATAGAAGGACGGTTGTCGTTCTTGTCCTTCATTTTTAAAAATCCATTTTCGTCAAAGTCCCTTAAATATTTCCTCACCCAAGAAGGAACAAGGTTAGGAGAAATTTTTCCTGCATTCTCAACGATGGAAACAGATTCCCTAACAATAAGGGCCGTACACATTAAAGATCGAAACCAAGTAAAAGTAGTAGCTATTTGTCCGTCTATCGTATATCCTCCAAGAACATGTCCAACGATAAGTAGGCAGCTATAAACAAAAAGTTTCGTCATGATCATTGCGAATCCTTTGGACGAAAAATCCTTCTTCCTTAGATGAAACACCCAGCTTACAAGGGTATCTATCACGATTAGCACGACAAGAAATTTCAAAAACTCCCAGTCCCTAAATATATATTTTTCTATCCAATCCACAATAGGAGATAAAGGTATGGCGACAAGTAATGGATAACAGAAGCTACCCAAGTAAGCCTTTATGTAATATATTCTCTGTTTTTTCTCCATTACTTCACAAGGATTAGTCTTCTTTCTTGTCAGATTTTTCAGATTTATCGGAATCTTCTTTTGTTTTCTTCTTATATTCTGTGTCTTTCTTGTAGGGCATACCCACAATACCTTTTCTTCTGTTTTCAGGGGTATCTTTATAGAAGCCAATCTTGTTTTTCACAGGAAGTCCGGTCATTCCGGCTTTTTCAATTGTTTCGGTATCCGCGTCCTTCCATTCAATCTGTGAGTCACGATAATATACAACAGATTTGTTGAAGTTTTCATCAACCACAACAACACGGTTTAAGGACACGAAGTCAATAGTCCCATGTTCCTGTTCAGTAGGATCAATGCTTTTAACTACATCAGAAGCAAAGTCTCTGACTTGCTCTAACGAGTAAACCTCCCAGTTATTCTTTTCTGCAAGGTCTTTAAATTCATTTATAGGATATTCTCTAATCATTTGTGCACAATTTAATTAGGTGTAATTCAACACACAAATGTAACCAAAATTTCCTATATCGAACAATTTTCAAAAACAAAAACTCTTAGCAAGCACTTTCCTTGTTGGGGTGGCAACCGTACTGATACTTGCTAAGAGTGCCGTTCTCGTTCCACCCAACGATCAAAGGTAACGGCTTAGCCTTTTAAGGTAGGAAGTAAACTAAACTGAATTTTGATTGTTCCTATGCGCGAAGAGCAATGTTACTTCAAAAGAAGCCTTTCTCACGGGAAGCTAATTATCCCACGACATCCTATAGGAAGCCTTAATGCCAGTGTTGCAGGACTTATCGTATCGGTTTATACTTCTATAGGGGAGCCGGCATCCTCAAACTCCGTTGGTCGCTCCAATCATTTCAATCTAACACTTCCAAAATGGGGATTAACCCTCAACATCACATAGCCTTCAAGAAAAGAAGGGAAGCTACCGCGAATCACTTCCAATCTCCAACTTTTTAGCTATCTCATCTCGACTGCAAATATACAACTATTGCATTCAATAATTGAAATTTTTACAGTTAAAAGTTGTTAATATCAATACCACATGCAGCAGCAATCAGTAGGGACACTTCCTGTTCCTCTTTTGGCATCTGCCGAATAGTAGCAAAATATCTTTCAGGATCATGCTGATAGCTGTCAAGAACAGCTTCTTGTTGATCCTTTGTAACTCCGTAAAAAGACAGTACATTTTTCTTTTCTTCTTCCGTTAGATTCTTTCTGTCTTTGATAGATAATGTTTTCTTTTCCATCTTTTCATGTGTATTTTCTTAGTCAATTTACTGCAAAGAAACTTGTAATCTTTCTCTCCACAAAATTTAGCTTTCTTCTTTTTCTGTTTTTTACAAATAAAATATTCTTCAATATCAATGCCAGCCACACACAAATCAATCAAACTTTCTTCTAATTCCTTTGCAGAACACCCATTCATAGCAATATAACAAAACTCCACAGGATCATCTATAAAGTTTTCTTTAAAAACCGAACGACAATAAGACCCCTCATATTTTGCAATGCCTCTTTTAGACTTCTCTATCTTTTCAAGAAATTCAAGTTTGTACTTTGCGGCTTCCTTTATTTCATCAAAAGTATGAATAGCCTTAGTAATTTCAATTAAAATCTTTTCCATGATCAAGCTGCCTCCGATGCTTTAGATTTCTTTAGTGCCTTTTTGAATTTATCTATAACAAAAGTAGGAATAATTCTTTTTTGATTTATCATTTCCTCTCCAGTCAACAGTTTTAAAAAGAATTGAGCGGACTTGTATTTGCCTTTATCTTGTAGTCTATCTATCTTATTTATGATACCTATAGTTTCAAGATAACAGTCAGAATTACAGTGTTGCGTATTATACATAAACCTATATCGATTACTGTTTTTTCTTTTAATACAATTCCTTACGTGTGTCCATTCAGCTTTATCCATTTTCTTTCTAAAAGCATTTTTCTTTAGCCTGGACAAAGCTATCATTTTTCTGTTTACAATAGCTTCCATATCCTCTAAAGGAGGTAAATTCAAAGAATAGGATTGAGAATTGGGATATTTCCTTCTTTGTCTTTCCCTTTGTGTATCAGAAGTATAAGATTTCGATCCGAAAAGTCTTTTTATCTTTTTTATCTGTTGAGCTACTTTAGAAGTAGACCAGCCTAATTCTTTCGCCATTGTCTTTTGTGACATAAAAGAAATAGAAGAAAATTTTCTCCCATAACGGATTTCTCCATTTTCAACAAGAAGATTGTTCTCATGAGAGGCTAAAGAAAAATACCTTCTTTTCATCTCCGCATAAATAAGAAAAGCTATGAATACAAAATCACATCTCAAATTCTTATCTTTCAAATAGAAAGTCCTTCTCAATTGAGATAAATCTGCAAAAATGGTAGGGAACTTCTCAACAAGAGAGTAAGTATTGTGTCTATTTATAAACTTTAGTTTTCCATCTTCAAGTTTTATAAGGGTACGGTTGTCTTCTAAAATTGAAGCAAGACGAACTCTTCCTATTGGAAAATGTCTATTAACAATAGAATGCAATTGGTTAAAAGTAATGTTCCCTTTAACTTTACCTTTCTTTAATTCAGTTTCATAAGCCCATCTTATCATTTGGACTTCTATGAAGAATATTCTGCTATGTTTGTTTTTTGATTCTTTTCCCAACAACATGATGTTATGTTTAAAAATTTACAAGAGCAAAAATACAATTTTTGCTGTTGGGTTAAATAAGATAAGAAAAATTTATCTGTATTTTTAACTCTATTTAGCATCTGAACCGTGCAAACAAAACAATTTTCACAAATTGTTTCTTGTACCACAAAGATAAGCAAATATTTCGTCTCCACAAAATTTCAACAATTGTATTTTTACAAACCATGTCACAACCACCAGTTCGCACGCCTCGCTTCGCTCACGCGCGCCCGTAGGGTTTCTTCCCCACCCTCCATCCCCCTGTCTTGGTTTTAATTTTCCTTACGCGCATACGTGTTTTTATTCTCTTTTTCTTAGTAGGAGTATCATCTGTTCTTTATTTCTATTTTCCTCTTTTCTTAATAGGAAGTTGTTCGTTTTTGTTTTCTCTATCTTTTTTCTCTTGGTAGGAGTATTATTTCCTTCTTTTCTTTTTACTCTTATCCCTACTTAATAGGATTTGGAGATCAAATCCGTTCTCACAAACAAGCGTCAGCTTTTTGTGAAACGCAAGATTTCACAATAACCCATTTTATTATGACTAATTTTTATATCTATAAGACTTATCGTTAGATAGAAAAAGTCATAATAAAGATTTAGCTGAAAGATAAATCGTAATGGGTTTATTATGAAATTACATATAGAAACTGAAAACAACATTTTGTTGTTGTAAGGTTCTAAGGATGTGGTGGTTATGATGAAAACATTTTGACAAGGAAATGGAGGGAAAATGATGGCATTAAAAAAGGAACATGTAAATGAAAAATGGGTAGCAAATCAAATAGACCGCTACCCACCCATCGAATAGTAAAATAAGAATTTTGAAGAAAATGTCAAGGTGTTCGGTTTAGGATATTATGTGTATTGTTTTTGTAGGTGAGGACGATTTCTCAACCACCCTCACCTTGCTGTTCACATGACAAACGATTTTAAAATTCCAAATCTTTGTTTTCGTTTTCTACTCTTTGCTTCAAAGATACAAATTTTGGACGATATTCGGTAACTCTTATCATGCCAGGTTTTACTTTTGTTTTACCTTTTTCTCTTATAGCTATTATCTTTTCTATTTTTACAGGGTTGTTTATCTTCTTCCAATTTTTCTGCTGGAAGAAGGTGTTTTGTTTTGTATAGTTTTTATCTCTATACATTTTCTTGACACCTTTCCATTCGTAGCTTCTTAAAATGCCATCTCCCACTCTTAGTAGGATTTTTCTTCCTGGTAAGTATTCTACCATAAGGAGGTTCTCACCGGATATGTTTTCTTCTTTGGGAATCATTTCTACAGACATATCTTTAGGGAAGAAACCTGACTTGAAAGCATCTAAAGCCTTTCCATTCCAAGTAAATAGTAAGAACACCCTACCCTTTCTGTCTAAGTAATATGTGACTACCTTTTCCATATCCCTACTTTTTATTTTGTTTGCTCATGTCGTAATAGTTGATAAAGATAATGTCAAATCCAATTGCTCCGTTTTGTTTCATTTCAATTGAACTGAATCCACCGTCCCAAATAAGGGCAATAAGTTTGTAATCTGGTTTATCTACAACCTCGGATATCCCTTCTTTCTTTAACCTTTTCTTTTCTTTCAGATAATCCAGAATCCCATCTATAAAGGTTTTTGCATCTTCCATATCATAAATATCGAACTTTGCTTCGAGACTTGTATAAGGAACTATCCCTGATTTTTCATCAAAAACCTCGTTTACACTTAATTTATAACCTGTATTGAGGCTATATTTTATAGCTTTTCCTCCAGTCTCTATAGCAACCCTTTCGCTGTAGGCTTCTTTTGGAATGAGTTTATCAGCTTCTTCAACCAAAAAATCTTTAGAAGAAGCATCCAATATTTTAAATTGAATATCCATAATTTGATAGATGTTCAATTCTTTGGAGGTTTCTTGCTCTTTGGTAATTTCTGATTCTTTAGAGGCTTCCTGCTTGCATCCACACATCGAAATAAGTGTAAATAATACACTGATAAAAATTACTCTTTTCATGTTATTTGTTGTTTTTAATGATTTCACGTTTGATATTGTTGTTTGTATCCTTTGCCAAAGGAACCGCTATCAGGATTGAGAAAATCCAAAATCCGGTAAACCAAAGTAGGTGTTCAACACAGTTCACCAAATCGACCTTAAATAAGGTCACTACAGCGCCTAAAATGTTGTACAGGGTACAAATGGTCAGGATGGATGCGATAATAGGTTTATCAGTATAATAAAGCCCAAATCCACCCCACATACAGGTCATGATAAAAGCCCTGAATGGCTTTTTCTTCCTTGTTTCGTAAAGCAACTCTTGCCTCTCCGTCATTTTCGTTTCCATACTCCTATTAGTTTTTGATTGTGTAATTGATTTTTGTATTTTCTTCTGTGCAAGTGGAAATCCAAAGAGATGGTTCTTCTGTCAAATCTTCATCCATTACAAGAAAGAACCCGTTGCACATTAAATGAAACCCATCTTCTTTAAAATGAAAGAGAACCGGAGTTTGATTGTTTATAAAAACTTTTGCCAAAATAGGCATGTTTGGTATTTGATGATCATTAAAAGAGATGATTTCTACTTTATACCTACTCATCCATGTACGTACTGGTTTGCCGGTTTTTGCTTCTTCTAAATTGAAAGGTTTCATAATTCTATTTGTTTTTGTTACTTGAATATGCTGTAAAAGTAATATCATTTTGTACAAAAACGAGGGTTTTGTTGTTAATTTACGTGAAAATGTAATAGTATATTCTTACACTTTTGTGAATGGAAATAAAAATCCCTGCCTCTCACGAAGAAAGACAGGGACAAAACACTGTATGGCTAAGATTTTAAGCAATTGATTGTTTGGACAACTTCAAGTAACAATACAAAGTTAGAAATTTCACCGGAGATTCAAGCGATTTTTCGTCAAATTCATATTCATCCAGCCATTTTTCCATTTCTTCCAAGTCCAGATATTGCCATTTTTCCTGTTTCATACACTCTGCAAGCGCGGGAAAGGTATATTCCTTATCTTTATTGAACTTCTTGCATACCCTTTTGAGATAGCTTTTCCTTCCTGAATACCAAACATCACCGGCAGATGACATGCAGTAATAGGAGTTGTCCTTTCTTTTTACTCCGAACCGGGTAACAATAGGGAAATATACCCTATCAGCAAGAAAAATGAACGGAATATACCATAAACCGTACAAAAAAGTCATGAAGCCGTTCAATTTAGCTTCTGGAATGAATTTTTTGAGCGTTTTTATGAATCCATAAGCAAAATACCAGTTGTTAGCACCTCTTTTTACTTTGATTGTGTATTTTAAATGAATGTTTCTATCATACACCCTATCCCACGGTTTTACTTTTTCTGTATTCATAGAAGGAAGGTACGTCCAAAAATGTTTCAATGCACTGAAATAGGGATTGTAAATGGTATGTCCGTGATCAGAAACATAGGAAAGGATGTTTTTCAGTATTTCTTTTGCTAAAATGCCTGTTTTGTGATCTCCCCATCCCTCCGCTATTAATGCAAGAGATGGGAGCAAGTTCCAAATTTGATCTTGCGAGACAAAAGGAGAAAAGCAAGGGTCTTCATTTTCAAGTTCGATACCGTTAGAGTAACCGCTTTCTATTTTGAAAGCATCGAAAAGGTCTTTTGAATTTACCGATATATCATCTCTAAGGAAAAATCCAGGCTCGTATTTAAAATATACCTTTGGATTCTTCATCTTTTCATCTTCATAAGCACTCAAAGAAAGTCTTTCTATTGATTTCAGACACCAGTAAATTTTATCCACACAAGATTTATCCCCCAGCACAGCCTCTACATATAAATAATGTAGGTATTCCGCCATATTGATCGTCCCGTCACCCCAATATAAGATTTTCGTCCCTGTTGTATTGCTCTTTGTCACTTTACTTGCCGGGATATTAGTTCCTCGACAATTGTAGTTCTCTGTCACTACTACAAAATCTTTGAAGAAAATGCTTTTCAGTTTCGTATATTTTTCGTCTATCGTCATGCTATGTATATTAATGTGTAGTAAAGGCGGAACTTTCGCCCCGCCTGAACCAATAAAAACAAAAAAAGAAGTGTGTGATGAAGATAATTATTTCTTTTTCTTGGTAAACAATCCAAATAGCCATTCGATAAGTCCACTATCAAAAACACCGTTCGAAGCCAATCCTGCTCCAAATCCCCATAAGAGTGCTTGCCACCAATCCAGACCTTCAAACATCCCAAGATTGAATCCCCATGCAAACATCCCAAGTCCGATACCGATTACCCAAGAGATAATCCGTTGTACCCATTCAGAAGGCTCTACTTTGAAAAGTTTCTTGATAAATTCGGTTACGACTGCCGTAACACCTACTACTCCTGCAAAAGTAGCGAAATTTGCAGCGTAATCAACTGTTTCTTCCGGCAGTTCCCCTTGTGCAAAAATACAGGCTACACAGGAGAACATAAAAGCCAATGTCAATAAAATTTTGTTCATGATGATTTTGTTTTTTTGAGTTAATTAACCGCCTCAAAGGTAAAAAGAAAAGGGCACTTTCACAAGCACCCTAATCCAACACACTGTTTATCCGCAATGTCATTGATCAACCTTATTATGATAAAAATAGATACGATTCGTTATTTTTTCGCCCCAACCTTTACCCGATAGGCTTCATAAAGGTTGTTGACTACAATTTCCAAAGCATTTACATTCATGCTTTCGATGATCTTCTCTCCAGGAATGGTTGTTTGCCAGATGGCATTCCCATTCTGATCAATAGTTTGTTCTACCGTTGCGTTAGGATAGACCTTTTGTAGCTTTTTGATAGCTGCCTCTAAACGTTCTTGATATGTCATGACTTTATTTTTTCTTCAAAAATAGATGTAAGCTCTTTCAATTGCAAATACATTAACACATGTTAAACTTATTCGGATATTTGTAATAATATATTCTTACATTTACTTTTGTCGTCAAAACATATTATTACACCCATGAAAAGAAAAGGAAAAGATTTTGTGATTAAAAACAGGAAATATGAGAGTTGTATTATCCTGGCTGATGCTGGTTTTAAGCCTTTGTACTGTTCACAGGCAATGGAAAACCATGCTGACTATATAAAGATAGAAGGTGATTTGTACTACGGAATAACGAAAGACCAAATCTTACCAGGGGATAAGATTGTGAGTGTGGAAGATTTTCTTGAAGAATGGAACGAAAGGAAAGAAAGATAGAATCTGGTACGATACGGTCGGTTATGATGTATCTTTTCATAGACGCAATGGTAAAATATTGCACTTGCGAGAATGAGACTTACATTTTGATACTGACTATTTTGATAACAAGTGTTATTCTTACAATAAAAATATTTTGAAGAAAATGTAAGAATATATTTTGACATGTAAGAATAAACTATTACATTTGCAGCAGAAAACAATCAAAAAAATGAATGAGAATGAATTAAGAATACGCGAGATCATGCTTGGAAAAGGTATTTCAGTTAATGAAATGTCTGAAAAGTTAGGAATAACACGACAATCGTTTTATTCCATTGTAAATGGAAATCCTACCATGAGTACATTAGCTAAAATAGCAGAAATTTTAGGCGTGACCGTAAAAAAATTATTTAGAGATGAGAATAATGGAAATATTAGCGATAACGAAAAAGAAGAAAACGATGGAAGAGACGAAATTTAAAGTAGGCGATGTTGTTAAAGTCAAAAGCCTTGACTGGTACAACAGTAACAAAATAGAAGATGGTTCTGTGGTTGTTAAAAATTATTTAGCGTTTTCGAAAGACATGAAAGAATTTTGTGGCAAGTTCTTTTGTATCAAAAAGACCAATGGAGCATGTATTTCTTTAAAAGGATTGGAAAACTATTCATTTCATGATTGGATGTTGGAGGTCCAAACATACGAACTTGAAGAAGTAGACCTTTCAAAAGAAGAAGTGAATGTGAATGATCCCAAATTCTTTACAAGGAATCTCGTTCCTTTATGGATAGAAGGTAAACTTATCTTACCTATTTACAAAGCTGTGCCGGCAGCTACGAAATTTCAACCGTTTCAGAAAGTTCTTGTAAAAGACATAGAATCAATTAACGATTGTTTTACTGTGTGGTCAATTGATTTTTATTCTTATTTTGACATGGAATCCCATAAGCACCGCTGTTTAGGAGGATTGTGGGATCATTGTGTTCCGTATGAAGGAAACGAACACCTTCTTGGCACAAGAGAAGAAGAAATTCATTAATTTTCATATTTTAAGTTTCCCGGCGGAATGTTCCGTACAAGGCTTCTGCCGGGTTTTATTTTACCACTGTAAATTTTACCGCAATGAGCTATTTCATCTTAATGGGAAGAAGAATCCCAAAACAAGCTGTAACAGGTTTCAAGTTTCAAAATGAAACAGATAACATTCGTCCTTTCCTTTCAATCAGAATAAGAGGGAAAGAAGAAATTATTCCTTTCAAAGCAAACAAAGAGATGTTTCCTATAAAAGAGCATCTGTGTTCCATCTTTTCTGGATTTGTGAAAATAGGTGACTGGTATCTCAAAATGTCGGAAGTTAAGGAATATAAACCGGTAACTGCCGAGGATATGAATCCCTACATCTTATTTAAGACATCTAAGTTCGGAAACATAAAAGTTCGTTTCCCGAAAGATGAAGATATGAATGCAGAATTATTGGTATTGGATCAACTTTTTGACGTAGAATAGATTATGGAAAAGACAAAACAACAAATCTCCATTGAATTAAGAGAAATTCAAAGAGAAATCAGTAAAGCGAGAAGTATGCGGAACTGGGCTAAAATCACATATTTGAACCAGAAAAGATTGAAGCTCCAGGAAGAAATGGACTATATAAAATCAAAGGACAAGTTCTATTACCAGGAACAGAACATGGAAAAATCTCTTGTTTCCTGGGCTGCGAAAACACTTAACTTATCACTTAATATGGCGGACTTATCTGTTTATTATCTTGATCTGTACATGGTTCATTTCAAGGAAAGAGGGTTTGTTCCTACTGATGAATGGAAGGAAAAGGAAAGGAATTTTCGTAATGCAGCCAATCAATTGTCAGACTATATGAGATATTTCTTCAAAGGAAAATCATCTGACGATAATTCTGAAAGCATGTCTGAACTTATGGACTTGATTGAAAGAGATTACTATACCGATAGGGAAAAAATTCACCATAAACAATACGAAGAGAAAGCGTGAACGATATACCATTCAAAAACGATTTAAAATATGAAGCCAATATTAAACATCGAAGATGTCAATAAATTGAAGACAGATGAAAAGTTAATTGAATGTATAGCAGGGAAAGTGGATTATTACAGATTCCTGTGCTTTCACCAAATTCTTTAGAGAACATACCGGTTTTCCTAAATTCAAATCTAAACATAGGGGCAAGAATGTTTTTAAGAATGTCAATTCTGTTAAGTTTGATTTTGAAAACAACAGAGTTAAGATTCCTATCATTGGTTGGATAAAGTTTTTTGCCAATCGGTCCTTTGAAGGAAAGATTGGTACGATAACAATATCTAAATCATCAACCGGTAAGTTCTATGCAAGTGTCTTAATAGATGACGGTATTCCTAATCCTGACAAGTTTGTTATCAATTCCGATACAACAGTAGGAATCGATGTAGGAATCAAGGATTTTGCTGTTCTTTCCAATGGGCAGGTTTTTAGTAATCCGAAGTATTTTGAGTCTGCGCAGAAAAGATTAGGATGCTTGCAAAGAAGAATGTCTCGCAGAAAGAAGGGAAGCAACCGATATAAGAAGGCAAAACATGATGTTGCCGTCTGTCATGAACGGATTCAAAACCGTAGACAGGATTTCTTACATAAGGTCAGTAAGAAGATAGTAAGTGAGAACCAAACTATTGTCATCGAAGACTTGAATGTAGGAGGCATGTTGAAAAATCATTGCCTTGCTAAGGGAATTGCTTCTGCATCATGGAGCGAGTTCTTCAGGATGTTGCAATATAAATCGGATTGGCGCGGTGTTAATTTAATTCGGATTGGTAGATTCGAGCCGAGTTCTAAGATGTGTGGATGTGGGTATATTCATCGTGATCTTAAATTATCCGATCGTGTTTGGACTTGCCCTAATTGCGGTTCTAAAAACGATAGAGATTTGATTGCAGCACAAAACATTAAAAAGTTTGGGTTAGAAAAACAGAATCTTCTAACCCAAGAAAATATTAACAAGACACCGGTGGTGAACCGGGAAGGGGACGTGGAGTTGTCGGCATTAGCTGGAACGGTGAAGCGTCAAAATGTACTGGTGTAAATTGGTATATAATCACCTAGAAATAAATTCTCCTTTTGTGCCAGGGCAAGTAGCTTACAACGAAGAATTTTGTTCATTTGGTTTTGTGGACATGAACGGCGTTTCCCTTAAAACAAATGAAGGACAAATATTGCCTATTTCCCGTTTGGCTACGGAAAGCGAAATTGATATCTGGAATCAGGAAAATCATAAAAAGCATCTGCATTATTCTCTTGCGAGAAAGAAATTCGTTTACTATTTCTGTCCTTTTGATAAGGTTCTTGTAAGACAAGACAGAAATAAAGAATGGGTGGCAGATTGGTTTTCTCATATTACCAGTACAGAGCCAGAAGAAAGGATATATGTTACCGTAGGAGGTAAATGCTGGGCATATTGCATTCCTTTTGGTGAAGAAACCGCTGATCTTGTAGGATCGGCATGTGATTACGAAGAAAACGAATAACTTTTTAAGAAAAACAAATAAGATTATGGAACATAAAATGGCAACAATCCCGTTTGATTTAGAAACGGCGAAGAAAATAAGAAAAGGCGAAAAATTAGGTCAAATTGTGACAGAGAAAGGACGAGATAGGGCAGAAATAGTATATGAAGATGATTTTTGCAATGCATATCCTTTATTGGTTGTAATTCATTCGACATCTGTAGCGACAGACTGGTTTTCAGTCACGGGGGAATCATTTAGCGGCGCAAATCGCCTCCTTCTTGAAGTTCCAGAATATATTACATTTAAAGATGGAGAGGTGTTAAGCAACGAAGATGGAAATTTTACCTTTATTCTAAGCGGACATGGGAGATACTCTACATCTTTGTATGCGTATATTAATTTTCAAGGAATCCTTTATATAGGAGATGGCGATATAGATGCAGCCAACAAGAATAACATAGAACGCTTTACTCTTGCCACTAAGTCCGAAAGACAAAAGTTGGTTGACGCATTAAAGGCAAGCAAGGAGTCAAAAGCAAAAGAATATTTGAAACGCTTCTTCGGGATTGAAGAAAAGCCGAAATATGAGTTTAAGCCGTTTGACAAAGTGCTGGTAAGAGACGAGGACGATAAAGAATGGCATATCAGCTTGTTTGCAAGGGAAATTGTGGACGATTCTGATGGATTGTCTTATAAGTATGAATGTTCCAATGGAACATTATGGAACTGTTGCATTCCTTTTGAGGGCAATGAATATCTTTTAGGAACTGCTGAAAATCCAGAAAAATGAACGAATTAGTTTACAGAAAAGAAAGTCAAGTATTAACCAATAGTAGATTGGTAGCAATGAAGTTTGGGAAAAGACACTCTGATGTTATTAGAGCGATAGAAGATCTTTTAATCAAACTACCTGAAAATGAACGAAAACGCAATTTTGCGCAATTGGAAGAAGATGTTGAAATATCAAACGGTGGTTCTAAGAAATTAAAATTCTACGCAATGACAGAAACAGGATTCACTCTTCTTGTTATGGGATTTACAGGAGAAAAGGCAATCCAGTTTAAATTAGAGTATATCGCAGCTTTCAATAAAATGAAAGAAATCATAAAAAGATCATCCTTACCTTCCTATCAGATAGAAGACCCTATTAAAAGAGCGGAAAAGTGGATAGAGGAACAGAAAGAAAAGAAAGCACTTGAAATAAAAGTGGGAGAATTGTCTGTTGAAAATAAGGAATTGGAAAAGAGAATTGAAGAAGATGCACCGAAGGTTATCTTTGCGATGGCAGTAACCGAATCCAAACGATCCTGTCTTGTTGCGGAGCTTGCAAAGATAATCTGTCAAAACGGAATGGAGATCGGACAAAACAGATTATTCAAGTGGTTAAGAAAGAAAGGTTATTTGGGGACAAAGGGAGAATACTATAATCAGCCTATGCAACGCTATGTAGAAGCAGGATTGTTTGAAATAAAGAAAAGGGTAATCACAAAACCAAACGGAAGTACGATAACCGTATCGACACCTATGGTAACTCCGGCAGGACAACTGCATATCTTGAACAAGTTTCTGGAGTACTATTCCAAGATGTAGCGATCTTCCCATAGTATAGTATTACTTGAAATGTTAAAATCATTTTTCATGAAAATGTAATACTATACTATGGCAAACAAAGCCTATTTTTCATTCAAAAAAATACAATAAGTAAAACTTTTTCGCATATAGGGCGCACTCAAAGAATGAAAATTTATAAATTGTTGATATTTAATATATTATCTTCAAAAACTACCAAAAACCGATTTTTAATGCTCATTTAAAAAATATACAATAAGTCTTCCTACCTCAAAATTAGTATCATTTTACCCAAATGTTAATTACCTTTTTAAAAATGTAAGAATATACCTTTACAAATAGACAACAAAAGTGTTACCACCTGTTAAAATAGGAGGATTTGCTCTCATCAGAAGAAACAACACCTATTCTATCGCTACAAGTATGTCTATAGATACTACTCGGAAGTAGGAAGAATCCTGTGATTTGTAATAATATATTCTTACATTTTGGACTGATTTTGACAATTTTCGTGTATCATTTTGAAAGAATACGTATACAAAAAGTTTACAAATAGTCAAAATTTGAAAAGATGAGAATTTGCGTCATTCTAAAACCAACCAAAATTTTCAATCATTTAAAAATCAGACATTTGCAATTTTTCAATTTTGCCTACCCCCTTATAGGGTTTGGAGTTTGAAAATCTTCATTTTTACCATATCATTTTGATAGGAATTGTTTCACTTAGTTTTACAAATTGTCATTTTTATGTATTGAGCGCAGCGATTCCCGCTCGGAAGGGGTGAAAAGGCGGCTTTAGCCGACTCCCCTTCCGAAAAAGAATAGATATAAACAACCCCTAAAAATTCCCCTATAGGAAAGAAAAACCAAATCTCTGCATATACCCACTTTCAAAATAACAAAGAAGAAAACTATATATAGAAAAACAAATACCCACCCCCCCCTATCAAAGAAAAACCATATGGAAGCAAAAACAAAAATCCTATATATAGAGAAGCAGAATTATAGCAATAAGAACACTCATTATCAGCATAAATACCTGTATATCCTGATATATGTGCTATAACTTATTGATTATCAAAGAGATAAATATGAGCACATTCTTTCAAAATCCCTATAAGGGAACTGTTTGGAAGTTTTGTCCTGTGAGGTATTAGAGACGCAGGCTTTATATGGAGAGTCCTCAAACAGTCCCTAAAGATACCCTGGATAAACAAAATCCCCCGTCTAAACTATCTATTATCGTTTTCTTGGCACTTTCTCATTAAAATGGTATAGATGTACCACCTACTAAAAGAAAATGCCTTAAATCGTCTTATTTGGATTCACTCGTTTCGATGGAATAGAAGCATTTTTAATCGCAAAAGAATACTCGTTACTCCAGGATACATATCACCACACAAGCGCATGGAATAATACAATACATTTAAAGTTCCTATATATAGTATATATACTATATATAGGAAAAATGGTTATAACTGGTTTTATAGCTCCTAAAATAGGTTCGTACATTCGCGTTTCAGCGAATAGAACCTATTTTAAAAACAATCATTATGCACCACCATAGAAGAGAGTGCAGATACAAAGAGGGCAGCCAACAATACCAGGTAAAACCAATTTGAAAAACACAGCAAAAACCGCATAGACAAAGGGAATAGATGAGAAATAAGGGTATTTGGAGGAAAGGTTTGAGTGTAGGAGAGTGCGAGGTGACGAGAGCATAACTAAACCATACCGGCAAAAGCACAACCGTTACATGTGTCAATTTGCAGAGCATTTCCAGCAATGAAGGTACGCACATATCTCCTGAATCAACTTCTTCTACCTACTTTTAAACTCTTTTCTGTTTACTCCAAACCTTTATAAGCACATTCACGTAATTGTTTTCTCTTATTTAGACTAATTCTAAATAACGGCATTTCCTATTCTATGACATATTCTTTTCCTATTTTCTTACATAAATACCTATATTTTAGCTTAATTTATTGATATTCAACTATTTGTGTATCAAGTTATTTTAAGCTCTTTTTATAGGGGTCTTTTTAATTGGTAGGGTAATACTGCTTTTCCTACCAAAGTGCGCTACATTCGCGCGATAACGCGCTACCATTTCGCGCACTTTGGTACAATAAGTAACAAACTAACAACATAAAAACATACATTTCCCTACTTAATTAACCTTTCTTAACTCAAAATCTCTTGTTATGTAAGAATAAAGTATTACTTTTGTATCAAAGAAAAGAACTAATAATAACAACAACTAAAATAATTACAATCATGGAAGCAAAGAAATTAACAGTAAACCAGGTAAAGAACTTAGTAAACAGCGTTAAAGCAATTTATCGTTTAAATGGTTTTGTAACAGGTAAGCGTACAAATTTGCAAAAAGCCATCAAAGAGTGTAGATGCGATTACGCGGAACTTGGAAAAGGTATCGATACCTCCCTTTCCTTTCCTGAAAGTGTTTTTGAAAAAGAATACCAGATTGACACAAAGGCACATTTTGATAATAACGGTATTTCGTATGAAATTTGGTTTGAGGATAACAAATGCTATTTATTCCAAATGTATGAAACAAAATATTTAATTGTATCTTATTTTGGATATTGCAACGTTTACCGCTTGATCGAAAAAACGGAAAGCGAAAAATTTGAGGATCAACCAGCTATTATTTACAATGGAGATAGTAAAAAGGCAATTTTGAACTATAACGGCAATAAAATAGAACTTACTTGTACTTTGTCAAATACGAAGGTCTGCAAATGGGATATTAAATATCCAGAATCGCATAACCACTACATTATAAATTTTAAGTATGGTAAGGATAGCCGTAAATTTGACTTTTTCGATAGCTTGCATAATTTCGAAACCGGGCAAACGGATAAAACGGAAATAGATATTTTTGAAATGTTTTATATGTTCCTTTCGGATTGCCAAATAGCGAAAGATTACACTTTCGAAGAGTATCAAAAAGAATTTGAAGGAACGAAAGAGAGCTACAATACTTGTAAAAGAGCTTTACAAAAGTTTGAAAAGGTATTTGCTCCTGGATTTGATTTATACGACTTTTTAAACTACATGCAAGAAAAATATAATTTTTAAATCATGGAAAAGCGAGTATGTTATTGGAGTGTCGGAGGCGAAAAATTCGCCTCCCTCCAGAAAGCGAAAGAGTTTGTAAGGGAGCACGCCGGCGCAATAGGTGATATTATTACCTATTTTAAACCCGAACTTTCTATGTTTGAAAAGCTACATACGTGTAACCATTTAGGACAACCAATGCATATAGATAATATTCGTTATCATATCAATGAAGGCAAAACAGATCAGGAAATAGTGGAAATGTATAATATTTCTGATATAAAAGCAATCGAAATTTTGCGTAACGCTTCAGATAATAAAGATTTATTCTATTACCTTGTATTCCGTTTGGGCGTTGCTGCCGCATGGGAAAATTTAGCCAGCGAAGCTATCCGGGAAATAGAGAAAAGAAGGAACAGCAAATTAAAAATAGAAGGAAAAGACCGTGTATATAAGCAATTCCCAGAAAAAGAATGCGAAGTATTGGAAAATTTGTATCAATTAGGCTACGCATCTAATGTGCAAAAGGAATTAAGGGACAAAGCAAGAAAAGAAGAGCAAAAACAAAAGGAACTAAAAGAGATTGAAGATGAAAGAAATAAAGCTATTACAAAAGCACAAAAAGAATACGAAGTTAAAAAGGCGGTTGTTTCTTTCGGTATAAGTTGGATCAATGTAATTTTTTACGATCATAGTAACAAACTTTGTTTTAATTATTCGGATTGCTATAAAAAGATTCCTTCTGATTTGATTAACGAATTTATTTGTACAAATGTATTGCCGGAAGGTATTAATGTAGTAAATGAAGATAAAGGGCGCTAAACACAAAGTGCTTTATCAATTTAAGATAGAATATAAATACCTTGTCTATTTCTATTTTGGACAAACCACACAACAAACAATAACTAATTATCAATAATTTAAAACATTACAAGATTATGAAAGCAACTAATAATAACGCAGATACTTTATTTATGGATATTTTTGTAGAACTGTTTGCTATTGCAAAAGTCTATTTTCAAGAACTTTTTAAAAATGCTGCTCCAGGAACGTACACGATAAAAGATATTTATTCTTTTATCGAAAAGAATATAGAAGCAACAAAAGAAGGTAAATTAACAGGCGTTAGTTCTTATTTTTCAGATCGGTATGTAAAAACTTTAGAAAATCACCGTATTACACTAAAGTAGATTCATTCGAAAAGTATACAATATCTTACTTTTGTCGTGTCACCGATAACGTTGTTTCTATAGAAAAGGGAAATTTTAAATGTAGTTTTGATATTATCAAAGTGTTTGAATATTTGGAAAGGTTTAAAAAACTATCTGGAGCAAAAGACAAATTAGAGTTTACAAAAGAAACCGAAATAAAAGAAGGGCAAAAAGCGACTTCTTTTGAAATAGAGTTAAGCAAAGAAGATATCAAATCTTTGATATCTGTAAAAACAGAGAAAAAAGACATTATGAATAGATATACAGAAAATACGGTACATTTGTCGCTAACAGATAGTACGATATATGCAACGAATTGTTTTGCGTTGAAAGCAAAAAGAGTTAATGTTAAAAATGTTTTGGGTGAAATTAAAGATATATTAATACCGTTTGACGTGCTTAAAAATATCGGTACGGATAAATGCGAGTTTACAGTTATCGAAGACAAGGAAATGTATAAAGTTGTAGTAAAAAATACAGCTACAGATAAAGTAGTGTCTTATTCTTTCAAAAAGATAGAAAAGTTTGTAGACTACAGATCAGTTTTCCCAAAACTGTACAAGGAAATGAACATTTGCTTGAAAGATGTGAAATCATTTGTAGATTGCATTAAAACACAGCAAAAACTATGCAAGAAATTCGGGCTACCTTATTTTATGATTCAAGTTATCAAAGGATCAAAGGAAATAAAAGTGATTACATGTAACGAGGTGGATTGTATAGGTGATAACCATAAGTTTAGCGAATTTTCTTTTGAGTTGAAAGAAAGTGCTGAATTTTCAGGAGATTACTTCTATGTGTTTGATAAGATTTTAAAATGTTTAAATGATTGGAACAGTAATTTATATTTTGATGAAACAAAGCTATCTTTCGGAATGAAAGCGGTTGATACATGCTTTTGTATAGGTGCACTGGATATCAATAAATTTTTTGATAAATATAGTATTGTCACTATCAAACCGGATAAACTAACTAAAATAGAAATTGGTACTATCTCTAAACAAAGCAACAACAATGTTTCTTTAGATAATTGCGGCAAGCAAAATAAAAATCACTTGGATGCAATATATAAAGATATACTGAAAGAGGGTGACTATGTAGAGTTTAATCTTTCTTGCAATGCTGATGCACCTACTTATGTCGGTTTTGTTTCAAACGATCCAGATTTAGACCTTATTTGTATTGTTGACGGACAAAAGATCGAAGTTAGGAAAATGATTAATCTAAAGGTTTCGAAGCAAGAAGAAAGTAAAACAGTACTACCTATCCAAAGTGAAAAAGAAAGTTTTTTAAATGACAAGGAAAGAAGTAAAGCAAAGGAAATAAAACCTACCATGCAATACACAGACGATATATTAGAACTTGTTTCTCTTGATTTAGATTCTATGACATACACTGTGAATGGAGATATAGGAACGGGAAAAGATATAGTAAGCATTGTCTTGTATGACAAAATAGGGAAAATCGTTGTTTCCTGTGATGATGGAGAAAAGATAGAATGTCAGTTTGATGGAGAAAGTATTTTGCAAAGTGTGATAAATGAGATTCCAGGTAATTTCAAATAATTTGCAAAATACATGAACACAAGGAAAGGTAAGACTTTACGCTATGTTTCTAAAGATGGAGTAAAGTTTACTACATGGAAGTATAGTACATGTGAGTATTGTTTCTATCTGGATAAAAAAACAGATATTGTGAAAACACTTTTGCTTAGTGATTCAGAAAGAATGCAAGGGTTTTTCTGCAAGGGTTATTTTGTCAAAAACATATTAAAACCTCAAAAGCAAAAGTTCTTGCCGGGTAACTTTTATCAGTTCATATACAAATTGGTATATGTCGGGTATAAAATGGAGAACGGGAAAAGGTTAAAAATGTATCAATTGAAACAAATGGCGTTTTACCCGGAAGTTCGGTAAGAATAACTACCTTTGCCTTAACAAAGTAGAAAAACCACCTTTGTCGTAATGTTAGTTTATGTTATTATTTAGTATTTAGTAATTAGTTTAGTTGTTGTCCCTGCCGGTACGTGATGTATAGGCAGGGACTTGTTTTTGTATCTCTTTTGTTGTAACTTTGCTGGAAACAAAACATTAAAAATTTATTAATATGAAGTTACAAAAGTCTGTTAGCAAGCCTTCTATTAGATGTGAAGGTTGCAAATTTATAAACGAATGTCCCTATCTGGATAAATCGGAATGTTTTCAGTTCAACAGCGCGGAAATCGCAAAATCAAACTTGGAGGATTTGAACAATGAAGAAACAGAAAATTAATCCCGAATTAAAGTCGTTCCCGCAGATAGGACAAAAGGACTTTCTCGAAATAATGGAGAATGCGCCGGAAGTGATTCAAACGGCGTCCAAAGAATTGAAAGATGCATTTGTCGCCCTTGAAATGGCAGAAAGGGCATTGTCGGAATCGCCCCAAAGGTTTTTTGTTTTTGAAGGTAGCCAAGGTGAAGAGTTTACGGCCGATCTTAAAAGTTATTCCGCAAAAGGTTTTGTTATCCGACATGGAGGAACGAAAGCAACAGCAGAAAAGGCACAACGGCAAAAGGAAATACATATAATGCCTCTCATAGAGGATATAAGGGCAAAAAAAGCGGTTTTCAACGACATTTACCGAAAAGAAATGCTTTCGTCTGTTACGCCCGATATCCTTTCCTATATCGTGAAACTATTCGGAGAAATGAACGGCGTCGAAGATGTCCAGAAAATCCTGAAACAGGAAAAGAAAATCAACCTGACACAGAAGGAACTTTTATCTATCTTCGCAAGAAAAAAGGCAGAAATAGAAAGCAAGCGTGCAGTGTTTCTCGCTTCTTCTAATCAATACAAGGTCGCAACGGAAGCCGGGAGACTGCAAATCATCAACTCCATTATCATAGACCTACAGGGAAGGTATCATAAATACTTGGAAGAAGGTTTAGAGGATAAGGCATTGATCTTTGAAAGGGAAATAAGGAATATGCTTGAACAAGCAAGGAAGGAAGTAAAGGGAAACGAACTAAAACTGACTGTGGACGGAAAGATAGATATTACGGCCACATTACATGGACAGGAAAACGTTTCACGTGTGTTCCGTACACTTCCCGTCAATTCGATTATAATTGGACTTGTCGCTGCCAAATCCGGTCTTGATCCTACGGTCTTGGTGCATCAGCTTGCTACAAGTTATTATAAGGACTTCAACGGCTTCAACAAGATGATCCTTGGAAGAGAAAAAATCATGTTGCCGGGCGATCTTATCCGTGCTGCCAATTGGGATGAACTGGAGCAGCAGAACCAAAAGTTCTTGGATGAAATGTCACCTTATGAAGTACAGGAGGCTACCTATTTGGATGATGAAGTGAAATTATCTGTAAAAGAACGCTTGAAAGCTCTTAAACTGAAATAGGGTATGATTATTAAGGACAGGAAAATAAACGTGTATCTAAACCGTGTAAAAAGGTTCAATGAGCTTTGTCCTAAAAACGGTTTCTATTGGGGAGGACTACCCATTACACCCATTACAGATAGAAATATAAAGTCCAAACTAAGGGAAATGGAAGAGGACGAAATAGGAAGGAAATTACAATGGCTGGAAAGAGGGATAAAACTTTTGGAAGGACAGAACAGGGATAATGACGGAAGAAAGAAGTTGCTACCGGAACTTAAAAGGTATCTTGCAAGAATAAAAAAAGGAGGAAAGGTAAAAATAAGTCCCTCTGTAAAGGTTTTTCTTGTGAACACAGGACTAAGGGCGAGTCTGTCTCTTTTAAAGAGGGAAGGTCAGGAATGGATATTGTGTGATTACAGAGGAACAAGGATAAAAATGAAAATGCAAGAAACAACACTGCAAAAAGAAATCCTGTTTAGACTGAAAGCAAGGTTTGATCCTTCCATCTTTCCAAACAGGAAAACGGTTTTCAGAGCTTATGATTAAGCCTCTCTATCCTAAAAACAATTCTCCGTGGAGTTCAGGATATTTTGAATCTTTAGGGATTATCACTACTTTTGTTGTGTCCTTTTGAAAAGGCAACGTTTCTTTTGGTTTTTCTGTAGGAAAGGTAAAAATTGGAATACTCTTCTTTTCGTTATACATACTTTAAATATTTTGTTTAAACAAAGAGAAAGGGAGCAGAGAACCTACTTGATTGTTTGAGTTCAAAGCTCCCTTTCATAATTAACGTAATTTACTAACAACGAGAATGTTAGATGCCTACTCTGTTAAGGATTTTCGGCTTCCTCCTTTTACGAAAGATTTAATTGATATAATTTAGGATAGTCTTTTATTTTTCTTTCATTTCCACCTCCTCTCTGTTTGATAAGTTAGACAAATCGAATTTATACTTTTTTGCAAATTATACAGGAAATCTTATTCAATTGTTATCCAAATTCCCTCCCCTTTGTTTTGAACACCTTTCAAGATAGAAACAAGTTTTTGTTCGTAGGGGGTTGAGTTAATCACTTTCCCCTTTACTTTGTTTTCTCCCAGCAGCAAACAACCGGCACTATCTTTATCTGTATTTCCCCGATGAATCAAAATACCATCGAAATTAGGGACATTTAAAAGTCTTGGAAGCTCCCTTTTAAACTTGGGAGACATAGTTACAACGACTTGATAACGTCCATAAGGAATAGCGGTTTCTCCGGCAACCTTTACCTCTCCATTATCAAACTTTCCGTTTTTATTGAGATCTCTTACTCGGTCTTCCAGAGTATCGCAGAAATACTCTCCGTCAATATACATTTTACCTATCGTGTATGGATAATCAATAGGTGTTATTCTTTTTACTTTTATTTCCATAACCAATTAATTTATAATATGTCAATCAAATTATTTATTGAAAATTTTTCAAAATCTTTTATACCGAACTCATCTTCTATCAAGGAATTGATGTAGTCTACATCTTCATATCTTTCTGCTGCAATCAGATTGTTTCTTAATCCCAATAGGTAATTAAGCCTTACAGAATCAATTCTGGAATTGATATAAAGCAAATGATTCTTTAGGTTTTTGACCCTAAGTAGAAGGATAACAACGGCAACCAATAGGAATGCTGTCACAACTGAAAGTATTATGATTGCTAAATTCATATTTGTTCTTGTTTATAAGCCATTTTCTCTAATTCAGTAATCTTCATATCGTCCGGTATTGTTTTGGCTCGTTTGTAACGTCCTCTTTCAATCCTTTCAATATATCCTGCCTTGCAAAGATAGGAAATTGTTTTTCTAAGCGTGCTGGCAAAGAATAAAGTATGCTTTGCAAGTCCGTAAAACTCAAAAGGGCGATCTATTGAATTAATAAGCAACGCCAACTTTTGAAATTTTGTATTTCTTTTGCTCATGTTGATATAGCTTTTATGTAGTTAAAAATCGGGAAAGATTATTTTCCCAAACCGGCTTTCCCTTTAGAATCATCTAACTTAAATTACTATGGAAAATACAAAAACTGTTTTTTTATTCTATCATATAACCGAATATATGTTTTATGACTTCTACTGTCCATCCGTTCCCCAACATCTTGTACTGTTGTGCGTTACTACATTGCCATTCATACCACTCAGGAATGGTTTGTAATCTTGCGCATTCAGTAGGAGTAAGTCTTCGTATGCAGAAATTATCTAATATAGCATGACTCCCACAACTCATGTTTGCCAAAACCGCAGGGGGTATTCCTTGTGGATCATATATCCTGTTCTGTTGTCTTGGTTGTTTCCCAAATTCATTTGTTTTGTTCAACTGGATTACTTTTCTTGAAGGAACACTTACCAAATCATATATTCCTTTACCACCTACACTTATAGTTTGGGATTTGTCAGAAGGTTTTCTTATGTCCGCGCCAAATCCATTCCCTTTTTCTTTGTTTCTTTTCTTGTGAAGTTCGATCCCTTTAAGAGCCTTTTCAGAAAGAAATGTTCGTCTACTTCATCTTCCAATATGTCTCTTAAAAACAATCCTTTATCTTTAGGTTGCGGAATGTTGCCGCCATCTATGTTTGTCCAATATACCCTTTTCCTGTTTTGAGCGGATACAAGGGACGAATTGATATGGATTCCTTTTGTTCCGATAGCTTTGCTAAACACTGACTCCCACTTCTTTCCCATTTCCACATTCTCCAATAGGAACAATACATTGGGGTTGTATTCTCTTATTTCTGTAAGGATTCTCATGTACTCCCAAAATAAATAGGATTGCCCTTCAAATTCAAAACCTTGTTCCTTTAGTCCAAGATATTGTTCAAGTGACACAATCTCAATGTTTTCTTTTGTGCAAAGACCTTTTCTTGTCCCTGCAAATGAAAGATTGGTACAAGGAGATCCCCCCCCTATTAATAAGTCAATGGGTTGCAAATCCAATACATTGACTTTCTTAACGTCACCTATTTGAATTGTATTGGGAAAATTGAGTTGTGTTTGCGCAATGGCAAATCTATCTATTTCAGAAGCATAATAAGTGTCAATGAAAATGTTCAATTCCTTTAATGCTATTTGTCCACATGACATTCCATCGAATAAACTAAGTACATTCATCTACTCATCTATTTTAATGTATTCTTCGATTTCCGTTAATGTAACGGCTTTAATTACTAATTCATCTCTTGTAGGAAGAAAATCGAAATATTTCTTTACGATCTTGATCGCTTCCACGTCTGACGCGGATTGAACCATCAAAGAGACCTTTTGCATTCTGATTTTCCCTTTAGGTGTCTCTTCCGGGTAAAGTACATCAACCTTAAAGAACTTGCCAGCAGAATCGCTTTCTATCACTGTATAAATGGATAGCTCCTTAATGGGTGATATTTTGATTTCTTCCTCTGTTTCTTTCGTTCCCCATTCTACGGACACTGCTTCCGCTTCCGTATAGGTGTAACCTCTAACAAGAAGATGTCTCTTTACTTGGATTCTTGGAGGTTTGAAACCGTCTGGGTTATCCGTCCAATAATTTACAACTGATTCAAAGTACATAATGTTACTCTTTAAATAATGATTGAACCACTATCCCTTTTGTGTAATCACATCCGTCACTTCCCTTGGGAAGAACAACGAAGTTTTGGGAGGGGTCATCTGTTTTAAGATTAAAAATAATTTCCGGTAGCGGAAGGAAGTTTACTTTTTCTATAAAAAGGAAGTCTTTTGCTTTCTTACTATCTTCGGAAAAATCATAGGAAAATAGCGGTATCCCTTCCGATCTTAGAACTGTGATCCAGTCTCCCCACATATCCATTAAAAGAAGTCCGCTTGTGGCTCTAAAGCTGTCCCCTGTGTTTAAAACACATTCCACTACGTGGGAGTAATCATATTTTACAGCTTCCGAAAGACTTCTTCCAAACTTATGAGTGTTTTTCAAAGAAACAGTCAACGCGAGCTTTCCTTCTTCTTGAATCTGGTCGCATCTCATTGCTTGCTTTTCGCTGTCTATAGCAATGAAAGTATTCCCTACAACCCCATCAACTATGTTCATCACCTTTCTGCGGGATTAAAATTACCGAAGGAACACCATTGCACCCTTGATTGATAGGTATTTCATTCCATTTTCCACCTGTAATAGCTTTCACTTTTAGGAAAATATCCAAAGGAACACTAAGTGTAAGCGGTTGCGGCTTGTAGGAATGATCTCTTTCCCATTTTGCCACTTGAAGTTCTACATTTGTCTTTATCGCTTCCATCGAAGGAAGGAAAGGAACAAGTTCTTCTATCTTGTCAGCCGAAAAAAGGGTTACTTTTCCGTTCTCATGAGGCACAATGATGTACAGTTTAGTCTTCTTTTTCTTCATCTTCTTTTTCAAAATTTTCACTCTTATAAGAAAGGTAAGCTTCGAACATTGATTGAGCTGTGACGCACAATGCAATAAAAATGATTGTTATGCAAATCCATCCACATATTCCCATAATCTAAAAAATTTAATTGTTGCTTTTGATGCTGCAAATGTAAGAATATATTATTACATAGCAAGGTGAAAAGTGCAAACACTTGTTAAAAGTAAGATTTCAACGCCATTCCACCTTGCATGTTTTGTTACTTATGGAGGTTAATATCCGCATTAACATGACAATAAATCAATTCTTCTTTTGCTCTTGTGATTGCCACAAATTTAAGACACTCTTCCGCGTACAATGCTTTAGGTGTCTTTGCATATTTGGACGGAAGCAGTTCCGGGTTCAAAAAGAAAACACGGTTAGCTTCCAATCCTTTGCTCTTATGAATAGTGGATAGGATGATACCTTTTTTGTCTTCAGAGAAAATGTTTCTAACCTTTTCCTTTAAGGAAGAGAAATTTCCTTGATGCGATTCGTATAGCAATTCCACAATCTTCACTTTTTCTTCCAAAGAAACATAAGACGGATGATTTTTCACAGAGGCAGGTGCAATACCTTTTTCTATAAGTTTTTGTCTTTTATCGTCCAACAGAAGGTACATATCGTCAAGACTGGTTTGATTTTCCATTAGGCGGCAAATATTTTCCCCAAAATCACGTCCCATTATAGATGATTTCTTTCCTTCTCTAAGGAGTTGCAGGAAAGCTACCACTAAAGGAAGATTATTTCGGCACAAAACGAAATCCCCGTTATCAGCTTCGCTTAGTTCACCTTCTCTGACAATGCCTTCTTTTGCTCCTTCCGCGCATTCTGTTCCAGGAAATACCTTATTGGCTTCTTCAACTATCCTTTTGCTGCATCTGTATGTGACAGAAAGAGGAAGTGTAGTCGTGTTAGGGTTATTTTTTAGAGAATTGAATACATTCAAGTCGCTTCCTAAGAAGTTGTAAATCAGTTGTTTAGAATCCCCAACGCCAACAAACCTTCCTCTTGGTTTTATTAAATTTTGCAAAATATTCTTTTGAAGTGTGAAAAAATCCTGGCATTCATCGGCCATTACAACATTGTATTTCGGAAAACTTTCCGGTTCTAAGAATGTGTAAGGAATCCAAAGCATATCCACAAAATCTATTTCAAAAGCAAGATTGTTGTTTATCCTTGTACAATCATTTCTCCATGCCTTTTCAATTTCAAGAAGGTCGGGAATCATTTCTTCTTCGTAATCCAGATCAAATTCTATTGTAATAGGAACAATGTTTTCTTCATTTATCTTGCAAAGAGACAGTCTTGTTTGTTCCCATAATGTCTGAAGTGCAAAGAAATACTTCATTCTTTCTTTAAATTCCATTTTTTTATATTGGAACAGTTTCGTACAGAGACTAAAACATTTTCCGTCATTCACTTTCGCTTTGAACCGGAAATTCTTCATCATTGTACGAAGTCCAAGTGCATGGAAAGTGTAGCAATCGACATAATAAGGAAGTTTAGACCTTAGTTCCTCTGCTATGCTCTTGTTGAATGCCATAAAAAGACATGACTTGTTTTCCGGTGTACGATTGCATAACTCTTTGAGTGTCTGCGTTTTACCTGATCCAGCAGAAGCCTCAACTATTATGTTTTTGTTGGTATTTTCGTAAGCATCAAAAATAGCCAACTGATATTTACTCCATTTCATAACATCTTCTTTTCGTTTGCTTCTGTTATCTTCTCAAATAATGAATCCATTCATAAAACTTTCTTATGCTCAAATATTCATCATCATATTCATTGTTGTATGCTTCTCGCTCAAAAGAAATGTTCCTGTAAGCCTCATGGGAATCTTTGTATTGAATTAATCTTACAATCCATTCTATCCCATACCACAAATAGAAGAATACTATAAGCATCTCTTTTTGTTGTTTTAAATGGATATTCTCATGTATGATCGTTCTCATTCCTAAAGGTTCATATTCTTTCCTTACAAAAATGAAAGGAAATAGAGTGATTGATATAAATCCCTTAAAAGGAATCAAGTTATTGTAAATGATTTTCTTTCTCATACTCTTTGAAATTTTTGTAATTAGCCATATAGTCTGCAATAAAATTGCCACATACAATAGGATCGTTATAGTCTTTCTGGTGACTTCTTATCCATCTTACAGAAACGCGGAGTTTTCTATGCAGCATCATTTCTGAAAATATAGCATCCCATAAATCCTGGTTTTCTACATGCAGATTCTCTCTTGCCCAGTCAATGAACTTATGCCGAAACTGATTAGCGACATACTGGCTGTCGATATAGAAGGTTGCCTTTACATTCAGATTCTTTTTTATTGCCCGAAGTGCAAGAAGAATTGCTTCCGTTTCTCTTCTTCCTGTCGTAGTATAGGAACGTCCTTTGGTTATATGATATTCCTTGTCTTTCCATTTGATGTAAACGGCAGAACCTCCCAGTTTTTTGGGATGGTTAGCATTGCAACTTCCATCCGTCCAAACTTCAATGATCCGTGTTCCCTTTCGTTTATCGCTCATTCTTGTACTTTTGAAGGATCATAAGACTGGTATCGTCTTGGAATCCTTTGTTTAACATGTCCGTAACATCTTTCTTTCCTTTCAGCATCTCCCACAAGTCCTGGTCAATCGTTTCCGGCGATAGCAGGTATTGGATTGTGACCGGATTCTCCTGCCCGCTTCTTTCCAATCTTCCTATAACTTGCACAAGGTCGCTCGGACGCGGTGGAAGTTCTAAGATAGCCATATTGGAACAAACCTTTTGAAGCCCGTCTACACCAGTACCAAGACAGCCTATATTTGCAAAAAGCACCCTACTTTCCTTTTGTGAGAAAAACCTTTGCAAAATTTCATCTCTTTTCTTTGTGGCAGTGCCCCCTGTAATAAGAAGCACTTCCTTAAACTCTCCGGCTATCTTTGTAAGGATTGTGGATTGTGAGGCAAATACCAAAAGTTTTTCTTCTTCGTTTGCTTCCATCCACTCTTCCACCCATTTTTTTATAAACTTTTCTTTACCTTCTAAGGACAGTTGCTTTAATGTCGAGAGTTTTACAAGGAACTCTCGACATTAAAGCAAC